TGGTTTGACCAGCCGGATCGTCAGCACCACCACCCGCCCCATGCGTACTGGTGAACGTGAAGGTGTCGACTACTACTTCATCAGCGAGCAGCAGAGTCGCAACATGGAGCAGGACGGCCAGTTCTTCGAGCTCATCGAGTTCAATGGCACCCGCTACGGCGTGACCAATGACGAGATGAACGGGAAGATGACGTCAGAGCAGCCACCAGTGATCGTGCTGGAACCACAAGGTCTCGGTATCTACCGCAAGGAGTGCCATGACCGCGGCTGGGCAACGTTCCAGATCTACGTGCACGTACCCGAAGCGCTTCGCACTGAGCGCCTGATCACCCGCACCGTGAGGGACATCAACTCGGCCATCGATGGCATCAACACCAACTCTGCAAGTCGGCATGCCGCCACCTTCAATGAACTGGCAATCGAACAGCTGAAGGAACGCATCACCCCGTTCATTCGTGCGCACACCAGCCGGATGCAGAGCATTGCAGGCGACGAGCGCCGCTGGATGAACATGTTCAGCTGGGACGCCATTGTCCCAGGCGATGACCTTGAGCAGGCCATCCTGATGGTCGAGCAAGGCGTGAAGTGGGTCAACCGCAAGAATGCACCGCCCGTGGGTGTCGGCGCGGTCCAACTGCCACTCTGATCATCAGCTGAACTGAAAGCCCGAGGAGCGAAGGTTCCTCGGGCTTTGTGGTGTGCGTCCCTCGACCTACAACCTGCGGTGTACAACGGCAGCCCGTAGTGTACAATTGCACTATCAACTTTCCGCGCGCTATCTTGAAGCTAATGCTATAAATCGGCGGCGGTGTACTGGAGTGATCATGGCTGGTATCTTGAAGTCGTCTCAAGAGACGTATGAATTCGGACTTGACCAGATGAAGGAGCTCATTGCTGCCGATCTGCAGGTTCACGTGGACTGCGTGACAGTTCGCTACGTCATCCAAGAAGTGGGTGGCGATCCCATGGACCGGTTTCCTGGTCGTGACCAAGTGACCAAGATCGAGGTCACGGTCGACAAAACCAAGGGCAAGTCAACACCCTCATACGACGACATCCACCCGTCTCAAGGCGGCTACCGCAAGTAATCTAGGAGACATCAATGTCACTTCTCGAACAAATCAAGCTCGCTACGCTCGAGCTCCGCAAGGTCAAGCACCCGCTTGCTGCCCTCGGCCAGACCGTGATCGGTGAAGCTGAGATGATCGGCAAGAACGACGGCAACCGACAAGTCACCGACTCCGAGGTCATGAGCCGTGTCAAGAAGTTCTTGACTGGCGTCGACGACACCATCAAGCTGGTGAAGCACCCTGAAGCCCTCGCTGGCCTGCAAGCCGAGAAGGCATGGCTCGAAGGCTGGCTGCCGAAGCAGTTCACCGAAGAGCAGCTGCAGCAAGTACTCGGTTCCATCAAGACCGAAATCACCGCTGGTCCGAAGGACATGGGCAAGATGCTCCAACTCCTGAAGTCCCGCTTCGACGGTCAATACGACGGCAAGCTCGCCGCCACAGTCGCAAAGGCACTCCTGTCATGAACAAACAATACCGCTTCTACTCCTTCGTTGCGAACCTGTACCTGTCCCCGCTGCAATGCGGGCTGCAGACTGCTCATGCAGTGAGCGAGATGGCCAACCAAGTCGCCAGCCAAAAGGGCGAGAACCTGCTGGACTACCGCACGTTCTTCGACTGGGCTGACCGCGACAAGACGATCATCATCTGCGCGGCCACGAACCACGCCGGCGTGATGGATGCCTTTGCCTTCTTCGATACCTTCGGGCTGGAGCTCAGCCTGCCTGTCGCGCTGTTCTGCGAAGACGGAGAGTCGATGAACGGCATGGCAACTGCATGCGGCATCGTCGTGCCTGCACGTTACTGGGACGTCGTCTACGAAGAGCCCGAGTTCACACCAGGCAAGGCACGCTACGTGCACGCCGTAAAGAACATCGTCGGTGAAGTGCAGCAAATTGTGCCATACGTCGAAGGCAGCACCGAGTTCGAGTTCATCAAGAAGCTGAAGTCGTATCGGTTGGCCTGACCGTTACACATCGGCTGTGTACAAACCCGTGGTTGGTGATACAATAGCACCATCAACCACTGTGGAGAGATCCATGACCACTCCTTTCCAGATCCTCACCGCTACCACGGCCCGTGAAGTTTGCGGTTCGCCGTCGGATGCTGCCTTCTTGAAGGACCTGATTGCCAACGACAAGATCCTGCGGGGCTGTGTCGCGCCTGGCAGTACGATCAGCGAGGTCGCCATGTATGACGGTGGCGACCGTGCTCGCATGGTCAAGACCCTCGAGGCCGCCGGCTGGCGCATCACCCAAGCCACAGGTCTCGGCTGCATCCACGTCAACCTCTGAACCCCTCAACTACGAAAGAACACCATGCAAATCGCTGGCAAGAATGTCCTCCCGCTCGTCAAGACGGACTCCCTGCTCCAGGGCTACTTCATGGACGCCGAAGGCAACGTCTACTCCAACAAAGCACATCACGGGAAGCTTGCGCTGCTCGGTGGTTCGCGCACCCCGTCGGGTCGCTACTACACGCTGAACGGCCGCTCCTTCCGCGCCGACCGCCTGGTGACCATGGCCAAGCAGTGCCCGTCCTTCGTGATGGAGACCAGCTTCGCCACCCAGCCCGTGATCGTGCAAGCGCCGGCGACTGCCAACAACCAGCCACTGCCGTCCGGCCGTACCCGTTCGGCCAAGCAAGCGGCCAAGGACAAGGGCTTCGTCCTCGCGCACATCGGCCCGACCGACCGTCTGGTCTTCGGCACTGATCCCGTGCTGCACCTGGCCCGCTCCACCGCGGTGGCAGAGGCCGAGCGTGTCGCGAACCTGAAGCCTGGCACCAAGATCCTCGTGCTGCAGATCGTCGGCTCGGTGGTCACCGGCGGCACCCAGTGGGATTGAGTTTCGTGTGGGGGTCTTGGATCCCCTACTCGATGCTACTTGTTGACATCGGCAGGGTCTACCAGGTGCGATACGGCTACCACAAGGAAGCCGGCACATTCAATGTCGTCTACACGGGTGACGGCCATTGGCGCAAGGTCGATGAACTCGGCCGACCCCAGGAGATCGTGCCGTGTGGAGATCTTGAATTCAACATGAAAGAATTCATGTGAAGACCGTCTACGTCACGCATACCGTCCTGACCACTGCCCGCTTCTGCATGGTGGTCAAGGACGAGGCTGACCTCAAGGAACAGCTTACGGCTCGTGAAGCTGCAGTTCGTGCCCAACCCTTCGTGGCAAAGCCTGACCGTGACAAGTCAGGTAAGCCGGTCTTCTTCGAGTTGTCGAAGGACTGGGACAGCTTCATGCCTAAACCATGGGTTCCTGGAGAATGAAGTACGACGATGCGCCCTACCGCCGTTGGACCCCGAAGCCGAATTGGTTGCTGGTCCACTTTCATCCACCGGAGCGATGCCAACTGCTCCAAGTCCGGCGAGGTGAAGACGGCCCGCCATTCAAGGCCACCTACTACGGCGGCGATCGTTGGCTCGATGAGTCTGGTCAGGTGGTAAAACCTGGTCAGTTGTACTGGCTCTCGCCCGTGTAACAGTTCAACCTGTCCTTGCGGATAGTGTATAATAGCCCTATGAACGCAACAAAGACCATCAAGTCCATCGAGCAACAGTTCCGCAAGCTGAGCGAGGTCGAACACGTCCTCCTCCGCCCAGGTCGTTACATCGGTGGTATCAAGCCCCACACTGCTCTCGAATACGTGCCGAACGTCAAGTCCGCCACGAATGTTCAGATGCAGCGCGTGGAGCTCACCTACAACCCCGGCTTCCTGAAGCTCTTCGACGAGGTGCTGTCCAACAGCGCTGACCACTCGAAGCGGCCCGAAGGCAAGCACCTCGACACCATCCGTGTCGAAGTCGATCAAGCTTCCGGCGAGATCACGGTCTACGACAACGGCGGTATCCCCGTCGTGAAGCACAAGGAATACGACCAGTGGATTCCGGAGATGATCTTCGAACTCCGCGCCGGTACCAACTTCGACGATTCCGACGAGTCCGTCCTCACCGGCCAGAACGGTGAAGGTGCTGCTCTCACGTGCATCTTCTCCCAGAAGTTCCGCGTCGAGACCTGCGACGGCAAGAACCGCTTCCTCATGACCTTCACCGACAACTCGCAAGGCGGTCGGAATGCGAAGGTCACTCCTGCTGATGGCAAGGAAGGCTACACTCGCATCACCTACCTCCCCGACTTCGAGAAGCTCGGCATGGAAGGTATCGACGGCGACAACATGAACATGCTGCTGTCGCGCGTCTACGAAGTCGCAGCGACCAACACGCACCTCAAGGTCTACTTCAACGGCACTCGCGTGATGACGCGGACGTTCAAGGACTACATCGAGATGTTCACGGGCGCTGACGGTGAATACGTCTACGACGAAGGCGAGTCCTTCAAGGTCGGCGTGTCGAAGTCCGAAGACGGCTTCTTCCACACCTCCTTCGTGAACACGAGCCGCACCAAGACCGGTGGCACCCACATCTCCTACGTGGTGAACCAGATCGTGGACGGAGTCCGTGCCTACATCGAGAAGAAGCACAAGGTCGTCGTCAAGCCGGCCGATGTGCGCAACCACATGCACCTGTTCATCGATGCCACCATCGTGAACCCGCGCTACTCGAGCCAGACCAAGGACGAGCTCATCACCGAGCCCAGCGCCTACGGCCGCACCTGGACGGTGCCGGAGAAGTTCATCCAGAAGCTCATCAAGACGGAGATCGTCAAGGCGATCCTCGACTGGGTGGCAGCCAAGGAACAAGCTGCTCTGATGGCCGAAGTCCGCAAGGCCAACAAGGACGTTGGCAAGGCGAACTACAAGCGTGTCGACAAGTTCTGCGATGCACTCGAGAAGACCCAGCGCCACAAGTGCGTGCTGTTCCTCGCCGAGGGTGACTCCGCTGCCAAGGCCCTGTTCGCGGCGCGCGGTAAGACGCCCTACATCGGCACCTTCCCGCTGCGTGGCAAGGTCCTGAACGTCCGCGAGAAGGACATCGCCCGAGTCCTGGGTCTGGACAAGCGGAAGGAGAAGGAAAAGGAAGGCAAGAAGGCAGAGCCCAACGAGATCCAAAAGATTCTCACGCTCATCGGCCTCCAGATCGGCGTGCCCGTCCGGTCGCTGCTCGACCTCAACTTCGGTAAGGTCGCCTTCGCTACCGACGCCGACGTGGACGGCTCGCACATCGCTGGCCTGCTGATGAACCTCTTCGACACCTTCTGGCCGGAGCTGTTCAAGCTTGGCTTCGTGCACATCCTCCGCACGCCGACCGTGAAGGTCACGTTGAAGGACAAGTCCGTCCTCGAGTTCTTCACCGAACGCGAGTTCCACGATTGGTCCGAGTCCGTCGGTTGCCGCACCAAGGGCTGGTCACATCGCTACTTCAAGGGTCTCGGCACCACGAAGACCCCCGACTTCATCCCCTACATGGAGAACCTGGACCAGTACCTCTTCCAGATCACCATGGACGACGATGAAGACCGCTCGGCCGTCGACCTCGCCTTCAACGGCGAACGCGCTGACGACCGCAAGGGCTGGCTCGAAACGCCTGCCGCCAACTTCGAAGACTACATCGTGGAGGCCGCATGAGCCGTACCCCTGAACATCAAGCCAAGCTCGATTTGGCCGAGTCCGCCGTAAAGGCCGCCGAGCAGGCCGTATACCAAGCCGAAGAGGCTCTGCTCGATGCGAAGCGTGCCCTACAAAAGGCCGAAGGCCATCGCTGGATCACCATGGATCGCCCAACCTGGAAGCAGATCTTCGTGCCTGGCGTGATCATGCAACCGCATGAGCTCTACACCTACTGCATGCAGACAGGCTACAGCTACGCGCTGTGGAACGGCAAGATCTTCAAGGCTGGCCGGCCTGCCGAGCAGATGATTGACACGGGCGCCCTCGAGGCCGACATCAAATGAAGCTGGCTATCCTCTGTGTTCTGTTCGTCGGCACAGCGCACGCGCAGACGCTTCAACCCGTGTTGATCTGCCCGAACGCACCTGGCTGTGTGACGATCCTCCCTCCGCCACCACCTCCGCCCCCTCCGCCCCCGATCCCAGTGATCGTGAAGCCAATCAAAGCAGTGCCGGCACGCGCTGCCTCGACGCCAATCCGCCTCGTGCCTGAAAAGGTGAACCAATGAAGCTCTCTGTTGGTCTTGCGGCCCTGCTGCTCTCAGTCTCGGCACACGCACAGGGTCTCGCCAGCCTTGGTTCCGAACTCGACTCGGCTGTCGCTGAGCTGCCTGGTCTGAACGCGACGATGTCGGCAACGACTGACGCGAACATCGGACTCAAGAAGGAGTACGACGTGTACATCGCCGACCAGACGCAGAAGAAGACCGCGCTGGCAACTGCGATCGCGAACGTCGAACGGACAGTGAAGGCGCCGCTCGAGCAGGAAGTGGCGGGCGCCGTCGCCGAGTACAACACCCGCTGTGGTCGCCAGTTCAATCGCGAGACCGAGATGGACCAGTACAACAGGTGCGTGTCTGACAAGGCGAACCTTGATGTCTGGCGCACCGCGAAGATCGCTTGGTGGGAACAGTTCACGAAGGACTGGAACAAAGTGAACGTTGATCCGGTGAACGCCGTGATCCTGAAGCAGAACGCGCGGATCGCCCAGATCGACGCCGAGATGAAGCGGAACTTCGCAGCGTTCACCGACGCGCAAGATCGGAGCCTGGCTCTTCGTGCCCGCATCAAGGCGATCGAGGCCGAGTTCGTGACCGCGTGCGCGAAGCCGAGCACGCCTGAGACCACAAAGTGGTGTCACAGTGTGAACTGGGACGGCGCCAGCCGGAAGCTCGTTCCTCTGTACAAGTGGCAAGGCACTGGTGGCGCTGCGCCGAACTGACCATGATTCCAACAGATGCGACTCATCACGCCGAGTTCTATGGACAGGTCGACTACTACAGGCTGACACACGGCCTGCACTACAACACGGTGATCGACCACCCCGTGGAATGCTGGCAGAAGACGGATATCTGGCACGTGTGGGAGAACGGTCAATGGGTCAGCCCTGGCTCGGGCTGGTCTTCCCGTCGGTTACAACTCTTGCAACACGCCACGTCCTAAGCGTGGTATAATAGCAACATGAAGCACACTACCGACACCGGCAATCTCAAGGTCCGCCGCATTCCGGCTCGACACTTCTTCAACACAGCGTTCAAGGAGTTCTCGCTCGCTGACAACCGTCGCTCCATCCCCATCATCACCGACGGTCTGAAGGTCTCCCAACGGAAGGCCATCTACGGCACTCTCCTCCGTGGCGAGAACGCGGGTCTGCTCTCCGTCGAACGTCTGGCTGCTGCGATCGCGGCATCCACCGACTACCACCACGGTACCGGCTCCATGGCAGGTGCCATCGTCGGACTCGCGAACAAGTATCCCGGCTCGAACAACATGAACGTGTTCCTGCCGGAAGGACAGTTCGGTTCGCGCCTCACACCCGATGCAGCTGCTGCACGTTACATCGAGACGAAGCTCTCGCCCCACTTCCGCACCCTCTTCCCCAAGGCCGATGACGCCATCCTCGAACATCACGAGACCGACGGCGAGAAGATCGAGCCCATCACGTACGCACCCCTGCTGCCGATTCCGCTGCTCAATGGTGCAGTCGGTACCGGCACCGGCCACGCGTGCTTGATCATGGCCTACAACCCGAAGGACCTCGTCAAGGCCTGCCTCCAAGTCCTGGACGGCAAGCGCCTCAAGTCCGGCAGTTTGGTACCGTGGTTCAACGGCTTCAACGGCACCATCGAGCGCAATGCCGAAGGCCAGATCGTGATCACGGGCAAGCTTGAGGTGGTCAACAGCACCACGATCCGAGTGACCGAGCTGCCGATCGGCACCTTCCTCGACCAGTACAAGGCACGCCTCAACAAGCTCGAGGACCTCGAGTTCATCAAGGGCTACGACGACCGCTCGACCGAAGAGGCATTCGACTTCGAGATTCAGTGCCCGCGCTCCACCACGGCGCTGCCCATCGAGGAGCTCTACAAGAAGTTCGGCATCGTGTCCCGCGACACCGAGAACTTCACGCTGTGGAACGTCGACGGAGTGCTCGAACGGTTCGAGTCCGCCGAAGCCATCGTCGAGGCCTTCATTCCGTGGCGGCTCGAGATGATGGAGAAGCGTCGGCAGCACATCATCGCTGACCTGAAGGAGCAAGTCCGCTTCGCCTCCGAAGTCGTGCGCTTCATCCGCTTCTACCTCAAGAATGCACAGCGCTTCAAGGACACGGGCAAGAAGGACCTGATCGCGATCATGCTCGAGAACGACTTCGTCGACTACGAGCGCCTGCTGGCCATGGCGATCTGGAACCTGACCAAGGACAAGATCGCTGAGCTCGAGTCCAAGCTGGCCGACCTCAAGGCCCAGCTCGCCGCGATGGAGTCCGATACCGCGACCGACATGTACCGCCGCGAGTTGAAGGCGATCAATGTCTAAGCCGCTGCCCCTGCCGCTGAGTCCGCTGGAATTACCGCAGAAGTCGTTTTACACGCACTTCGGCCGGCTCCACTTCATCTGGAAATGGGAGTGGGAGCGGTTCAACAACGAGCACTTCGACAACCAGGAGTGGGAGATCCTCGAGCAGTGGGAAGTTTTCGCCTGCTTCCAGCCCAAGATCTTCGGTTGGTTCGGGTATGAGGACACCTACTACGACGGCCACACGCTGCAGAGCGTGACCTTCCTTGGCATCACCATCGGCAAGAGCTACACGTACGAGTCCCAACCCAACCCTCGCCCCTTCATATGAGCGCCCGCCGTCCCCTTGACCTGCTCGAGAAAGTCCGCGTGTACGTTCTCGAGTATGCGGCGCTCGGCCGCACCGTGGTCGCGCTTAGCCGAATCACACTTGCGATCGACGCACCGCAGGTCCTCGGAAATCCGCAAATCAAGCAGATCACTCGCCGGTGGAGTTGGTCTGGCGCTGGCCAGAAGAAGCCCTCGTCGCTTGGTCGGCGTGGCCACGTTCAGCGCTGCCTTTCAGAACTCGCGAAGACGCAAGTGATGTGGGAGCGTCAAAGGGCAGAGCCGGGTCGGTTCAACGGCGAGCGCTGTGATAAGTACTTCCGCATCCGCATCACGAAGGATGAGGCGATCACCGAGCTGCGTAGGCTTGGACGAAAGGTCCCAGTCCGGCAGGAGGGCGCCTCGGCCCATTGGACACCATCTCTCGGCTCCTACCCTGCTGGCGTGACGTTCATCCCATGATCTCCTCCCCCCTGTGGCATGCCACATTCATGGGCAAGCGGCTTGATCTATCGCAGCTTGTAGAGGTGGGCGATCCCTTCTTCAACGAGCGATGGTACCTCAGTTCCGAGCAATACCTACCAGTGGTTGGCTTTACGTACTCCTACAGGGACAGTGAGAAGCCCCTGACCTTTGTGCGTGGGCTGAAGCAAGGCCCTGATCGCCTACCTGACTTGTCACTGAAGGACCCTGGGGCAATCCTTGACCAAGTCCGTGAAGAGACCTACACGATCAGCACAAAGCCCATGTCTTATCGGCGCGATGGTGATATAATCATCTATCAAGAGGATGGCAAGACGCCAGTCGCCCTCAAGCACATCAAGCAGGAACACGAGAGCCTCATCAAGGCGTGGGAGGCTTGGAAAGAAATCGAGCCCGAGATCTACGCCATAATCCGAAAGCACCTCACATGACCCACGACGTCATCCTCTTTGGTATCGTTGTCGGCTGTTTGATCGGCTTGGCGTTTACCCTATACAGTTGGTGGGCTGACCCTGACACCAAGCACGAGTTCATCAACAAGTATGAGTACTACTAAGAAGCGCGAGCTCTTGTTCTCGGTCACTGCAGCAGACTGCACCTGGGCATACTCCCATGGGCAGGGCGCAGGTGGGCAGGCACGCAATAAGTCACTGACCGCAGTTCACTGCACGCACAAGGCGAGTGGAGCTACGGCCTACTCTCAAGATGGCCGCAGCCAGAAGGACAACAAGTCCGACGCCTTCGTGAAGATGTGCGGGACCAAGGTGTTCAAGGAATGGCACCGTCGTGAGTGCTGGAAGAAGCTCGGCGTGCTGGACGAGATTGACCGTGCCGTCGAGGATGGCATGAACCCATGGAACCTGCGGATGGAAGTCCGACAGGACGGAAAGTGGGTAGAATATCCTCTAGACGGTCCTTTGGACATCGATCCTGAAAACCTGACAGCGGGACGCTAACATGAGCATGGACACATTCTACAAAGAGAACCCCAACAAGGTGGAACTTCTCGATGATGCCGAGTGCTACTACGCGCTCGTGAACGACACCGTCACCACACACGATGGTTACTCCGAGCGCGAGGGTGGCGGCTTCAGCACATCTCCATGGATCAAGATCGTACGGCTCGGAACTCGGGAAGAGGCTCTTGCCTGGCTCAGGGCGGAGGAGAAGTCCAAGGAGTCGCAGTGGCATACGCCGAAGGCGTTCAAGATCGTCCTGATGAAACCTGTTCAGGTGAACAAGACCATCACGATCGAGATCTGACATGACCAAACGAGATTTCTATGAAGTCCTCGGTGTAACCAAGACGGCCACCGAAGAAGACATCAAGAAGGCCTATCGCAAGCTTTCGTCTGTGCATCACCCGGACAAGCATCAATCCTTGCCTGATGACGAGAAGAACAAGCACGAAGCCAAGTTCAAGGAGGCCAAGGAGGCCTACGAGATACTTTCGGATGGACCAAAGAGGGTTGCATACGACCAGCATGGCCATGGCTTCCAGCAAGCCGCTTTCCGCCAAGCCAACCCCTCTGAGATGAGTGACATCCTCGATCAGCTTCGGCGGGCGCGTGGCATGGACGGCCATTTTCGGCAGTTCAAGCAGCAGGCCGAGTTCAACGCACGTGTCACCCTCGCAGATGCCTACAAGGGCTTCGAGGTCTCCATCGACATGCAGGGCAAGCAGATGCAGCTCAAGGTCAAACCCGGCACGCCGACCGGGTTCAAGACTGTGCACGACATCGACGAGAACCTGCAGATCATCGTCATCACTCGCATCGTCGATCCGAACTTCCGAGTGAAGGACCCGACTGAGTGCGGCTTCAATGTCAAGGTCATCGACGGCAAGCAGGTGGCAGTGCTCGAGACGGGCGATGTCGAAACGTCTGTCCAGACCGATGCGCTTGATCTGATCCTCGGCGGTTGGATCAAGGTCAAGGACTTCCTTGGTGATGAGTACCAGGTCCGTCTTCCTGGTGGTTTCAACCCAGTGCAACGCCTACGCGTCAAGGGCAAGGGGTACTTCAACTGGTTGCACGAGTACCAACGGCCAGAGAATGGTCGCGCCGACCTCTACGTACGTGTCGACCCAATCTTCACGACACCCGACAAACTAGACCGCGCCAAGGTCGAGGATCTCGAGGCCATCACCCGCCCTGGCCCCGAGAAGATCGATGTGAAGGTATGAAGTTCAAGTACTACGGCCTCAGCGAGGTCATCTCTGGCGGTCAGACTGGTGTGGATCAAGCTGCTCTCGTGGCTGCCTTCCAGTCTGGCATCTCCACGGCCGGACATGCTCCGAAGGGCTGGAAGACAGATCGCGGCGCCAACCCGCTCCTCCAGTGTTTTGGTCTGCTCGAAGACGGTGACAGCGACTACCGTCCCCGCACCATCAAGAACATCAAACAGGCTGATGGCACGCTCATCATCTACTACGATCGTGAGACGCCTGGCACCAGGTTGACCATCAACCAGACACTTGCGAATGGCAAACCGCTCTTCGAGTTCTTCCTACCGCTTGAGGCCAAGGGCGCTGCCTTTGACGCAGCCATCGAGGCCAAGATCCATGACGCTGTCTGCTGGATCAAGGAGCAGGAGATCGGCACCCTGAACGTGGCTGGGCATCGGGACGAGCGGCACAACATCGCCCTCTTCGAGTTGTCGGTGGCCATCCTCAAGGAGATCTTCTCCAGGTTGGACAAGGACAACCTGGTAGTGAAGGTGGCCGACTGACGGGTCGTGTTACAATGATCTCATGACCACCGAACAACGATCAAAGTACCTGTCGCTTCTCCTGCGACACAAGCCAGAGACTGCCAACCTAACCCTCGACAAAGAGGGCTGGTGTGACATCACCCAGCTCATCACGAACACCGACTTCACGGTTGAAGAGCTCGAGAAGATCACCGAGACCGATGCCAAGGGCCGGTACTCCATTCGGTACTGGGAGATGGCGCATTGTGGCAGTGACCTCGAAGTCATTCGAGAGCCCACTCACATCCGCGCCAACCAGGGTCACAGCACGAAGTCAGTCAAGATGCACTTCAAAGTGGCCGTTCCGCCGGTTGTTCTCTACCACGGTGCTGACGACCGCTTCATGGGCATCATCATGAAGGAAGGCCTGACACCACAGAAGCGCCATCATGTTCACCTCTCAGCTGACGTTGAAACGGCGCAGATGGTTGGCGGTCGTCGCAGATCGGGCCACACCGTCCTCGCCATCGACGCCAAGCAGATGCTGGCCGTCGGCCACAAGTTCTTCATCTCTGAAAATGGTGTGTGGTTGGTTGACCATGTGCCGCCCAAGTACCTCAAGGAACACGCATGATCGACCACAATCCAGACCATCTCGATTTTCTGCCACCGACTTTTGAACACGAGTATCTCGATCTTCTTCGCCGCATCATGGCGCATGGCGAAGACCGAGCAGATCGCACTGGTACGGGAACACGTGCAGTGTTCGGCGAGAAGCTGACCATCAACCTACTAGACGGCTTCCCGCTCCTGACCACCAAGAAGATGCCGTTCAAGGCAGTGGCGTCCGAGCTGCTGTGGTTCATCGAGGGTTCCGGTGATGAGCGCCGTCTTGCTGAGATCCTGCACGGCACCCGTGATCCCATGAAGAAGACGATCTGGTCTCCAAATGCAGCAGGAACCACCGGTGCCAAGTACGTGCCCAAGTTCCCAGGAGATCTGGGTCGGGTTTATGGCGTGCAGTGGCGAAACTGGTTGTCGACACAGATCATCGAGTATGACGACTATCTGCATCACGATGAGAATGCCAGCACGTATTTCGGTGCCAAGGTCCAGCAGACGCGGGTTGATCAGCTTGCTGATGTCGTGAACAAGCTTCGCACCAACCCAACCGATCGCCGCATCATCATGTCGGCCTGGAACCCTGGCGAACTGCACCTGATGGCCCTGCCACCATGCCACATGTTCGCCCAATTCTATCTGAGCAACAATAACAAGCTCTCGTGCCAGATGTACATGCGTAGCATCGACACGTTCCTTGGTCTGCCGTTCAACATCGCCTCGTACGCACTGCTCACGTATCTCATCGCCCATTCGATCGGCGCTGATCTTGGCAATCTGCACATGGTCCTCGGCGACACGCACATCTACAAGGACCACTTCGACCAGGTTCGCGAGCAGCTCGGGCGTTATGTTCGCACGCCGCCGATCCTCCAGTTCCAGACTGACCGTCTTGAGTTCGACGGCTACAAGATGGACGACTTCAATCTGATGGGCTACGATCCGCATCCAGCGATCGCTGCTCGCATGAGTGCCTGATCATGGGTCACTACGCAGCCGAGATGCAGTGTGATAAGTGCGGTAATCTCCGCTGCACTTGCGAGCATAGCGACCCATTGCCTGAGACGGGTTGGCTCATCAACAACAACTTTACGGTTACAACCGTGGAGGAATATGACAAAACCCACTCTGTGTTCAAGGCGGCGTACGGACCCATTCCAGTCAATCCTCGCATCTCACGCATGAACAAGACCATCTACAAGACGCGAGCGAATGCCGAGAAGGGCGCACGCAAGGCCTGTGAACAAGCCGTCGAGCAGGCACGGGCGGATCTGCTCGAACTCAAGAACATCCTCAAGGTAGTTCGCCCATGGGAAACCAAATGAAAACTTTCTACCGCTACATCAGACCCCGCAAGTTCAACGATCGCACCTTCGAGTTCGACACACTGTCGAACGGTGGTGTCTGCTTGCGATTCGAAGAAGGTGCAGACAGTACGCTGTGGTTCACGTACGCAAGGTGCCATCGTGATGACCATTTCAAGAAGGATGTGGCCAAACTGATCGCCGACAAGCGAGCTGCTGCTGCCGTCACAGACGGGCGGCTCATCGAGATCATGGGCGGCATTCCATACACCCAAGATCCAGATGTTCTGACCATGGCGATCATCAACAAGTGCAGGGCATGGCAGTTCAGTTCCAAGGTCGAGCACCCGCTGATCGTGCGCTACATGACCATCGAGTGGATGGGTCTGGCAGACGAACTCGAGCGCATCATGCTGCACAATACCCGCGAGATTGCCAAGGCGCAGGTGTGGATCACTGCAGCTCGTGCCATGGAGATGGCCTCGATCTACGCCTCCTACGGCCCGGCGGACGCATGAAGCATGAAGTCGGAAACCTGCTTGAACACGTCAAGCAGGGCATCATCCTCCAGCAGGTGAATGCCCAGAATGCCATGGGCTCAGGTTTCGCCAAGGCTGTCTACGAGAAGTGGCCAATCGTCAAGACCGAGTTCCATCGCTGGTCATGTACCTTCCAGCGAGACATCGATCGCATGGGCAAGGTCTTGCCGGTGTTAGTGGAACCTGGTCTGTGGGTGGTCAACATTGTCGGCCAACGATTTGCAGGGCGCCACCCGGTGCGCTACACGTCCTACGATGCGCTCGATGACGGGCTCCAAACCGTCAGGAATTGGATGGACTTCTCAGGTTTCAATCCGACTGGCGCAGATGTTCATCAGCCGCTGCTCGGTTCTGATCTTGGTGGCGGTCATTGGCCTGTAGTGGCAGCCCTCATTGAGCACCGTATTGGGCCTGAAACCACGCTCTGGACCCTGAAGTAGACGTAAATAGGGGATGGCATCTCCATCCTCCCCAATGCAGCTCATCGCTCAGCTCAATGAAGCATCTGACGTCTCCCTTGCAGACCTGAAGAAGGTTCTGCAGAAGGATCCGCGCGTCAAGCAAGTCTTTACCAAGAACCTACAGCTTGACGAGATCAAGGATCCTGTCGAGTTCGTCAAGACGCTGCGCTACCATCTGTTGAACAATCGCAACGTGCTGGCATTCGTTGGGTCGATCGGAAACCGGACAGCCACACCACCCCGCCCAGGTGTGGCTGGTAGCCGCAGCCCAGGATCGCAGCGTCTAGGTGCTTGGGACCTAAGTTCCATCCGAAAGATTCTGCCTGACCACCTCACTCAACAAGGCGTTGTTGACATCCAGGAGTTCGTCAGCAACCTTTTCCGGGACGTGACATCAGTTACCAACCTCACGATCACGGGTGACACTATGAGCACCCTGTGGCAGTGGTTGAGCGGTGCCAAGGGCTACCGCGGTGATCTCAGCTACCATGCAGTTCGTGAGTTGCTGACCTTTCCAGCAGTCCGACCAGAAGGGCCGGTGCGCCTCTACAAGGGTCTAGCCTTCTACGAGAGTAGCCTCAAGGAGAAGGACACTGGCTACGGCACTATGGAAGTTGGTGAAGGCCTGAAGTTCCTGCGATCCGTTCGCCAAGGCAAGCGCGTCGTTGATATCGACAATGCATTCGCCACCATCTGGACCCGCAGCAAGGAACAAGCGCAGCGAGATGCATTCTCTGACAACAGCTGGGAGCAGAAGAACCCGAAGATCAAGGGTGAACTGGGCTTTGTCATCTCCGTGCTTGCCAAGCCGTCTGACATTGTCGTCGACACCGACATGCTTGGGCCAAAGGTCAAGCATGATCCAGCAGTGGTGGTGCTCAAGGCTGGCAAGTACACTAGTCGCATTGTCCACAAGTGGACACCTGAAGGTGAGGTGGATCCAAATGAGAAGCCAGCCGACGCACCAACTGAGGTTGCTGATAGTCTGATGATGTTCGCCCGGATTTTCAAGCTCCCGTACCCAGATCCAGAGTTCACGAGCATGGATCGTGGTGGTGATTCCCCAGCTCGTAAGGCCAGCTTCCTAGAGTTGATCAAGCCAGAAGCGACTGCTAAGATCACCAAGGCCTATGACGTCCTCCGCGAATTCTACAACAAGTTCATCAAGGATGTGCCTGAGAGCCAGATGAACTCCCTTGCTGCCGATCCCGAATACGGCAAGGCGGCTTTGGTTGCCAAGGAACTGCACGAGTTCATGGCCAATACCAAGCCACACCCGACCATGCCAGACGAACGGTATTCTGCCAGCAAGGGCCGCAAGAAGTATGTTCCGCGGCATGAGTTAACTGGCCAAGAGCTATGGGACGGTACCACATCATTCTCTGCTCGCGAAGCAGTAGGCCCAATGGTCAGCCCAGTCCGATACACAGATTGGAACACGAGCAACAAGATTAACGACATTGCTAGTATGGCCGGTCTACCACGAATCAAAGATGCCCACCGCGCCTCTGGTAAAGTCCAACAAGATCAGATCAACAAGATCATTCCTGCTTTCTGTGAGTTCATCGGTGAACCTGTTCCTGAGAATCGACAGGCTGCCGCACACCTGATCGCAGATACAATCCGAACGGCCGAACGGAATGCCGACCTACTGAGTGACCTGTGGGAAGTCAAACGTAAGCTTGACGCCCTGAAGGACTAAATACTGGTCTACTCAGAGCCGCAAGTCTGAGGAAACAGAGGAAGAATTGAGTGAAACACGACGAAATCTACGACAAGCACGCCGACCGCAAGTCAAAGCCGCCACGTCGGAAATTCGCGGAGAACAAGGATCGTGATGCGCGCCTGCGTCGGGTGAGCTTCAAGAACTACGTCCGTGAGCTGGAAGAAGACCTTCTCGAGGTAGACCTCGGTACAGATGACTCCAAAGTAGTTTGACAACCCATCCCTTCTGGGATAAATAGAGCTACTACAGGAAGCAGCCATGTTCGCGGTACCCCTCAAAGGTGACAAAATCGAAACGAAAGACGGTGTCACGTTCACCGTGTTGTCGTTCAGCAACTACCGGCCCAAGGGCCCTGCTGTCTATGTGGAGCATACAGCCGGCGTTCCATCTGACGCTGTCTACTTCTTCGACATCAGCAAGATCAACGGCAAGACTGTCGAGTTCGTAACGGGCGCCAAAGTCTTCAAGACGACTGGCGAGCTGAAGCGTAAGTGGCAGTTGCCACAGCTCAATGACACTCTCACAGCCAAACTCAAGGACGGTAACCGCGTTATCACTGTCACTGGGCTCAAGCTGCATAAGCGCGATGAACTCGCCAAGGGCCTGCTTGTCATTGGCAATGAGAAGGACAGCGAAGAGAAGCTGGAAGTTCGTCTCACGCAGATCGTAGATCTCGAGCGTGATATCGGCAATGACATGTTCTCGCGTGACAAGTTCTTGTCGTACTACAAAGACTACAAGGGATCTTGATGAGCTCCTTCATCAATCAGCTAGAAGCCATTCAGGGCAAGCAAGCATATCAGACCTATACCATTCAGCATGGCATTGAGCAGCTGAAGGTTCTCGTGCCTGTGAAAACCGTCAAGACGTTTGAGGAGCAGTTCTCAAAGCTCAAGGACAAGCAGAAGGCATCTATCGTCACTCTTGTTGAGGCGGTCGGTGGCAAGGTAAAGGGCTGATCCAATGGCAGGGCCAACACAACTCTTTGCCAACAATGCAGTCTCGTTGCTGGCTGCGCCAATCGGTGCAAGTGATATCATGCTCACCGTCATGGCTGGGCATGGTGCGATGTTTCCGCAGCCGACAAACAACGGCGCTGACTTCTTCCTTATCACCCTAGAAAACCAAGCGGCATCTGTTCGTGAGATCATTCGTGTCGGTGCTCGATACGGAGATACTTTCACCAACCTTACTCGCGGCCGAGAAGGTACACCAGCCCTGGCGTGGAGTGCCTCCATTGGCAACGACACTCTCGTTGATCACCGCGTTACTGCTGAGACGATGCGTCAGGCAATGCTTCTGCCTGAAGCACCAGTCGTACCACCCGGTGGTATCACTGGTATCGGTGTGCAGAAGGAAGGCGTTGCTGTTGGTGCTGAAGCCACCACGCTGAACTTCACCGGTCTAGGTGTCACAGTAGTTGGAGCAGGCTCCACCAAGACGATCGACATTCAAGGCGGGTCTAGCAGTGCCACGGTCATTCAAGGTGCAAACACCCTGACACCGATCACGGTCCTCAACACCGCAACCACATCTACATCCAACGCTGGCTATTCTCAGTACCAGCGCGGGTTCAAGTTCTTCGTCACGCTGTACAATCCAATTGGCCACCAATCGTCTACCTTTGAAGTTCTTGGTAACGTGAGTGGCAACATTGCAGGCAATGCGGAGACTGTTAGCTTCAACCGCACCGCCCGTGTCGGATTCAACTTTGCTGGCTCTGTCGACATCATTCTAAATAAGACGACCAAGCAATTGGATCTTGTTTGGACAAACCTCGAGCCTGTGCCTGTTGAAGTGATGTGCACTAGAATTCAGCACCTGCCCTGACCTTTCAATAAATACCGGCATCTTCCGCATAAACAACGCTCTTAGAGCACAGGAGACACTATGTCACTCGACTTCTTCCGCATTGAACGTGGCCTTGAGCTCGACGAACTCGTCCAGTATCTGCAAGGCTCTGGCGTCCCAGGTCTTGGTGGTGATACCGCTGCCGCCCTCGTTGGTTCCGTCTACACCGACAATGTAACTGGTTCCATCTACACGAAGCTCGCAAGCGGCACCGGCGCTGACAAGTGGCAGAAGCTCGCTTCCGAAGCCTATGTCAACAACGCCCTCGGCGCTACCGTTTCCTGGCGTGAACCTGTAGCTGTTCGCGAGAACGTTGCAACGACCCTCCCAGTTGGCACCCCAACAGCAGCAGTCATCGTTGACGGCGTATCCGTTCTCGACGGCGGCCGCGTTCTCTTCTCTGCCATCGCAGGCGGCAATGGCAAGAACATCTACGTTTACAACCAGGCAACTGGCACCTTCGTAGAAGACATCAACGCTGAATCCAGCGGCGATGCAGTCTTCGTTCAGGGCGGCACCTCCGCTGGCAAGACGTACATCTTCAACGGTTCTGCATGGGTCCAATCTGACCAATCATCACTCGACGAACTTGGCTTCATCCGCGCCTTCATCGGCAAGGACGCTGCTGGTTCGGAAATGCCAGCTTACACCTCGACGAACTTCGTCTCGGCTCTGTCATCGCTTGAATCGGCTGTTTCCGCTCTTGACCTTGAAATCGGTGCCAACGTTGCTCTTGGCAACTTCATCGATCCATCGTTCAAGATCAACGCCAACATCCAAGCTCTCGACACCGAGATCGGCGCGAACGTTACCGCTGGTGGTTGGATCTCCCCAGCCAACAAGATCAATGGCAACCTGCAAGCTCTTGACACCCACCTCGGTGTCAACTTCGCAGCTGGCAACTACATCACCCTGAACCAGACGGTTTCCGGTGCTGTTACTGCTCTCGACACAGCAATCGGTCCGAACCTCGTCAATGGCAACTTCGTTCTCGGCACCGTCAAGGTCCAACAGAACATCCAAGCTCTTGACTCAGCTCTCGGCGCAGCAGTTGCCAACGGTGGCTACATCCTGGCAGCCAACAGCACGAACACAAACGTTCAAGCTCTTGACACCGCCCTGACCGCCGTCACCAAGCAAGTCTCTGTTACCAACGTCACGTCTGTCCAAGTGATCGACTCTGTTGCTGGTGCTCTGGCTGCCAAGTGGTTCGTGCGCGCTTCGCTCGTGTCTGACCCAACCCGCGTGTACGCTACCGAAGTCTACGCTGTCACAGACGGCACGTCTTCTGACTTCACCCGTTACGCCACCCTCAAGCTTGGCGCATCGATCCCAGGTTTGGTCGTGACTGCTGACCTCGCCGCTGGTGCCCTCCAGCTCAAGGTCGCTTCGACCGGCGCTGTCGACGTTGAAGTACGTCGCGCTTCCGTGATCATGTAATCAGGCTTCTCGCTCTGACTTTGACGGGCTCCTTCGGGAGCCCGTCTTGCTTTCCGGCGATAAATAGGCTATCCTCTTAGGCGAGCACCACGTGGCAAATATCAACGAAGCATTCCAGCCAGAAAGTGGCATCAACCTCGACGACCTCGTTGGTATCTTTGCTGGCGTCACAGATCCCAGCACTGTCGGCGAAGCAGCGCCCATCGGCTCCTTGTTCATCCGTAGCAATGGCTCACTTTACCAGAAAGTTGGCCCACTTGATACTAACTGGTTGAGCTTTGCTCAGGGCGTTGGCGAAGCTGTCAAGGTCTCTGCAACTGATACGACCTCAGGCTACCTCAATGCCAAACTACTAGTTGATGGCACTCTCACAAAGACCACCCAGAATGCAGGTGCCAACGAGAACATTGTTCTCGGTCTGACTACTGTTGGAACGGCTGGTACCTACAAGTCAGTCACGACGAACAACTACGGCCAAGTCACCGCTGGCACCAATCCAACGACGTTGGTTGGATACGGCATCACTGACGCACAGCCACTGAATGCGCGCCTCACTGCCGTTGCTGCACTCGCAACGACTGGCATGCTCACGCAGATCACCGCAACCACCTACGCGAACCGCACTCTCACTGGCAGTGCCAACCAGATCACAATCACGAACGGCACTGGCGTTGCAGGCAACCCAACGTTCTCGTTCCCTGCTACTGCACTGACATTCCCTGGTACCCAGGGCGTGATCATTCCAACTGGCACTACGGCGCAGCGAATCGCAACCATCGCGACAATTCGATTCAATAGCACGACAACGCAGCTCGAGTACTACAATGGTGTTGCGTGGATTTCGCTGGTAGCTTCTACTGGTGGCACCGTTACCTCCATCGCTACAGCACAACCTGCCTCAGGCCTCACGGTCTCTGGTGGACCAATCACAACGAGCGGTACGTTGACCTTTGCACTTGCCAACGATCTGGCTGGTGTTGAGGGCTTGCTCACGTTGGGCTTCTCGGCACGGACCGCAACCGATACGTGGACGACGAGAACTCTGACAGGCACAACGAATCGTCTCTCTGTTTCCAACGGTGACGGCATCCTTGCTGATCCCGTGTTTGACATCGCTTCAACGTACGTTGGCCAAACATCGATCACGACACTTGGCTTGATTGGCACTGGCACCTGGCAGGGCGACATTGTTGGCACCCAGTTTGGCGGCACGGGCCGTTCATCGATTGGCGCAGCAAATCAACTGCTCGGTGTAAACACCACAGCAACTGGCCTTGAGTACAAGACACTTGCCAATGGTACTGGTATTGGCCTTGCATTCACTGGTGGCCAGATCACCATCTCGAACACTGGCGTCCTCTCAGTGACTGGCACTGCCAACCAGGTGATTGCCACTGCAGCCACTGGCTCAATCACCTTGTCGCTGCCACAGTCAATCGGCACTGCATCGACTCCTACGTTTGCATCTGTCACTGTTGCTGCAAACCCAACGCTGCCACTTCAGTTGGCCACCAAGCAGTACGTTGATGCTGCTGTTCAGGGAATTGCACCGAAGCAATCCGCACGCCTCGGCACCACCGCCAATATCACGCTGTCTGGTCTTCAGACAATCGATGGTGTGCTGACGGTAGATGGCGACCGAATTTTGGTCAAGAATCAGACCGCCCCGGCTACGAACGGCGTGTATCTTGCATCAGCAAGTGCTTGGACCCGAGCAGCCGACTTCGACGCATGGGCTGAAGTCCCATCCGCTTTCGTGTTCATCGAAGATGGTACTCAAGCCGACACCGCTTGGATAAGCACTGCAAACCAAGGTGGTACTCTAGGCACTACCGCCATTCCATGGGTCCAGTTCTCAAGCGCCGCGGACATCCAAGTCGGTACTGGCCTGACACGATCAATCAACACGATCAGCATCACTCCAGTTGGCACTGCTGGCTCGTACAACAACGTCACAACAAATGCCTCAGGTCAAGTTGTCTCTGGCTCGAACGTTGCATACCTGACCACAAACCAGAACATCACGCTGCAAGGTGATGTGGCTGGCACTGGCACTACGCTGATCAACACGACGCTCAGCAACACCGGTGTGGGCGCTGGTACGTATCAATCTGTTACGGTGGATGCCAAGGGCCGTGTCACTGCAGGCTCGAATCCAAACACCCTCGCTGGATACTTCATCACCGATGCTCAGCCGCTTTCGGCATATCTCACATCAGTGGCAGCCTTGGCTACCAATGGCATCGTCGTACGGAACGGAACAACAGCGCTGGTTCGATCCATCATTGCTGGATCGACCAAGATCACGGTAGCCAATGGTGACGGCATTGCAGGCAATCCAACAATCGATGTCGTAGAAGCCAACCTTGCACTCGACAACCTCTCTGGTACATTGACTGCTACGAAGGGCGGTACAGGTCTCACGTCGCTTGGCGCTGCAAATCAGATCTTCGGTGTCAATTCACTCGGCACTGCAGCCGAGTACAAGACTCTCACCGGCTCTGGTATCACGGTCACACACTCTGCCGGTGGCATTCTCCTAACTGCCAACACCTCAGGTACAGTCACCTCAGTTGCTGCAACGGGATCTACGGGTCTCACGGTTGGTGGTTCACCTATCACTGGCTCTGGCACTCTGACCTTCACACTGGGCACCGAACTCCAAGGTCTTTCTGGTCTCTCTACACTAGGCTTTGTTGCCCGCACGACAGCAGGCACCTACACGACCCGCTCTGTAGTGTCAGGCAATGGCACGATCACAATCACCAACCCGCTCGGCACCGCAAACAACGTAGGCATCGACCTTGCAACGGTTGGTTCTGCTGGCACCTATCGCTCAGTGACAACCGACGTCTACGGCCGTGTGACTGCCGGTACAAACCCAACGACTATCGCTGGTTACGGCATCACCGATGCAGTGAACACATCTCTCGTTGGGGCGGTGAACGGTCTTGCAACTCTCGACAATGCAGGCAAACTCACGCTGACGCAACTGCCAGCAATTGCAATCACCGATACTTTCGTCGTCGCCTCCCAAGCAGCAATGCTGGCCCTCACAGCCGAAGTTGGTGATGTTGCAGTTCGCACTGATGCGAATCAGTCATTCATTCTGCGCGCGACTCCCGCTACCGTATTCTCGAACTGGCAGTTGCTTCTGACGCCAACCGATTCCGTTCTCTCTGTCAACGGATTGACCGGAATTGTCAACGTTGGCACGGTCACATCGATTGGCATCACGGCTCCTGCATCAGGTGTTACGGTTTCCGGTTCACCGGTCACCACCGCTGGCAACATCACGCTCGCTCTCGCAGATGACCTTGCAGCTGTTGAAGGTCTTGCAACTGCAGGCTTTGCTGTTCGCACTGGCACTTCAACTTGGACCACTCGTGCGTTCGTGGCTGGTTCTGGCATCTCGCTTTCGAATACTGATGGCGTCATTGGGAACATCACGATCTCGGCGACTGGTGCTGGCTCCGTGACCTCTGTCGGTCTGGCTCTGCCATCGATCTTCACAGTCACGGGCTCTCCTGTCACAGGTACAGGTGTACTGACCGGCACTCTTGCTTCGCAGGCTGCTGGCACATTCTTCGTGGCACCGCTTGCTGGTGGTGTACCAACATTCCGAACTGTTGGTCTTGACGAACTGTCAGATGTCGTTCTGACAGCGCCAGCTTCTGGGAACATTCTGTCATTCAATGGCACGAACTGGGTGAACACTGCTGCATCAGCTGGCTCTGCTGCTGGCCTGATCGGTGTTGGTCAAGCTGGTGTTGCTGCATGGACACTCGTCTCTGGAACGCGATACTCAGCTGACTTCGCACATAACCTGGCAACGAACAACCTCGTGATAACGGTGTTCGACAGTGCTACGAACGCGATCGTGATTCCTGACTCAGTCGTTCTGTCAAATACAAACACAATTCGTGTTCAGGTTGTTGGCAATACAAAGACACTCCGTGTTGTGGCAGTCGCAAATGGCTTGTCAGTTGGTAGTGGTGGTGGCTCAGGTTCTCTTGCAGTGGCGAAGGACGCGACTGTTATTGGCGCCACGACAACGACCCTGAACTTCACTGGTCCGGTGGTCGTGTCAGATGCTGGCTCCGGTCAGACGAACCTGAACCTGATCAGTCGGTTCAGCTACTTCGCGAACTCCCTGGACACACCGAACAACGCCGACTTCGCTGTGAACGCTCTGGCGCCAGTCACTACCGATCCGACGTACACTGCACTGAACGTTCGCTCGTTCAGCAATACAGTCGAACAAGGCGTCGGGTTCACCCTGTCGATTCCACCGGGCTGTACGCAAATAACGTTCAAGATCCGTGGCCGTGCGACGACTGCACCTGGTGCAGTCTCAGTTGTTCAGCCGCGTCTGTACTCTCGACTGCTCCCGAACAACGCGGCAGTCGGGGCCTGGAGCGCAGCTTCTGAACTCGCGAATGTTTCAATCCCAACAAACGCTTTCTTCCAGTACAGCACGCAGACGATCGCTCTGACAACACTCAGCCTGACTGCTGATCGTCTGTATCAGTTCGAACTGACACGTCGAGTCGCCGGCGTGACTGGCACAAACCTCGGCTCAGCATTCCTACTAGCCGAATTGACAGTCGAGTTCTACTGATGGCTATTCTAACGACAGCCGCTGACGTGCACCTTCGTTCTTCGCAGACGATGGGTCTGCTTGCGCGCTCCGCGTTCTCGGTGTCCGTCTGGATCAATACTGTCTGGAACCCAGGTTCACGACGCTCCCTCGTCGGCGTGTACGGACCATTGACGGACGTCGCTCTCGGGGCACCACTCACTGGCGTTCAGATCGGAACCTCGAACGGCGCCGGCGAACTCACGTGCTGGACCTGGGGTGGTGGAACGCTTGTCGGGACTGCTGTCGGGGTGATGACGCCGTTCAATAATCTCTGGGTTCACGTCGTGTACACGTTCGATGGAACGACGCACCGACTGTACCTGAACGGCACGCTCGCCGCTTCACAACTCGACACGGTGAACCCGCAGATCACCGGGTACCTGAATCAGGTGTACATCAACGGGTACCCGGGTGGAACCACCTCAGAGGTCGCAGCATTCTACGTGGACCAGTACAATCTGTACCGCCGAGGTCTTGCTGCCGATGAGATAGAAACGATGTACTACGCTGGCGGGGCACGTCATGGAATCATGAATGGCTTGATCTGCCGATACGAGTTCGACGAACTGTCAAGCGGATCAACCGCCTCCTCGATTGTCGATCTCACTGGAAACGGTCACACCCTGACGCTCACTGGGGTGTCCACGGCGATCACCCATACCTACGTAAATAGCCTAGCGAATTCGAACATCAGGCCAGTCCAATGACAACTGAAGTACTCGGCAATCTCTCATTCCTCGACACTCCGACTGTGAATGGCTTGGGCGTGATGCTAAATGCGGGTGGAACTCCTTCCATTCTATCTGACACTACGGCAAACCGGCCCGCCGCAGGAACTGTTGGGCGCCTGTTTGTTGACACGACAACAAAGGTGATGTACCGAGATAATGGTGCAACTTGGGATTCAGTCGGATCTGCCGGTACTTACACCGGAACAGCGAATCAGATCGGCATTTCAGGTTCCGTAATCAGTCTCGTATCGAACCCAATTCTACCAGGTCTTGCGGGTTACACACCACCATCTGGCGCCACCGCTGATCGTGCAGTCTCTCCACCAACAGGTCAGACTCGTTGGAACACCACACTTGGGTATCACGAACTCTTTGACGGTGCCACATGGATTCCGCAGGGCCGAGTCCTTCAGGTCGTGTCTGGCACAATTGCTGCAGCGACTGGTGCAACAGCAATTCCATTCGACAATACGACACCACTGATTACAGAAGGTACGGCGATCTGGAGCACAACGTTCACGCCGCTTTCGGCAGCATCTCGTATCATCATTTCGTTCTCGCTGTCACACTCGAATTCAAACACTTCGACTACGAATTTGTGCTCAGTGTTCTATGGAGCAACTCTCGCTGGTGCAGCAATTAGCCGTATCGTTGCGAACAACGCGTCAGCCGCGATGTCATTCCAATCAGTGACTGTGCCAGGAAACACAACACCGGTAACAGTACAAGCACGTTTCGGCGGGTCTACGACTACGACTTGGTACGTTAATCAAACAAACACAGTCACACTCGGCGGTGCGCTTGCGACTGAATACACGATCATGGAGATCCTGTAATGGCCAATTACATTGAAGTCGTTCAGACACACTATCCTGGTCGCAAGATCCATGCTGATGGTGATGGCACCGATTACTCGCTGTTGATAGCTGATGATGGTCTTCCGCTCCCGCCAAAGAGCGAGATGGACACGTTCATGCTGGCGCTGACGAAGCTTCAGAAGTGGGAAGAGATCAAGGCAGAGCGTGATCGTCGGAAGTTCAACGGTGTGAAGGTCGGCACGAGCTGGTTCCACTCAGATGACTCGTCGCGGATTCAGCAGATCGGTCTGATGCTGATGGGCGCTTCGATGCCAGCCGGAATCATGTGGAAGACGATGACTGACACGTTCATTCAGATGACACCTGCTCTTGCAGTCGGAATCTTTCAGGCGACTGGTGCTCAGGACATGGCGATCTTCGCTAGAGCAGAATACCACAGAGCGATGATGAATGCATCGCCGAACCCATCAACATATGACTACTCAACCGGGTGGCCACTCACGTTTGGAGAGTGAAAATGAGCATTGCTACTGCACTGTCAAAGCTTACAAAGTTGAAGCCAGTCGCCTGGTTTCTGGAGCTGTGTATTGAGGCTCTCGGTAGTATTCACTGGCGACTAGCCCCTGAAGATCGCATCCAGGAGTATGAGAAGAATGTTCTTCGTGAAAAGCTCACGAAGCATTACTTCATTCTCGTGTCGAAGAACAAGAACCACTTCTCGTCATTCATGGTCGCTCTCGGCAATTTCTTCCTCACTGGGAAGTTCAGCTACTGGGGCCATGTGTTCATGAACTTGGAAGACGGTGTTGAAACGGATGCTGACTTCCGATTCGTTGAAGCCGTTGCAGCTGGCGTGAAGTACAGCACGTTCGAAGAGGTCACCTTCTGCAATGCAATCGCACTGTTGAAGCCGAAGTCAATGAACCTTGAGGACTTCACTGCGATCCTTGACAAGGCAGCCGCACAGTACGCCGGTCGTCCGTACGACAACCTGTTCAACCTCGCCTCTGACAGCAACCTGTCATGTGTGGAACTCGTTCGTGACATCCTGAGCCAAGAGCCGAACTACGCAACTGACTTCGCAAACCTTGAAGCGATGATCGCCAAGAAGAAGAATCTGACACCGCAGATGTTCTACGACTGCCCTGACTTCGAGATTGTGTACGAGGTCCGCCACTAATCTATGTCCATCAACTTCTGTTCAATCAACCGATCAACGATCAACAGCTTCTGCGGTTCGCGCAGGCAGGTTGTTCTCGGTCGGTTGCTGGATGAGAAGTACCCAGTTGCACCACCACCAGCAGCCATCACTCGTGGTGGCAACGTACAGAACATTCGCAATCAGTTCCAGATTGCTCGCCCATTCGAGTACGAAGAGCAGCCAGTTCTCACGTTCGAACAGCCATTCATCACGGTTTCTGTCGAACTGCATGGCAAGACTGGATCGCAGACACTCGAGAACCAGCCGCAAGCCCACTTCGTTACGGTCACCGGGCTTGCAATTGAGCCCACACTGATGGTCAGTGTGAGTGATTTGGACTTCGACACGGGCCCAATGGTTACGATCAGTGACCTGGACTTTGATGATCCCGTCTCTGTAAATATCTCTGACTTCAACATCTGAACACCATGCTAATCGGTCAAACAACCAACATCAAGTTCAAGGTGAACGTAATGGGCACCAGCGCCGATCCAAAGGTGCGTGTGATCCTTGGTACGAAACCTGAACTGTCCTTCCCAGCTGAAAAGCAGGGCGATGAATGGGCTGCCGAGCTGGACATTCCAGCAAGCGTAGCAAGCGGCAAGTATGATCTACGCGTTGAAGTCATGGTTGGTAACCGGCACTTCACACCGCTCACCAAGCAAGTTGAACTCTTCGGTCCTGAGGTTGTTGCTGCACCAAACCCAACACCGGAACCAGCGCGGCCGCCTGTTCAAGATGTGCGCCATGAAGAACCAGAAGAGGTTGAAGAAGCCGCAGTCGAAGCGCCTGCTGAAGTTGTTGCTGAAGAACCGGTGGTTCAATCACCGCCCCCAGTTGTCCAGCGCAAGATCACCCTGCCACCAGACTTCTTCAAGAGCCTGACCGCCCCATCGGCCCCTGTCAAGGTCGAGTACCAGCCGATCATTGCACGTGAAGCCGCCCATGCAGCTATGGACAAGCCGATCAAGGCTGTCGAACCCAAGAAGCCAAAGGCCAAGAAGCTTGTTGAATTGAAGCACGAGCTGCCAGTTCGCTTGGTCAAGGGCGAGATTGTCTACGAGTAAGGAATACACATCATGAAGATCTACAGTGATCAAGCTGTCACGTCCACTGACATCACCAACGTTTTGGCTTCAATCGACCAAGTCGATACCAAGCAATCCAAGCAGATCGACAGCCTGCGCCTCTGGCTTGCAGCGTCCTTCGTGTTCAACGTTGCTCTGACCCTCGCGCTTCACTTCCTGTAAGTTGTAACAGTTGCAACTTCGTCAACCTGTAATCGCAGGTTGGTGTATAATGGCGACATGAGCGTCAAAGACCGTATTCAAGGACTGATCATGAAGACTTCGATTCTGATCCTCGGCCTGTTCCTGGCCGGCTGCACCACGGTGCCGCAGAGCCCTGGTCCCGGTCGGCACAAGACTTGCCACACGCAGGAGACGTACAACTACGCCCCGTTGTGCGCGCAGACGGAATGCCAGCGGCAGAACGTTATCTTGGTCACGTACTGCCACTACGTCGCGGACAAGCCATGAGCGTTCGTCGCCACGTCGCGATCCTCGCTGTCCTGACTCTGGTCGGGTGCACGATCGTGCCGCAGAGTCCAGGGCCGGGTCGGCATCTGATCTGCGAGAAGCGAGCGCACGCCGGTGAGATCCGATGCCCTCAGCGGTTCCGGTGTCGGCGAGTTCCGGACACCACGTACTGTTACTACGTCGCAGACAAGGACTGATCATGAACCCTCTGATTCAACGTGCCCGTGCCGAAGCTGGGCTGCACATCGCCCAAGTCATCCAGTTGATGTACGACGGTGTCGCATTCCGTCAGCACTCCATCACCGGTGGTGGGTATGACGTGTTCAGCCATGAAGGCGACGAGCTCGGCCACATCTCTGCCGCCGATGTTTCGTATGCGATCATGAGCGTGAAGAAGCTCGGCCAGGCCGTCGGGAAGTGCCATCACAACGTGTGGGACCCGGTCGCGCGGCAGTCATCCACGTTCTCTGAGCCAGCATTCACGTTCGCGTGGGTCGGCTGGCATCCGGCAGGCTGCTGATCATGGACAACGTTCAACTTGCCCTGAACCGGCTTCGTGACTACCTTGCTCATCTCGAGCGGATGGAGAAGATCATCGACACGATGAAGTACGCAGCGAAGACGCCTGACCAGCGCGAAGGTACGAAGATGGCGGATCAGACGAACCAGAACGCGCTTCGCGAGATCCGAAAGTGTATCAGCCTCCTCGAGGCCGCGTAACACTTCAGCTGTGTACACTCCGTCAGGTTGATGTATAATAGCATCAACAACCAAGGACTGCCATGTTCCCGCAGATCGCCCACATCGACGACCTCCTCCCGCACATCCAGCACAACCAACAGATTCGTGCCAAGGTCGAATCGACCGGTCACACGGTCGTGTCGTACATGGTGCAGGATGAAGACACCTTCGCCGGCACCGACCTCCAGTTCGCGGTCGAATGCCGCGGCATCACCTTCCATCCGGACGGCAAGATCGCAGGACGTTGTCTTCACAAGTTCTTCAACGTCGGCGAACACGAGTCGGTGCAACCGCACAACATCTCGTGGGGCAAGGTCGACCGGATCATGGAGAAGCGTGACGGCTCGATGGTCACGCCCGTGATGCTGCCGAGCGGCGCAAACTGGAAGATGAAGACCAAGAAGACCTTCGGTTCGCCGGAAGCGGCGCTTGCCGATGATCTCGGTTCGCTCGATGGTCGTCATCATTGGATCTGCAACCTGCTTCGTGCTGACCTGACGCCAACTTTCGAGGTGACGTCGCCGAAGTTCCCGATCGTGCTCAAGTACGACAAGGACGAGCTCACGTTGCTCCACATCCGTGAGAACGTGTCGGGTCGTTACCTGACGGAGCGCGAGATCACGTTCCTGAACCCGCCCTTCCCAGTGGTGAAGAACCTGAAGATGCAGTTCTGCCCACCGGGATTGCCTGCGAACCTCGTGTCGTGGGACATCCTGAAGACGATGCAGGAAACGATGGAAGGTCTCGAAGGCTGGGTCGTGCAGTTCGAAGACGGCGACATGGTCAAGGTGAAGACGAAGTGGTACATGGATCTGCACCATGCAGTGACTTTCACCCGGTGGCGTGACATCGCCCGCACGGTCGCTGCAGACCAGTCGGATGACCTGAAGGGCGCATTCGCGATGACGGGCCGTTCGATCGAGCCGATCCTGAAGGTGGAGCGCGAGATCAAGGAGTCGATCGCCGAACCGAAGGCGTATGTCGAGTTGATGGCGGCCGATGGCCACCTTGACAAGTGCACGCCGAAGGAGATGGCGGAGCGCCACAAGGGCCATGAGCTCTTCGGTCAGATCATGCGCACCTTCCGTGGTGGTGAAGTCGACTGGATGGACTGGTACGCCAAGAACCATCTGGACAACGACTGGTCGCTGGAGGTGGTGGAGATCAACGTATGAACGTCGACTACCGGGATGTCGTGGCGAAGATGCTCACGCATCTTCTAATGGAAGAACGCCATCGTCGTCCTGGTGCTGCCAAATACAGCATGAAGTTGACAGAGCTGATCGAACTGGCCATTGCTAGCGCTGCTGCCGAAAAGGCCATGCAGCCTGGCATCACCTCACCACTCGACGACCTGCTGAAGCAGAAATGCCATGAACCCGACGCTAGCTGATCTGAACACGAAGGAACTCCTGGCCGCCCGCCGCGCCGTTCGGAACGAGGAACGGATGCTGGAACGTGAAGGCGAGCTGAAGGATGGTTTCGAAGTCCGCACGTTGGTCGCCTGCCGATTGGTCGAGGGTGGCAATTCTGTGGCCATCCGTGCCTCAGTCGCTGAGCTGTCCAATGAGCTTCGCTGCCGACCGCACGTACCGGGCAAGGCAGAAGCCAGGAAGATCCGGCAGTTGATGTCCAAGACTGGCTGGTCGGAAGAACAACTTCGCAAACACCCGAAGTTCGGTGCTGAGATTGCCGATACGTGCAACCCCGGCCGTCGCAAGATCTCGCCGGAGCAAGCGAAGCGACTGCTGCCCCACCTGGGTCGTAAGGCCATCGGCCGCTCCTACAAGATCGTCAAGCCATGATTCGGGTTCGTGTCTACGAAGGCGGCACACTTGACGAGGGTGTCGATGTCTGTCTCGAAGCACGTCTCTACGTTGCCAGCTGGGCTCTTCGCCCGTCATTGACTAATGCTGATCCAACCAAAGATCGTCTTGCAGTGTGCTTCAAGGACAAGGAACCTGTAGCACTCGCCTTCATCACTGATTGGAGTCCGTGGCGACAATCAGAATTGGAACGGCCCACGCTCATGGCTTTCTGCAAGGACAGTGAGCGCCGTAATGGATATGCTTCTCGATGTGTTCGGGCTCTTGGGGATCGACCTGCTGGGATCGTCTCCTACATAGGTCTTGAAGGCTCGGAAAAGTTCTGGAAACGTAACGGGCTGACAGCGCTCGAAACTTGACGTCGGTTTCACTCAGAACCATCACGAAGGGTGCACGATCTGCACCCTTTCTGCTGCCCGGGAAATGGTTGCAGATGAGCCGGGGCCGGTAAATACTATCATGCACCACATACTGGAGAGCATGATGGAGCAACCGAAAATTGAAGTTGAAGAGGAATTGATCCCAGCACAGAGTGAGCTTGACGATGAGGACAAAGATGACCTCATCTACGAGTGTTACAATTTGCTGTCTCGAGTCCTTAGTCGTTCCAATCCGCAATGGCTTGCGAACGAGGGTGGAAAGCTAGTTGAGCGCCTAGAAGTGGTACTCAGCTGGCACAAGATCCACTAACAAGAACCGTCCAAAAGCTTTTGGGAAACCATTGCTTGGATGTTCTGTAGACTCATGTTCAATGCCTTCGCAATCGCAGGATTATTGCGAAACTCCCAGGCCCGCGTTTGAAGTAGCACTTGCACTTCAACAAGCTGATTGACTGACAGTGTGTGCCAAGTGTCAGCAGGCGGAATCGGTTTGGTTGGTACATCAGCGAAGGTCTCGCCATCGGGACGGTCAAAGTAGTTGTTAGTTGCCATGTGTCAATCTCCTTTCATCTATCTATCGTTGGCCGGTTGTGGTAGTATTGGACTAAGGCAGGTATAAATAGAGCATGACGAACAAGGTACCCACATGAAGCTCCACCAAGCCATCATCTCTGAAGCCCCGATCCTGACCATTGAAGGTCAAGGTCCTGTCTCCTACGCACTGACGCTTGACGAAGTCATTCGCGCTGGCAAGGTCACCAACCCGTATCAGAACTTCGTGATGGCCAAGCTGTCCGAGTTCTTCAAGAACGGTCTCAAGTCGCTCACCCTCCAATCAGAGGTGCCGCTTGACTTCGAATCAAAAGCCACGAGCTCCGTCGTCGTTGCTGCCATGAAGGCAATGAAGCCTGAAGACAGCGTCGCTCTGGCACAGTACCTCAAAGATTGCATTGCAGCGGGTGAATGTGCCCTCCACGACAAAGATCTCGATCTCGTGGAATGGCAGAAGTACGTTCTCTCGAAGCAGCGCTAAACCAATCACGGTGGTCAGGACATTGCGCCCTGCCACCTTGTACGACCAAGGGCATACTTCCTACACTAAGTTGAGAAGGGAATTCGTTCCCCTCAAAGCACCTACCTTAGCCCCGCTGGTTCATTTCGCCCCGTGACATAACACGGACCTCCGTTCTCCCATCCCCGTAGGAGGATTCAATGGGAAGAAAGCTGGCAGTAGCCAAACAGAAATATCCACAACCGATCAATGAAGAAGGAGCCAAGGTAATCCGACTGAAGTTCAATCCGCATCCAAAGAACGAATCGCAGCGTCTCTACAAGGAGTCGCTAGAAGAGTCCACACTCACCATCGGTACCGGCCCAGCTGGTTCCGGCAAGTCATTCCTCGCCATGTCAGTTGCCGTTGGCAAGCTGCTCAACAATGAGGTGACGAAGGTTGTCATCACACGCCCAGTGTGCGAAGCAGGAGAATCTCTTGGCTTCCTTCCAGGCACCTTCGAAGAAAAGATCGCCCCCTATCTGCTACCACTGCTTGACGCCCTCAATGACCTCGTAGGCCCCACCATGGCCAAGAAGTTGCTTGAAGAGAAGCGTATCGAGTTTGCGCCATTGGCGTACATGCGTGGTCGAACGTTCAATTTCTCCTACGTCATTCTTGACGAAGCGCAGAATACGACGATCGAACAGATGAAGTTGTTCATCACCCGTATCGGTGAAGGCAGTCAGTTCGCGATCAATGGCGACGGGTCCCAGACGGACCTGAAGGTGAAAGAGAATGGACTCGATTGGGTCACACGCAAACTACGAGGAAGGAGTTCTGATATCAACGTCATTGAATTCACGGCATCTGATTGCGTCCGATCACAGATCGTTCAGGACATCCTACGGTTCATCGATGCGCCAGAGCCAAAGTCGGAGTTGAAGCCAAGCCACCACTCGAACGGCCGTTCTTCAGCCCCATCCCTTCTCCAGTCCTAAGGGAGGACACCGCAGCAATCTCAGGGGAGCCACGTGGCTCCCCTTTTTGTTGCGCATAAATAGAAGGTTGCAGATCAGATACCGGCCCTGCGACAAACCCCTCCAAGCCGGTGAAGGAACACATCATGTACATTCTCCAGTGGACAAACCCGACCCTTGCTGGCAAGCACGCCATCAACGTCCCATCCACCGCTTCCCTTGCGCCAGGCCAGGGAACTCCAGGCGTTGAGAACAACTCCTCGCTCACTCTGACAGGCAAGGGTGCTGCAGGTTACGGTCAACTCCAGCAGATGAATCTGTTGGCAGTGCTCGAGAACTTCGCCAGCCCGACTGCTCCGCTCTACCCGACTCTCGGCCAGAATTGGTATGACAATGCCAATGGCGTGCTGAAGCTCTGCACCTCCATCTCCCCAATCGTGTGGGAAGATCTTGCAGGCATTCAGGTTTCTTCTGGCACGCCACCATCATTCCCAAATCTTGGTGATATTTGGTTCGATCGTACTGGTGCCCTCAGCGGAGCGCTGTACGTCTACACCGGGCTTGGTCGTTTCCCAACAACATCATGGGACCCTTATGTTGAACATGCATTTCCGGCTGCGGCTGCAGCCGCAGCACCGTATGCAATGGCAAAGATCAACTACCAGACCTTCACGCTTTCGAACTACAGCGAAGTGTACATTCATGGATTCAGCGGTGCTACACAGGCTGATGTAGATGGACAGATCTATGTGGACAATGCAGTGCTCGCAACAATTCCTCGAGGCGCTGTTAGCACATCCCAACCAGGTTCGCACTTCATCATGTGGGACGTTGGCACCTCCACCTTCCGTGCTGTTCGCCATGTAGGTCTTGGTGTCTGGGAATATGACGACAACACATCATGGGTGGCATTCACCCCGGCATCCAATCAGCGGCTGATTGGCACCATCAATGTGGGCAGCTATGACACCCAGAATGCGCCTGGTGTGCTCGCAGCAACCATCTGGGACACTGCTGTTCACGTCATCAATGAAGGGTTCTTTGTTCCGTGTGCCACTGGTGGAACAGTAGGCATCGGCGGCTGGGACCAAGTGTGGCCACCAGTTGAATTCCATGGTGCTCGTGCTGAATACGATGCCATGTTGGAACGCCTCTGCGCGCTCATTGGTGCACCAGTCTCTTTTGGTGGCAATGATGCAGCTCGTGGTTTGGATCTAGCGGATCTCAACACTGCTGATGCTGCGATGGTGGCCCGTTGGATACGCAATGGCCAAGATCCTAGTGTGGCTCCACCAGGCCGCCCACGGGACATTGCAGCCGAACCCACATCACAGGATTGGGATCGTTTGCTGGCCGCAACTCGTTGGGCAGTTGATCGTCTTGATCTGCCAATTGGCATGGCCCAAGACATTAGCGACAGCCCATTCACACAGGATGGAATGGGGCCGTATCCCCCACTGCAGGCGCTCTACTCTGACGTGCGCAAGCCATCCAATCGTCGTGCCTCAAAGCGCCGCACTGGTTCTATCTCTAGTGCTCGCCTCTATGCTGAAACCATGAACGTGCTGGCCACTGCTAACAGCCGTCGCTATGACATGAAGGCGATCAGCGGCACCAGCGGTGTTCCTGGTGTGACAACCCTTGCTGACACTGTTGCTACACAGATCGTTGGTAAGACCACCGGCTTCTACGCCGGCGGGTCATCGTCCTTCATCTACATGAACCTCTTCTTTGACGCTGATGAACAGAAGCAGCGGTTCATCAATGGCGGATCCGCAATCGATTTGAAGATTGACTACACCTTGCCGGGTAGCCCAACTGCCAATGACACCGCATTCAAGGCATTCGTGGATACGTACAACACCTGGCGCCTTACTGCTGACAAGGTCCGTGTCTTCGGCAATTCACTGCCGCTCACGCTATCGGCTGCTGTAATTGCCGGTGGTCTACAGGCGGCAGGTGCGGGTCATGTCACTTTGGCTACGCTTTCTTCAGGGGCTAATTCGGTCTCAGTGGCTGCTTTGACCCACCCTGGCAACGGTGTTGCTGGCACTGCCTACCTTCAGATCCGGTTGACAGTCACCGGCGTGGGAGGTCTCTCGGGGGCAACGACCGTGTTGGCTTCAACTGTACGTGACGCGTCAACGTTTGGTGCAGACACAGCCTTCTTCCCGAAGCCGCTGTCGGTTGAGCACCCAGCAACTGGTTCATCAGCAGTGTGGGCACCATCGTTCTTCACTCCACCACCAGTAGCCAGCTTTATCACATCACAGACATCAGGTGTTGCCCCACTGTCGGTGACCTTCACTTACAATGGTACGGGTTCACCAACTATGGTAGAATGGGCATATGGCTCTGGCACATTCAACAACACGGGCAATGTGCTGACCGTGACGCTGTCATCTTCAGGTACGTATCGTGTCAGCTGTCGTGCCACCAATGCAGGCGGTCAAGATGTACTGAGCCGTCCGACCTGCATTGTAGTGACGTAACGAAGGACCGTAGGTATACAAGAGGATGATGGGTTGTTACAATGATTCCTACACATTCACACCCACTGGAGTTACAATTGAATGCAACCAAACCCCTCATCATCCTCCCAGGTATGCTGTTCCTCGACGAAGAGAAAAACAGCTACCTGATCGTCTGTGCCCGCAATGGCGAGACGGTGACCTACGTTGGGCAGGGTTTCAAGGGAATGATGGAGGACGAGATCTTCATCGATCGATTCCTCCCAGTAGATCCGGCGGACGTGTCATCGGCAGAGTTGGACGGGCTTGTTGCCCTCGCCCACCCAGCCTGTGACATCACTCCTCGGGTCGGATTCATCAAAGACTGAGGAGAAGAAGATGGCCGTAATTTCTAGCCGCCCCGACGATCAAGAAGATTTCGACGAACACATTGAAACACTGCAGGGAATCGTGACCGAGTGCAGTGGCGGCGCCATTGGCCCAGATGGCTCAGGCGCGTTGTACGTCGTTGGTGACAACCTCGAAGACCTGATCGATCAGACAGAGGCGATCCTCCACACGTACGAACGCACAGTCGAGATCCAGCAGCTGCAGGTCGGCATGCTGACGGCCGAGCTCATCATGATGAGCCATCAGGCCGAGGTCGCACAGGACGCACTCGCAAACCTGATCGGCAACATCGACTACGACGAGGCGATGGACCATGCCACTGCCGATCTGATCGACTGCATCGCATCGCATGGCACTGCAGACGTCAATGCTGACGGCAAGCTGGTGTTCGCTGAGCGCACCCTCCTCTCCAAGGAAGACCTCAAGCCCATGCTGCGCGAAGCAATCGTTCGCTGGGTCGAACAGAAGATGTCTCAATGAAGGAAATCGATGACATCATGAAGGACGTCGAGATTCTTGTCGACGTTCATCGCAACCCCAACCTTCGCTACGGTACTCTCAACCGCATTCGCGCTGGATGCGAGGCCCTCGTGGGAACGCAGGTGGAGGTCGATACTGGTCCTTGGCAGGTGTCAGCTGATGGTCGGCACATCTCATCGGACAATTTCGACCATGACGTGATGCTGAAGGTCGGCGGAGATTTCTACGATGACGCTTCTCGTCTGGCCTACTCGTTGAAGTTGGCTGAGCGCCTCAACGGATCTGCGCGGTTGCCGCAGGGTCTACCAGTAGAGCCACCTGCGGGCCTGCTCTACTCTATGGCCCTGCGCTACCGCCACGACTTCGGCCTTGATCGGGACCCTGACCAAATCATCGGCTGTGGCTGCACGCCTGATGAACGGGAAGCCACCCTTCGGGTGATGCGCCAGCTGTACGAAGAGATCAGTGGCCATGGCTTCTTCAAGTGGGAAGAGGTTACAAGTTGACCGCGTAGGTTGAGGACTGTTACACTCTAGTTGTGTACATCGTTGGTGGTGGATGTATAATCTATCTATCGGCTAAACAAACAAAAGCTGATCGAGACCAAAGTTCAAACCCTTCGTCAACCACCTGGAGATTTCCAAATGACCGCTCAAACCACCACCACCACCGTCGCCGTCGAAACCCAAGCCGTCGCCACCCCGAAGTCTGTCGCCCAACGCGCCAGCCGCAAGCGCTTCTCGTTCGGCCCGACCTGGACCGCCGCTGTCCTGGCCGGCAAGGCCACCGACCAAACCAAGCTGCTCGCCCACGCCGTCATCCTCAAGGCCGGCGCCCCGAGCGATCTGAAGAAGCTGAAGCTGGCCACCCTGCGCGCCAAGGTCGCCGCCAAGCTGGAAGCCGACTACGAAGCCTCGCAAGCTCCGGTTGCCGCCGAAGCCAGCGCCGAAGTCGAAGCCGCTCCCGCCGGTGCCGCAACGGCCGAATGATCTCCTCGCGAGATCTTCCCAATAAGGGCCTTCGGGCCCTTTGCGGGCAGGAGATACAAGCCATGACCAAGAAGATCGAACGAGTTGATGATGACGGCAACGTCTGCTTCTCCATCCTCGTTGACGGTGAACACGCCTACACGTGTGAACGTGAGATCATTCCTGGCAAGAATGGCAGCTACACGCGCGGCTACTGGCTCCTGAAGAAGAGCATTCCCGGCTTCGGCCCTGTCGTTCTCGAGCGCGATCAGTACTCGAACGACATCCTGGAACGGGTCGACATTCACGAGAACGTCAAGCCGATTTGGGGCGATCGCTACCGCATCGAGTGCCATACGCGTGCTCACTACAACGTGAACGTCGCCGACTGGATCGAGGATCTGTCCAAGATCACCGGTCATTCGTGGAATGCCGAGTACGACGACGTTCGCAACCTCGTAGTCTTCGAGAAGAACCCATCATGAAATACCTGCCGATGCAGACCCATGTCGAGTGTCTGGTCTGGGACCCGTTCCCGACCATCGACAAGTGCCGCTACGACGGATGCAGCCGTGCAGCCATCATCGCTGCCTGCATCGAGAAGTACCGTGGGCACCGCATCAAGGACATGCTCGTAGCGGTCGTGATCTACGACGTCAGCGTGATCGAGGTCGACAACATCCGCTACGAGTCGGAGCCTCTGAACCAAGTTCGCTGGACGGCGCCGAAATGACGGCTCTCTCGCCCAAGCAGCTTTGCGAATACGATGCTCGTGACTTCCTCGGCGAAGAGGACTGGAAGAAGTGGAAGATGGCGTATGACGACGCCATGGCGTACCGCAAGACCTTGAAGGGCAAGCCGACAGACGAACAACGCGTCGTGCTCCAGATGAACGCCGAGTGGATCGACTTCTGCGATCGCGTGCTCTGGCACTCTGCTCGTCAAGCCAGCCATGGTCGCTGTGTCTGCAAGACCTGCGACGAACGAAGGAAAGCCAAATGTTGAACTACGTTTCCGCCGATCGCATTCGCCAGTATCTCGTCGACTACGGCGAGCCCGTCACACCCGAGCAGATCGCTCGCATGGTCAACTGGTTTGCCGAGGGCGCGGTCACCACGCTGAGCAACTACATCATGACGGTGTTCGATGAGTCGCCAACGATGGCCCGCCTCGAGTACAACATCGCACAGAACTGCCGCTGCATGTGCTGTCACGAGTTCCAGATTCTGGACGAAGAGGGCAACGTCCTCGATTCGACTGAAGACCTGGCGAGCTGGGTGCGCGAGTAACGCAATCTTCTGTGTCATGCCCGGGCCAGCATGATATAATGGACCTATCAACTCCCAAGGACTCCTCATGAACCTCGACGAACTGCAGGCCCTCCTTCCCGATCAAGACGCTTTCAAGCGTGCCTTCCGCAAGGATGAAGTGCTGGAGCTGCTCAAGGGCAACTTCGTCGTCGGTCGCACTCCCTACATCCATCAAGTCACCTTCCCCAACGGTTCGCAGATCCGTCTGAAGTTCTACGACACCATCAAGATCCTCCTGAACTCGAAGCTCCAGCCGATCTACGGCAAGGAAAGCTTCCTCGCCTACCTCGACGTCACCGTGATGCCGGTCGGCCAAAAGGGCTACTCGTACACCACGGACGTCACGCTCTCCGTGTGGGGCACCTCGAAGGCCAAGGCGCTGGTCAAGCACTGCGCAGCAACCTACGAACTGGCGCAACTCGCCATCAAGCTCGACATCGATCTCGGTGACAAGACCGCATGGTGCTCGACCTACACCGAAAACTACTGAGATACACGGCGTTACACTTTAGATGTGCACGTGGGCGCAGGTTGATGTATAATCAATCATCAACCCAACAACCGAAAGGTCCATCATGAAGCGCACTCTGACCACTCTCGCCGCTCTGACCACCATCGCACTGGCTTCAGGTTGCGCCATGGGACCGGCATGGATCGCCGCTGGCGGTGCCACGATCCTTGCGAAGAATCAAGCCGAGAAGTACGCGCTCTCGCTGCCGCAACCGCTGGAAGACGAGATGCACCCCGTCAATCCCATCCTGCAACCCGACGGCTCTGCCTCCGCCCCCGAACGCAAGGTGCCGAAGATCATCGGCATGCCGAATCACGTTGAGCGCCGCGCCCAGACTGTCGATGCTGCACAGCGCGCCCTCGAGGTCGTGACGGCCGGCAAGTCGAACACGATGACCGAAGTCGCCGCTCAGCGCTTGGCCGGCAACAAGGACTACCAACCCGCCAGCACCTGCAAGATCGTGCCGGTGTCGGAAACCGTCTTCGACATCGTCTGCTGATCATGACCAACCCCATGCGCGTGACCTTGCCGGCTGGCTCCTACGTCGTGGGAGATCCCGCCTACAACATCCCCGACGACAACTGGGATGAAGTGTTGGACAACTGCGGGAACTTCAAACACCAATGTCAGTCGACCTGGACACGCGCCAACGGGCTTCCTGGTTCTGTCGTCGCCTTCTACACCAAGTTCGGTGACGGCGAGTACAGCTCAGGCAAGCGCAAGTTCCTCGTGGATTCAGGCACCATCGGCATCATCCCGCTGGAACATCTCGATGGCAAGGAGCTGGATGCAACCACGCATCTGATCAAGTTCTCCCGGCCGTTCGAGTGCTTCGAGGTCAACGGTGTCCTCGTGTTCGGTTTCCTCGAGATCAACACAAACGAAGGCGACAACGACAGCAACTTCGGAGACCTCGATCATGACTTCTGAGTTCTGCCCCTTCTTCATCGAGACCTACCCGCTCGAGGAGCTGCAGGCCCGGTGGAAGATCGTTACTGAGCTCTGCACCTACGTGGTCGAGGGCTGTCGTGATCAGTACGATCCGCGGGCCGAAGTTCCACACGGTGAAGAGTTCAAGAACGTCGTCAAAGCCATCATGGGCGAGCACTTCGCCCGGCTGGTGGAGATCCCGGCCAAGCTGCGCAACCGGTACTGCACGGTCGATGACCGCGTCAAGCGCGTGATCGACGCGTTTGAAGAGGCAAAACGCTTTTCGCGCTACCACATTGGCGCCTGCCCCAACTTCAGCGACAAGGTGCTGCTTGCAGCGTTCAAGGATACGTACGGTGTCGATGTGATCTGGCAGAGCCAAGAGGGCAACCCGACCTGCTTGGGCGCCTTCACGAACTCGCTGAACAACTACTACCAGACCTGCACTCGCATGAACGCCTTGACGGTGATCTTCGAGCTGGTGCGTTGGAGCGATCACACGAACATCTACCTGGCTGGTGCCGACCAACTGCGGGCGGTTCTGTATCAGCGCATTCACGCGGCCACCCGCGAACTCGCCATGTTCGGCGGATTGCTGGGCGGCGAACACGCGAAGATGGCCACGCAGATCCTCTGTCACGAGATGGCCTACGACCCCAAGGGTCACACCAAATTCAGCGCCATTCAATTCCTGCAACCTGAAGGCCGAGTTCCGGGTTCTTGGCAAGCTGCTCCCGAGAACGCACTCTCCGCAGACATCAAGGCGCGCTATGAAGCTCTCTAATTTCAAGCTCTACCGCTGGTGGAAGGGCGGCAAGTGGGTTCTCTTCAAAGGCAAGTGGTACACCACAATCTGCAACGGCGACCACGTGCTGCATGACTTCGTCGACTGCGATGATGGCGAGGGCATGTTCCACTACACGTTCAGCGGCGTGGAGCGTAGGGAAGATTACGGGCCACCCAGATCGTCACGTCGTTAACGCGGCGTTACATTATTTCCTACACACTTTCCAGGACCATGATATAATGATCTTGTGTCTTAAATTGATTGGAAAGTGCTTGAAATGAATACCGTTTTTCGCCCCCAACCCGCTATTCGCACCTGCAACTATCCTCTCATTGAAGGGAATATCTGGCGTGCCAACAGCCATGACGCCTTCGTGAAGATCCGATCAGTCAGCTGCTTCGATGTCGAACTCGAAGCTGCTGAAATCGGAATGCACGCAGATGAGAATCACGTCAACAGATCGCCGTTCAAGATATCGGTCGGTGATCTGCGCTCGAGGTATCACCACTCTCCCCGCTATCAGCCGCTCCCGGAATAGCATTAGCTTCAAGATAGCGCACCGCGCTGCCTGGGCATTGCTAGATAGCACCACAAAGGGCCCGGAGGCCCTTTTGTTTTGTCTGGTGTAGGATCACATGTGGCTGATGTTGGCAGATGCCTGCTTCAGACTCTTGATCACACTCACGAAGGTCTCCTTGCTGTCGAGGATCAGGAAGACCTGCTGGTGGTTGGATGCGTAGAGGTCCAAGAAGCTCTCACGATTGCCACCTGATGTGATGTCGTGGTCTGTCAGGACCAGCACGTTGTACTTCTCCTTGACGAACCCCTTCAGGCAAGTCACCAGCGGCTCGTCGAAGTTGGTACCACCGCCCTCATGGCGACTCAGGATCACAGACAGATCGACACGCTCCCCGCCACCCGCGCCCTTCATGCCCTCTACACCCGTGATGGCTCGAGCAGTACCTGCCTTGCCATTCAGCGTGCACGCATACGGGTGGAAGTTGCCTGAGAATTCGACGATTGCGAACTCCTTTGCAATGCCAGCCGAGTTCTCAGTGAACAGCTTGGAGATGTTCGCGAACACTGTCTTGATGGCGCTCGACATGGAGCCAGATGAGTCGATGACAATGCAGAGCTTCACCAGGTTGGCTGGGAAGTCCTTCTCGCCTGGGCGAACTACGCCAGCGCCGGTCTGAGCAGCCGTGTGCATCGAAGTGACAGCACGACGGTGCACCTTCTGGTAGGTGATTTCGGTAGAGTCGGATGCGTGGATCAGACGAGCCAACAGATCCTTCCAGTTGTAGCGTGGACGAATGGAAGCCCAATCGACCTCATGCGGTTGGAGATTGGTGTGGGAACCAGGACCGCCTCGGCCGCTCTTCTCGCCAGGACGATCGTCACCAGCCTTGCCGGCCTTGGCTCCTTCGTCCTTCTCGCCAGTGGCCTTGGAGACCTTCTTGCTATGCTTCTCTAGGTCTTCCTTGGATGGTGTTTCACCATCAGGATCATCCTCATCTTCGCCATGGTGGGTGCTGTGGTCATCGCCAGAACGACGGTCGAGTTCTTCACCAGCTTCACCGCCAGCGCCTTCACCCTCTTCGTCGCCCTCTTCACCTTCGCCTTCACCCTCACCACCAGAACCGTCGCCCTCTTCGTCGCCGGGTTCACCACCGCCACCGGGTTGTGGTTCGCCTTGACCGCCACCACCGCCCTGACCCTTCTTTTTCTTCTTCGAAGGGCCTTCGACAACTTCAATCTCGTCTAGTGTGAACTTGCTCATGGATTACCTGCTGAACTGGCGGGAGCTGGCCCACCCTTTACCTGAACGATCTGTGGGGCGGGTGCTGGCTTCAACACAGCATCGATCTCGGCCTGCGTGGCTGGACGAGCATCAACCTCGCCCTTGACCATGTCGACAGCAGTGACGATGTGGTAGCCCTTACCTTTGAGATCCTTGACGAGGTCGCCGACCTTCGGCACCTTCTTCTCTTTCAGCTTCTTCAACTCGTTCTTGACGAGGTTGTACATCTCTTCGTAGGTGTACTGGCGGTCGTAGTTGACCAGCTCGTTGTACAGACCCATCGGAATGCCTTCATGACCAGCCTTGATCAAGTCGTAGTTGGTGCGGAAGTCGCCGACCCAGTTGATGATCTTGCCAACAGCCTTCTTGCCCTCGTCGTCCTTCAGCACCTTGTGGTAGTGGAAGTCGGCATGGGTGTAGTGGAAGAACTCGTGCAGGATCAGGAACTCGATCATGCAGTATTCATCGGGGAACTCACCACCATTGCTCACGTACTTCTTGCCCTTCGGCTTGATGCCCTTGGTGTGGGAGAAGTCCATGCACTGCTGCATGAAGTGCAGATTGAAGATGAACTCACCCTTCGGCGTGGCAGCAGCGGTGTCGATGTCGCCGAACTGCTTTTGATCTACCTCATGCTTGCTCGGCACATAGATGATGCGCGGAGAGATGATCGGCTTCTTGTTGTAGAAGTTACGCAGCGGGAAGATGGACTGGTTCTCAGCCTTGATGCGACGAACAAGTGCCGAGAAGATGACCGGATCCCACTTTGGCACGGTTGACTTGGGAACCGCCTGGATCTTTGGCACGATCTCGTCTTCGCCGGCATTGTTCTTGCGCTTGCGAAGGTTGTGCTCAGGCTTCGTGCGGGCTGCCTTCGGAGAGAACATGTCGAAGAGCGCGGCCTCAACAGCATTGGCCATCATCGAACCAAAGAGCAATGGCGACTTGGCATGTTGCTTGGCAATGCGTGCAACTTCGCTGCTGATCTCATCCTCGATGTCAGCCACGGAGATCTTCGAGGTCTTGTGGATGTGATCGATGATCTTACGAATGTGCGGGTCAGACAGTGACGAGGTGGGAAGCACCCCGCTGCCGATAGCCCGCTTGACGTTGTCTTCGGTCAGACGATGTGTACCAGCGAAGAGCTGGCGCAGACGTTTTTCGTTTGGCTTCACACTGATAGTTTCTTGATGTAGGCGTTCATCTCGCGGCTGAAGTTCATGACGTCCATGATGGTGTCTGACTCAGCGTCAGCAACCTTCTCGAGGGTGTCACGAACAGCGACCTTCACCATCTGCATCATCTTGTTGGAGATGTCATGCAGCTTGAGGGCGTGCAGCACTTCGCGTGTGATGAACTCCAGCTTGGACACTTCCTTGGCAGTAACCTTGGCCTTTGTGCCTGCCAGGGTCTTCTCCTTGCCGAACTTGGCGAAGGCGTTCTTGGCATCCTTCATCACAGCGTTGGTCATGAACTCGGTCAGGTCTTCCTTGAAGACCGTGGCGTCGACAGACGTAACGTAGTTGATGAATTCCTGCTCGTTGAACAGGTCTTCGCTTTGGTCAGCGAACGAGCGGTCGAGCAGAGCAGACAGGTTCTTGATGGTCTTGACCTTCTTCTTGAAGGCGTCGCCCAGTGAGAAGCCGTCAGTGGTCAGAGCCCATTCGCGCAGGTCACCATTGAACTCGGGCGCGTCAACGCCGTGCTTGTTCTTGATAATGTGGTCGAGGGCATGGATCAGTTTGTCGGCGATTGCACCACGGACCTTGGCTTCACTCTTGTCCACTTCGTGACCTGGTTCACCGAGGTGAGCCACTTCCCGTTGGTAGGCGCGTTCAGCACCCTGGGCCACAAGCACCAGCATCTTGTTGTACTCACGGCCTGAGATGTACAGCGGCGTTGGGCCGATGCTCAGGTAGAAGTGTGGATCGATGTTGCCTGGGGCACCGCCCTTGAGCTTGAAGCGATCTGCAAATGCAGTGATGACATTGCGGGAGAAGTCAGCAACGACTGGGTCTACACCGAGGTTGATCGTGCCGAGGTGCTTCTGGAACTGGTTCCAATCCAAACCAACCGGAATGACGTCGAACACGTCGCGAACGTGCTTGGTCAGTTCGATGACGCCCTTACCCGTTGGGTTGATGGCGGCCACGAGGATCGATTCGGGTGGCAGCTTGTACTCGTCGTTGAACTCCTTCTCGAGCAGCACCTTACGCATGGCGTTGAACACCTTGACGTTCGTGCGGTTCAATTCGTCGAAGAAGATCAGGTACTTCGTGTCGGACTTCTGCCAAGCAGCGAACATCTTGCCACCTGCATCTGCACCGTGGAACTTGATGAGACGTTCCTTGAGGTGCTTCTCGCCTTCCTTCATCTGGTTCTGGATGTCATCGTTCATTGGCGGCTTGGAGAATGCCACCTCGATGCTGTCGTTCTTGCCTTCCTTGGCGAGTGGAACGCCGATGGCTTCTTCAGGAGAAGCATTCTGAACGTCGATGACGATCGGCACCAGGTTCAGGTCAGTAGCGATGTCCTTGATGTGCTTGGTCTTGCCAGCACCAGGAGGGCCAGCGATGACAGGCACGTACTTGCGTGCCTCGCCTGCCTTCATGCGTGTCTTGATCTGATGCTCGAGGGTTTCGCGCCAGTCGTGGTCCTTGACGTTCTTCTCGTCACCGGTGATTTCCTGGCGTTCCTTGATCAGGTCCTTGACGGTCTTGAGAACGTCCTTGGCGATTTCGGCCTGCTTGCCATCGACGTAGTTCTGGAAGTTGACAGCAACGTTCTTCAGCAGCAAGTCAGCATCGCGCTGGTCCTTGACCGGAAGGGCAGTTGACAGGTACACCACGAGCTGTTCCCAACGGCGTGGCGAGACGCGAACGTCCGCAGCCATGTCGTCAGTGGACAACGATCCTGCATTCTTCTTCATCAGTTTGTAGAAGTCGTGCAGCAGTTCCTCGTCGAGCTTGATCTTCGGGTTGTTCTTGTACTTCGTGATGAGGTACGCAAACCACTCGTCCAAGTTCGGCGTGTCAAAGTTCATCATGACGAAGTCCTCGTTCTCGAGGATGTCGCCAACGCCGCTGTCAACCAGGTTCGAAGCAAACAGAACGTAAATGTCAGCAGGGATGGTGTTCTGACCGATGCGACCGTTCAGGATCGAACGCAGCATGTTGCGGATAGAGTTCGAAGTCTGGCGGAAGTATTCGTCCAGGAACAAGATCGTCTTGAACTTGGCGCGCAGTTGCTTGATCTCGTCAGGGATTGTGGTAGCGGTGCCACCAAGCTTTTCCCAGATCATGAAGAGGTCTTGACGCTTCTGCACTTGGGCCAGAAGAGCTGCATCAGGCGCTTGCTTCGAGGCCACGAGAGTGGTGAACAGGTGCGACTTGGCGAACTTGATGTCGAACTCAGCGCGAGACGACTTGGTATCGACAACCTCACGCTTCGTCGAGGCTTCGCCATTTGGCTTGACCACGATGAATGGGATGTCGATGATGTGTTCTTCAACGATGTGTGGTGTTTCGATCATCACCAGCTCGAGGCCGAGCAGCTGTGCTAGGTCACGAACGAATGAAGTCTTGCCCACACCGGTGTCGCCACCGAGAAGGTAACCAGATTGGCCGAGACCACGAGACCGTGTGTGCATATCGTCAAAGATATGCTCGAGGGTCTTGATTTTGCCGCTGACGTCAAGGGCAGCTACTTCGAGTTTTCTCATGTTGCTCTCTTAGCTGTAGTTGTCGTACATGACATGCACGTGATGGCAAGCTTTGCTGCCCTTGGCTTGTTCATGAGCATGGCGGCGATGTGCTTCCTTCTCATGTGGTTCAGCAACTGGACCGGTGTCTTCAACAGGATCTTCCTGAGTTTCAACGACTGGCTCTGGCAGAGAGACAACTGGCAACTTGGCAGGCGAAAGCGCCTTGCCCAAATCTCGCACACGGTTAGCTGCTTCGGAAGGCTGCGCCGTGATGAAGTGATGAAGTTTCATTCTAACTTCCTGGGTGGGATTGTACCACCTATTTATCGGGTTGGATGGGTATGGAGGGCGTAAATATGACACATGGGAGACCGCATGCACACAAACCACCAGCTTCGATCTGAGCTCATAGTTCAGGCAGAGATTGCTTACATCGGGTTGTTACGACAGGTTGATCTCCTGTTTGAGCACACCGTCTTCTACCTTGAGCGATACCCGATGCAGTCGAGAGCAGATGAGATGCGAACTGCAGAGCTCAACTTCTGCATCGGCCAGCTAGGTGACCTGCCAACCAAGATGGCTTCGGTGCTAGAAGCCTGGAAGAAGGGGATTCCAAGTCCACTGTCTCGGGATGAGATGGAACTTGATGTGCTGAATGAGTACTGGGCCAACATGTCGGCCCTCGTCTGTTTCCTGATGCAAGCCCAGATCGACCTCGACCCCTTCAGCTTGGACGACAGCACCAAGTACTTCTACGTTCTGAACAGAGCGAACCGCGTTCTAACCTGATTTTTGTTGACACCTTCGGGTTCAACGGGTTACAATACACTTACACCCTTCACGAGAGGGTTCTTTCCACTACCTCGGAGAACGAGACCATGTCAGCTACAGACAAAACTACGCTTGGCGACCGGATGAAGTCGTACGAGCAGCCCACGACATCCCGTGTCGCATTCAAGGGCCAGCCACTGATCGTCCGCCTGGACGGCAAGAGCTTCCACACCTTCTGCAAGGGCCTGAAGCGGCCTTACGATGAGCGCCTTTCGAAGCTCATGGTGCAGGTCACGACCGCACTGGTCGATCACTTCCAAGCCAAGGTGGGCTACACGCAGTCCGACGAGATCACCCTCGCTTGGTACTCCGCTCCGCATGAGACCACGGAGTACCCATTCTCGGGTCGGTTCCAGAAGCTCGAGAGCCTGCTCGCAGCCTATGCCACAGCAGTCTTCAACCGTCTGCTTCCCACCCTCATTCCTGAGAAGGCTGACAAGCTGCCGATCTTCGATGCACGTTCCTTCGTGGTGCCGAACATCAAGGAAGCCTACCACGCCTTCCTGTGGCGGCAGCAGGACGCAACCAAGAACGCCATCTCCATGGCTGCTCAGTCGATGTTCTCGCACAAGTCGCTGCAGGGGCTGCATGGGCCCGAGATGCAGGAGAAGATGTTCAAGGAGAAGGGCATCAACTTCAACGACTACCCGCCATTCTTCAAGCGCGGCACCTTCGTGAAGCGGATCACGGTGACCAGACCGATCGAGACGGCAGACTTCGAGCGCGTGCCTGAGGCGTACTGGGAGCAGTTCAGGGCGACCAAGGAAATCACGCGCACCGAGATCAAGGAGATGGACGTGTGGCTGTCGAAAGAAGAGGAAGCCGTGGACATCCTCTTCGGTGATGCCAAGCCGCTGATGACTCAGATCCTGACGAGGGCTGAATTGCTCAAGTGGTAGTGGTTACATCCTCCCTACGGGGAGGATCGTTACACTATTGTCAACACGAAACCCACCAACAGTGTACAATCAATTTGTCATGAAGACATCTCGTAAATCCAAGCCCAGCTTCATGGCATACCTGAAAGCAGCCATCATGTTGCTACCACTCTACATCGGGTTGGCGATCACCAACGTGCGATTGGTTTGGATTTGCTACCAAGCCAGGCGAATTCTGGCCCGATATCCTTAGCTGTGCTTGCCTACGTGGGCCCAGGCGTTGGCTCCACGTTCCCATTCCTTGGTCTTTGGATTCCAAGTTGGTTCGGCACGCTTGCTGACTGAACCTGCTTCGGCTCGGCTGCGGCGTGAGGAACCTTGTTCTGCCTGTTCTGCCTCGGCACGTGAGCGCTGGAACTCGTTTTCCTTGTGATCTTCTTGATCTTGCAGTGAGGCCAAGATCTTCTTGATGGCGCCAGTCTGTTCGCCCTTCTTTTCGAGCTGAGCTGCGTAGTTCTTGAGCGTGCGCTTGGCAGCGGCATCGCCTTCCTTGGCAACCTTGAAGAGCTTTGCAAGTTCACTGTCAGTGAGCTTGGCAGACTTCTGAAGCTTTGCCTTGATGAAGTCCAGCAGTCCTTCGTCCAGGGTCTCTGGGCAAGGAAGGTCGTTTGCAGCGACGTGTTGGTACTCGAGAAACTGCTTGAAGGAAATCTTCTGCATGACTGGAATCCTGGGGATTTTTACGACCTATTTATACGCGGTATGCTAACCTGAAGGTCCCGGGAATTGTTTCCAGAAGTTGTTACAATGGAACAGTTACACTACACTGCCCTCCATGAAACAACGCCAGTTCATCAAAGTTGTCGGATCCTCCATCACCGGAGTTGAAGGCGGCAGGTTGGAGACCTTCACCAGTAAGGGGATCACCAACCTGAAGCGCGGTCAAACCCTCATTGACTTCGTCACTGCCTTCTTGTGCAATCGAGGGATCACGAGCTTTCAGTTGAACGAGCGCCACGACGGTGCTTGGTCCACGACGCCCATGATGTTCCTGACTCAGGAGCCCAAACAGGTTCTGACCTTCACCTTCAAGCAATTCGATCAAGACGATCTTGGCTTCCATGCCAAGGATCTCACAGCAAAGGAGCTCGAGCGCGACATGAAGCCTCTGAGCAAGCTGATCTATGGCTAAGGTCGTCGGTCTCTCCGGTGCACAAGGCGCCGGCAAAAGCTCCATCCTGACGGGTCTCATGAGTCAAGGTTGGTCTGTCGACAGCTTCCGGGTTTCGCGTGCAGTGCAAGCCCAACTTGGCTGGGACAGTCTCAATCGGGTCATGGAACACCCAGACACCATGACGAAATTCCAGATGGAGGTATACCGCCAGAAGTACGAGCGTGACCTCTATCTCAAGGAACAAGAAGGCCAAGGCGTCTCCTACCTCATCGTCACCGAACGCACCTTCGCTGACATCGCCGCCTACACTCTCCAGTGGACATGGCGGCTGCTCGATGAGCACAAGTGGGATGTTCGCGAAGCCAGCCCTTGGCTGACGCGCTACCTGAGTCTCTGCAATGGGGCGCAGGAAAAGTGCTACGATGCCGTCATGCTGCTTCCGTACATGGACAGCGTGCCTTGGCAAGACGACCCCAATCGTGCTGAACGGGCCACAGTCGATGCCGTCTACGAGGATGTGGAACGCTTCCTCGAGAGCTCCAGGTTCCTGACCACCCGCAAATTGACCATCACCGAGAAGGGTATCCCGGAACGGGTCAAACAAGTTTCCGACTTCCTCCTCACACTATGACCAAAGATCGCGGTTTCAAGAAGCTCAAGGGTTTCACCATTGGTCGGGTGGATGCAAGCTGCATCAACCACGTGGTGCTGTTCGCTGATGATGGCAAGACGGCCTTCATGATCTCGGCAGAGATGGATGGACCACTGAACATTCCGGTGCTCAGCATTGTCAAGCACGTCAACAAACCCAAGGCTGTGAAGCTCAACCCACCGAAGCCGACCAAGGTCAAAGAACCGAAGCCGGCTTGGCCATTCCCAACCATCGAGGACCAATCCCTTGACTAAGCCACCAACCTATTCGCGCCACGGCCCTGGCAAGAACATCCTGATCCTCGACACCGAGACCTCAGGTTCCAGCTTCGGCAGCTATGAAGACACCTTCAAGCAGTACCAAGCCGTGTCGTTCGGTGCCATCGTTGCTGACAACCTGACCTTCCAACCCATTGCCAAGCTCTACTTCACCGTCAAGTTCGACGGCACCAAGTACGAGTGGTCTGAGAGCGCTGAGAAGGTGCACGGCCTGTCACGCGAGCAGCTCGAAGCTGAAGGTCTGGACGATGAAGAAGCTGCAGCCACCCTTGCTGAATTCATCCTCACCCACTTCGGTACTGGCAAGGTGATGTTCGCCGGTCACAACCCGTACTTCGACATCGAAGCCATGCGCCAACTGCTCGAGAAGCACGGCGTCATGCCTGATCTGTACCACGTCGTGATCGATACGTCAGGCACTTCGTTCGTCGCGATCGGCAAGTATCGCTCCAATGACGTCTTCGAGATCTTCTGCGGTGAACGCCGCGACAAGCACAACGCCCTCTCTGATGCCGAGTTGACCCTCACGGTACTTCAAAGCATCAAAGCGCTGTGCACGGCTGGGGCAGAGAGCCTCGGGATCCAACTGTAACAGATCCCCGCAGGTTGGTCGTTGTGATAGAATAGACCATGACGATCAATCCGGGTATGAACTGGCAGACACACGTGGCGGCGGGCATGAACATGCTTCAAGCGTCGACGACTCCGCCCCCAAATCCAGCACAGGGCGACTGCTACTTCAACACCATCGATGGGTGCATGTACATCTATGCCCACCCAAAGTGGTTGATTCTGTCCTCTAGTAACGGCAAAGAATGGGCGTTGTTCCTCGATGATGAGCGAGCGCCTGCAGATGCCAACTACGTGCTGGGTGCCACAGCCGTGCTCATTGCTCGGTCTGTCCACGAAGCGCAAGCTTTGGTTCAACAGCATGGTTTGCCATGCGACATCAGCTACGACCACGATCTCGGCCAAGACCAACCGGTTTCCACGAAGTTCATGTGGTGGCTCATCAACGGTCATCTCGATGAAACGTGGGACTGCACGGCAATTCGGCGAGTTCGCATCCATTCAGCCAACATCAAGGGCGCTGAAAATCTCCATCTTCTGTGGGAAGGATTCTGCAAGGCACATGACATCAAATGCGATATCCATCGCGTGAAGGCGCTCCAGAAATGACTGAAGAAACATTCGTCCTCGGTGAATTCGAGGTGAAGAAGACTGGTAGAATGGCCGAGAAGCCCATGCCAGGCGGTAAGAAGCTTGTGATGTGTGAAGTCACTCCTGTCAACCAAGACGATGGCACATGGAAGAAGTGGGTCAATCCGACCACGCTCTTCAGCATCGTCGCAGCCAAGGAAAAGTGATGCGCTTTGTCACCCTTTCAACCCTTCAGCTCTTCGGGCTTGCCATCACGATGTCAGTCCTGGTGGCTGTTCTCGTCGCCATAAATAGCTGGTACATCGACAACAGGCTCTTGCCTGAGGTGCACCAGGATAAGGCAGGCGCTTGCGTCAAGGTCGTCAACTACGAGAACGGCCACGCATACGGTTGTGCTGATGTCAACGTGCTTCTCAGGCGGTACCGCACGGTAACGTCTCAATGAAGAAATTCCTCCGACTCAGCTGCACTACCTGCAAACGGACAATCGACAAGCTCGTCGACAATTCTCATATCAGCCCTGATAAGTGCACGATCACGTATCAGTGTGGTGGTCGTCTTGTGCCCGTCCAGTATCTGTCCAATGGCCAGATCACTGCAGCTTCGGCGTCGGGGGTAACTGACTGGCACCAACGCACGACTACTGAGACGACAGTTGGCCCGATGGTGCCAGAGGTTTCGCTAATCAACACTGCCACCGGATCTTACGGTCAGCTCGTGTTGGCTCTTGCTCTTGCTGTACCTCCAGCAGATTCAGCCACCGCTCGTCTGGAGCTTGCTGTTCGCACTGACACGCCAAAGAGCTTCAGGCAGTACACGTTCCGATTCGATACCACCTTCGCCTCCGTTGCTGGTGTCGAAAACGGCCCAGAGAAGAAGACGTTGCGCTTCAAGGCGTACGGTCTAGATCCTGATCTCATTGAGGTCTATCTCAATGGCGTCAAGCTAGAGCGCGGCACTGCTGCAGATCAGTTCCAGATCAATGATGGATCTGCCTCGTCCTCCGTGCCAGACAACATCGTCTCGTTCAATTCTCCAGTCAGCCTACCTGGCACCACACAGGTAGACGTGGTGGTGTCGAAGGCTCTTGCCCAAACGACCAAGATTCTGACCTTCGTTCGAAACGTGGACACTCCATCCCGCACCTTCGCTGGTGCATGGGAGAATGTGAGCTTCTTCGAACGTCTGGTGAATGGTGTCTGGACCCGCTACTACATCTTCAAGTTCGACATTCTCGACACGACAGCCATTGACCTCAATACCATCATGTCTCCGTATGGCGACCTGATCGTGAACACTGGAAGTGGAACAATCACGCTGCCACAAACGAAGGCGTGCTTCATGTTGGCGCGCAAGCCGTACTCTCCATTGGATCGCTATCTCAATCTAATGGTTTCACTGGACACTATGAGCACAGATCGCGACTACCTGAAGTACCATGTCGTGAGCAGCACCGCAGTTCTCGATGTCACACAGAGTTCTGTTGTGGCATTCTATCCGCCAGCTCGCCTACCATTGGGTTCAACTGGTGGCCGATTCGATCCAGATCCAATCATCGCAGTGACCCAGAAAATCGTTATCGGTGAAACTGAACAGTTGACTATTGACGGTCAACTCATCGTGGGGCCTGACGCATGATCACTGCACCAACCTCTTGCTTCTTCATGTTGCGCGCAGAAGGCGAAGCTGCTCAGCAAGCCGTCGCTGAGTTTGCGCCTCGCAGTGCAAACGACATCGAAGCCGTGGTGCTCGTGTCGGCTGACTTCGAGAGTGACGTCAATGCTGATGCCAGTCTGACCACATCGATGGACCACATCACCGGCTTGTCATGCATTGCTGCCGATCGGCTCGATGTCAAGGCAACCTACAACCCACTGTACGTGCCAGGCGAGATGGCGTTGATCGACGAGACCCTCAACCTTGATGCACGTCATGACAACATTCGATTCGTCGGGATGAATGGCAACCCATACACCCTCAAGATCATCGAGGTCAAGGATGGCGATGACACCATGATCGCCGCCAAGATCGAGTACCGTCAGTTCGAGATCCCATCTTACAGCGACATCGTGCAATCCAACAAGAGTACGGTGTTAAATTGATGCAGGCATTCACTTTCACCGCAGCCGTCAAGCTCATTCACGGCACACAGCAAGTTACCGTGTTCAAGGACAAGTATCCTGGTGCTTCTGACATCAACGTCTCGTCACGTGAGTTCCCCAACTACGACGAGTGTCTTGCATCCTGCAAGTCCTTCATGGATGACATGAAGGCACACATCGCTACTGCCGCCGCGGAAAAGCAGACCTTCAAGCTGTCGTCTGAGGTCAACCCAGTCTACAACAACGGACAGGCCACCTTGTCCAAGGATTGGGATGCAGGAGAGGTCTCACGCCTCTGGATCTTCGACGAAGCCATGGAGAAGGTCGGACAGATCCATGCCGTTGCTCAAGCGCGCGTGTTTTCGACTGAACGTCCTAAGACAATCCGACTCGTAAACTAACCTACCTGAGGCTGTCAGCCATCGGGTTCCGTGGTACAATGAATGTATCGTAACTGTTCCATCACCGGAGACCATAGTGGCAACCAAAGAACTCGCACCCAAGGCCAAGAAGTTTCGCTCGATCGAAGAGATCATGCGCGACCCGAAGTCCAAGGCCAAGCTGACCAATGCTGTCGACGAAGCCGTCAAGTGCAAGGGCAAGATCGCCTACGAGCAGCAGAACATCAAGGTGCTGCGTGACACATGTCTCGAAGAACTCGGCCTCAAGCCAGCCATCTTCAACAACTTCGTGGCGATGACCTTCAACAACGACTACCAGCAGCGCAAGGAAGGCCTTGAGCAGCAGCTGACCTTGGTCGAGATCGTGATGACCGACGCCGGCATCGCGCTGACCCACACCCCGTCTGATGACGAGTAAGGCAGTAGCAGTCGCCTTCACTTGCATGTGTGGCCACCGGGCCACCGTGCTTGTTCCTGCTGGTGACAAGCGAGGCGAGAACTGCGATCGTTGCAATCGTCTTTGGGACGTAAGCAGCGATGGCAGTGTGGTACAATCGCTTCTGACAAACGCATGGGTCAAACGGCGGGACATCCTTGACGGTCCTGGCCGGCACTACATCAATGACGACAAATAACTACATCGGCGCAGTCTACGACTGGGACAGTGACAAGGTCCTCGTGTGGGAGCGCGACCCTGACGGACAACGCGTCCTACGCCGATGGAAGGCTGAGCACTACTTCTATGTGCCAGAGGAGATTGCTCGTTCAGTTGGCGATGGCGTGCCATACTGCGACGTGTCTGCAGGTTACACCTCGCTCTACGGCAAGAAGCTGCTGCGCTTCGACTTCGATACCCGCAAGGACTTCGAAGAGGGCCGTCGCCACTTCCCGCAGGGAACGTTGCATGAGTCGGACATCCCGACCGAGCTGAAGATCCTGATGAACCACTACGTGGACCTCCCCACGCCAGTGGTCAACTTCGCCTTCCTCGACATCGAAGTCGATTACAAGTCGAAGATCGGCTTTGCGGGCCCCAAGAACCCGTATGCCATCATCAACGCCATCACGATCTATCAGTCGTGGACGAAGACGTACAAGCAGTACGTGATTCCGCCCATCAATGATGGTGTTCGATGGAACGGCACCGTTGAGGACATCAAGGCTGAGTTCACTCGCCTGATGGAAGAAGGCAACCTTGCCAAGGGCATCTACCCCGAGATCGTGATCTGTGCCAATGAGGGCGAGCTCCTTCATCACATGCTCATGGACATCGAGGACGCTGACATCATCAGCGGCTGGAACTCGGAGTTCTTCGACCTTCCATACATCATGAAGCGCCTCGAGCTGGTGTGGTCCAAGCTCGTTCACAAGATGTGCTTCGTTGGCTGCAAGAAGCCGCGCCAAGGTGAAGTCGACAAGTTCGGCTCACCTGAGATCACGTACACGATCTTCGGTCGTTCTCACCTGGACTACAAGGACCTCTTCGAGAAGTTCACGTTCGAAGGTCGTGAGTCGTACGCCCTTGCCAACATCCTGGCTGAAGAGGTAGACCACGGCAAGCTGCACTACGAGGGCACCCTCGAGCAGCTCTACCACAACGACTTCCCCACCTTCTGCGCCTACAACTTCCGTGACGTCAGCGGCATGGTTGACTTGGAAGCCAAGTTCCGGTTCATCACGATGGTGAACCAGATGGCGCACGAGAACACTGTCAACTACAGCGCGATGCTGGGTACGGTGCGCTACGTTGAGACTGGCATCACCAACTTCGCCCACACGGCCAAGAAGGTCATCGTTCCTGACAAGCCTCCACTGATCAAGCACCCGAAGGTTGAGGGTGCCATCGTGTTGACCCCGAAGATCGGGTTGCACGAATTTCTGGGCTCAGTCGACTTGGTGTCTCTGTACCCGACCGAGATCATGTCGCTCAACATCTCGCCCGAGATGTTCCGTGGTCAGTTCGCTGAGTGCGATGCTGCATGGTTCGGCATCATGTTCGGCGAAGACGTCGACGGCAAGGAAGTGGCCGAGGACATCCTCTACCGCCTGGAGACAGACGACGGCGACTTCATGGAAGCCACAGCCGAAGAGTGGCGCGCTGTTCTCATCGAACAGAAGTGGGCGCTCACCGCCTACGGCACCATCTTCGACCAATCTGGCGAAATGGGTCTCGTACCCGAAGTGCTGTCATTCTGGTTTGCCGAGCGCAAGCGGCTACAAGGCGAGAAGAAGAAGTACGGCAAGCTGGCTCGTGAGGAGACCGATTCTGTCAAGAAGGCAGAGTACGAGAAGCAGGAAGCCCACTACGACCTGCTCCAGCTGACCAAGAAGATCCAGCTGAACTCGACCTACGGGGCTCTGCTCAACATTGCGTTCCGCTTCGGTCGTATGGAGATGGGCGCGTCAGTGACTGCATGCGGCCGTGGCACCACCACGCACATGATGCAGACGATTCACGAGTACATCGAGAAGAACTTCAAGCGCCTGGTCAAGACGACTGAGGTGGAGAAGGATGGCACTGTCACCAACGCATATGGCATCGACAGCGACGTCATCATCTATGGTGACACCGACTCGTGCTACTTTCGCACGAAGGCTACCAACAAGGCTGATGCGATCAAGATCGCTGACGAGGTGGCAGCACACGTAAACGCCGGATGGACCGAGTTCATGGCGAAGCGCTTCAACGTGCAGCCATCATTCAACGGTCGCATGAAGGCTGGTCGCGAAGTTGTTGCTGAACGCGGCCTCTTCCAAGCCAAGAAGAAGTACGTGCTGAAGGTCGTTGACAATGAAGGTGTGACCCCATCTGGCGGTTACAAGCTGAAGTCACAGGGTTCCGAAATCAAGAAGTCGGACACCCCGAAGATCATTCAGGCCTTCCTCAAGGATCTGATGAGCCGCATTCTGTCTGGCGATGACTACCCATCCATTGAGAAGTTCGTCAATCAGCAGCGCAAGATTCTTGCTGGCAAGAACGGCGACATCTTCGCGATGGGTGTGGCGAAGCAAGCCAACAATCTCGACGAGTACTACTCTGCATGGGTTCGCAAGGGTCGCCCATCAGCCGGCAAGGTCATGCTGCCCAGCGAGATGGATCGTCCAGGTTACACAGGCACGTCAGTTCCTGGTCAAGTACGTGCTGCCATCCACTACAACGAAATTGCACCCACCTTTGAAGAGGGCGCCAAGCTCATTCGCGGTGGTGACAAGGTCCGCATCTTCTATCTCAAGGGCAATGCCCACGGGTGGAAATCCATTGGCATCCCTGCCGAACTCGAGCGCTTTCCTGATTGGTTCACTGGTGAGTTTGAGGTAGACCGCAAGCTCACTGAAGAGAAGATGTTCGACAACAAGCTGAAGGGCATCTTCGGCGCCATCGGTTGGGAAGTCCCCACCCCACAGAATACCCATGTCAACAGCATCCTGAGGTTCTAACAATGGCCATCATCAGCAAGCGCGGCAAGAAGCTGCCAGAGAAACCCGTCGAACAGCAACCATCCGACGTTGATCACATCGAGATCAACTTCGCTGAGTTCGATGATCATCCAATCAACAAGGATGGCCAGCAGGAGTTCGAGTACTACAAGGAAGACTGGATCATCCAGAACTGTCATGCCCTTCGCATGATGGATCCGACTGCAGCGCTGCCAACTGTCGGAGATATGGTGGGTGAACCATTTGCTGGCATGATGGCCATCTGGGATGGATCCCGATGGCTCAAAGTCACGCTCGTCCACCTGCAAAAGCTGCTGCAACCGAAAACCCAACGTGTTACAATGGGTCAACATGAATACGAAGTGGTCGTCAAATGAACTTTAGCCCCTCCGATGTGGATGAACTCCGCGCCATCCTCGCCCTTTGCAAGACCGTCGGTATCGATGGCTGCGTCCTTGCTGGTGGCAAGGTCATGGGTGCCATGTCCAACAAGAAGGTAGCCATCATCTCCGAGACGAAGCTCTCGATCGATCCCACGGTTCCCGTTGGCATTGGCCGCCTCTCTGACCTTGAGAAGCGGCTTGGTCTCTTCACTGGCTCGGTCTCTATCACCGGCGATGTTGCCAAGAACGGCGAAATCGGCCGTATGACCATCGCTGCTGGCAAGACGAAGGCCCAGTTCCGCTGCAGCGCCACGTCGATGGTCCTTCACCCCAAGGAAAACCAAGATCCTCCGTTGGTGGCCCTGACGATGACCAAGGCTGAGGTGAGCACCCTCACCAAGGCTGCCAAGATCTTTGGCGCCGAGACGATCATCTTCAAAATCTCCTCCGCGGGAGATGTACATATTGAATGCGTCGACAGCACGAACGACCAGTTCTCGACAGGCACTGAAAAGCCGGCTGAGTTCATCGATGAAGCTGAGGCCATTCTCTTCACCTATGCAGCACCGTACCTCACCACGGTACTTGACGTGGGCGTTCGAGACCTGAAACGCGATGATGAGACCATCGATCTGGTGTTTGGCCAGGCGGGTTCCATCACCACCTTGGTCAAGGGCTACTCGCTCTTGGTCATGAACGAGTACAACGAGGACTGATATGCAAGACATCGACAAGACCCGCAACGAATACGTGATGAGCCTGGAGGAACAGGTCCGCCATCTGACCCGTCTGCTTGGTGAAGCCAAGCCGATGGCTGACAAGTGGACGCCGATCGTGGCCACCGCCAATGAAGGCAATATCCTTCGTGTCACCGTCGGTTTCGGCGGCAAGCGAGTGACCGTTGCATTGCCAAATGCGGCGCTGATCAACAACGACATCAACTGGTCGACATCGACCGTCACTGACGCCGTGATGAAGAACCTCGTGTTCGATCATCTTGCTGCCGTCATTCGGCCTGAGATTGAGGCGGCACAACGTGCAGTCGCAAGCGTCGCAAGTGCTGGGAAGTGGTGACATCATGAAGTTCTGGGACGCCATCAAGAACTACTTCGGGAACCTCGGACCAGTCGCAGTCGATCACGAGGCTGAGTATCTGGCCGAGAAGGAAGCATCTGACAAGCCGTGGGCCTCCTTCGAGGTAGGCGGCTTCGAGGATGATGGCCGCATCAAGATCAAGTTCAACTGGAACCAGACCTTCATTGAGAAGATCAAGGGCCTGGGTTTCGAAGCAGAGACGGACGAAGACACGGTGCAGCTGTTCTTCTACACGTCGTCAATGCGCCCCACTCACCTGGCTGGAGATCCGCAGGACGATGCAGTGCAGTCGTCTACACATCCCCAACTCAGCCAGATCCAGAACGAGCTGAGGGTGGGATGAGCGCACGCTCCAAACGACTGCAGGAAATTGCCGAGGAGGTCATGGGCCTCATTGCTGCCCCAGACATCTTCAGCTTTCTGGATGACAGCGTCGGCAACATGTCAGCGCTGGAGACACGGCTACAGGAGGTGATGCAGGGTCGCCAATCGTTCGAGACCATCGAACTGGCAATGTATCTGCGCACGAGCTTCTCGCGTCAGCGCAGCTTACCTTCATGGCAGCCTCTGCTCAATGCAGCTGTCGAAATGGGCAAGATGCGCGGCGACAATGTAGATGACATGTTCTACGGGATGATGCCGCCCGCAGCCCACCCACACCGGAACACGTAAGGCACACCATGAAGCGTCTCGTAGTTGACACCTCCAACATCCTCTTTCGGGTTGCATCTGCCCATGGCAAGTACAACCAAGGTGGGGATCCTGCAGACCAAGCGGGTCTCGCGATGCATATGGCATTAAACACCCTGAAGTCGCACTACCGCAAGATCCAACCGGACCAAGTGGCAGTTGCTTTCGAGGGCAAGAACAATTGGCGCAAGGCCTACACGAAGGCTGAGACCTGCGTATCGCGCCGGTACTACAAGGGCAACCGCGTCACTGACGACAGCAAGGCCGCCTTCTACGAACTGATCGCTGCCTTCGAGGATCTGGCACGCAACCATACCTCCCTTGTATGCCTCTCACGGCCCGAGCTGGAAGGCGATGACAGCATCGCTGCCTATGTCCAGTACTTCTCTGCCAAGGGCGACGAGGTTGTCGTGCTCTCAGGTGACAAGGACTTCATCCAACTGCTGAAGAATCCGGGTGTATCGATCGTCAATCCAGACGACGGCAAGCTACGTGGCTGGGACAAGGAGACAGGCGACAAGATTGATCCCGAGTACTTCATGTTCGAGAAGGCAATTCGTGGCGACAGCGGCGACAACGTTCTCACTGCCTATCCACGTGTCTTCTCCACGAAGATCCAGAAGGCGTACACGGACGAGTACGAGCGTACCAACATGATGAACCACACGTGGGTGTTCAGCGAGCCAGAGACTGGCGAGAAGCGCACCTTGCGAGTTGGCGATCTGTTCGAAGAGAACCAGACCCTCATGAACCTCGAGCGTCAGCCACCACATATCCGTGCGCTCATGACCGAGATGGTCGAGCACGAGATCCTTCATCACGGTGCCTTCAGCTTCTTCCACTTTCAGAAGTTCTGTGCCAAGTTTGGCCTTCGCAAGATCGCCGATGAGGCCCAACACTTCGTTGAGCTCTTCTCCAGCACAGGTCGCAACTCTCCGTTGAAGGAAGAGACCAAGGCGCTCAATGCAGAGAAGAAGCGAAAGTCAACACTGGTGTTCTGATGGAAGCAATTGGTTGGATTGGCGGACTCCTGCTGGCTACGTGTGTGGTACCACAGGTGATTGATTGCCTACGCAAAGGGCATGCGGAAGGCATTGACAAGTTCATGCTTTGGATGTGGGGCAGCGGTGAGTTGCTGATGGTGGTGTACGTGTGGCCGACAGGCAAACTTCCGCTGTTGGTCAACTATCTCGTCAATTTTCTGCTGCTACTTGTCATCGTGTGGTTCAAGATTTGCCCGCGGAGAATAGGGACATGAAGGACGGTAGATATCTCTTTGCCATTGGCATTCTGTTGGACAACTTCAAGACATGGCAAAATGATGTCAGGGTTCGCGTCAGCAAGTCGAAACCAGTTACCAGCACTTGGCGTTTCATGTATCAGAAGTGGCTGGATGATGACGAACAAGTCTTTCGCGTCATCAGCTGGCGCACGGCCATCATCAAGAAGCGTGGTACTGTGCGATGCATGACCGCCTGTTTCTGGTGGTTCCAGTAGCAATCTGCCCGTTTCTCCAGTATAAATAGGTGCGTGGTTGACATCCCGTCGACACGTTAATGGGTCTGACCCTCGGGTCTCTAAAGCGTCTCACGCATTCCCTCAACCTGCTAGGAGAAACAAGCATGGCTACAGCTGCAACCCCGCGCATTGAGAAGCGTCCAACCAACCTTCGTCACGTCTATCTGATCGACTGGAACGACGACGGAATCCTCAAGGAAGTCGCCGTCGTCATGGAAGCCAATGATGGCACCATCTATGGCATCGAAGTCGACAAGCTTCACAACATCGACAAGGCCCGTCTGAAGAAGTTCCTCGTGTCCGTTCACGCTGACAAGTATCCGCTGTGGGAACTTCTGTCACAGGGCAAGCTGAACAATGGCGTCAACCCACTCGACTTCTTCCACATGAACTACGTCAAGGTCAAGCGTCCTCGCGGTGCAGTCCTCGGCGGCGGCCTGGCTTCTGTTGAAGTCTACGGTTCCGACAAGCAGATCGGTTCCGAGTTCACCCGCGGCGACCAAGGCACCGTTTCAGGCTTGGCACCCGGACTGTAAATACAGTTCCCGACTTTCGTACACCATGGGGCCCTCGCGGCCCCATTCATTTTTTAGGTTGTACTCCGGGTAGAGCTCATGTTAGAATGAGATCATAGAAACATACCTTGGCCAACGATAAGGCCGCAACCTACCTGGAGTAGAACATGAAGAAGGTCATTAGTGCCCTTTCGCTGATTGCCGCGCTCGTCATTTTTGGCGCGGCCCAACTGTATCAGCACGTCCCGACACCAATCGGAAACTCGGTCATTGCAGAACAGGGAGACGGTGCCCGTGTGGCAACCCTCCTGCCGTCCAACATGACGGACAAGCAGCACGAGCTGCTCAACATGGCCTATGATGTCGGTGTTGAAGCAAAGCTCAAGAGCCCGGAGATTCTGCAGGCAGTCCTGCTGCAGGAGACCGGGGCCGGCGCGGCTGCATCCTACAACGTCGCCAACCCTGGCCCCAACGCCTACTTCGGTCCCATGCAGATCAAGCTGGTTGTCGCCAAGACGGTGCTGCAGAAGTGGCCTGCATTGTTCTCGGAGTACGGCTTTCACACGAAGACTGACGACGAGATCAAGGCAAACCTGATCCTGAATGAGCGCTTCAACATTCACGTTGCTGCCATGTATCTGACGATTCTCTCTGCCGAATACGGGCTGCGCGGGCGTGACCTGCTCAATGCCTACAATCGCGGCCCAACCGGGGCGAAGGCAGTCGGTGCTGACTACCACTACGCCATCGGCGCCGAGCGCAAGCTTGCTGCAATGAAGCGTAGCTGAATCGAGTTTCAGGTCCTATCCTTGGCCGTGCATGTTACAATGAAACATGCTCGAACAACGTACACTCGCTGACATCATCCGTGACAAGGTTCCCCTTGGCCCAGAGAATGCTCGTGGCTGGTTCGAGGTACGTTGCCCCTGCTGCAGCGACTACCAAGTGCGGGCTGGGTTCAAGTTCGAAGACACGCACACCGTCTATTCGTGCTGGAACTGCAAGTCCGCCTTCAATGTCGAAGAGGGCACCGGCAAGTTCACGAAAAACGCACGTGGTATCCTTGAGGACTTCGGCATCACGCGCGATGACCTCACTGCCATCCGTTCAGCGTTGCTTCAGCCACAGAAGGAGGAAGAGCCAGAGATCAATCTTGAGGAGCTGAAGAAGGTCAAGCTTGTTACGCCTGAGGTGGCGCTCCCAGATCGGACACATCCGCTTGGAGTAGACCACCATGACGAGTTGCAGGAACCACTCATCGAGTATCTGCTGAAGCGTAAGATCGATCCACTGGAGATTGGTGCATGCTTCAGTCTCGATCCTCGGCACCTGCGGCGTGTCATCATTCCGTATTACCGTGATGGCAAGATCATCTACTGGCAGTCGAGAACCATTGACAACATCAAGCCGCGGTATCTCAATTCATCTAACCCACGTGATGCGATCCTATACGGCTACGACCGCCTCTATACATACACTCCCACGCCGCTCTTTGTGTGCGAAGGCGTCTTTGACGCCATCGTCCTCAAAGGTGTCTGCATTCTTGGATCGACTCTCAACGCTGCGAAGCTGGAGATCCTAAAGAAGAGCAGACGACGGATCATCTTCGTGCAAGATCCTGATGGCAATGGTGACGCACTGACCGCTCTCGCTATTGAGCATGGGTGGGAGATCAGCTACTTCGACAAGAAAGACATGGACGCAAGCGCAATGGTGGAGCAGTACGGACTGCCGCTAACCATCTTCCAGCTCATGAAGAACGTCACACGCTCCTCGATCATGCAGCGGATCGGGATCCTCAACAACGGAACATTTGGGACCTATCGATGAACAATGACGTGCCAATGATGGACGAAGACGCACAGCGTCTGTACGTGAATGCAATGATCAACAACCCGGATCTGTTTGTCCGGGTGCAGAACCTGCTGAGCCCCACCTTCTTCGATCCCCACATCGCAAAGGGTGTGAAGTTCCTGAAGGAGTACTTCGCCGAGAACCATTCAGTGCCAGCCACCTCCATCTTCACCGCTGCTACGAAGCTGCCAACAGATGTCGTGCTCCTGAACCGGGAAGACGGTGAGTTCGTGCTCAACCAGATCGCCCAATTCTGTCGCTTCAAGGCAGTCATCGAGCAGGTGCAGCGTGCAGTTGGTACGGGTGGCTACCTCGAGAAGGGCGACCTCGGCACGATGGTCGCGAAGTTCAAGGAAGCTTCCGAGATGGGCCTGCTTGCCGACCTCGGCATCAACTACTTCGAGAATGTCGAAGAGCGTCTTGCATCCTACGAGAGCGAAGACGAAGTCATCTCCACTGGCTGGAAGTCTGTCGACGATCTGATCGGTGGTGGTGTCGGTCGTCAGGAACTCGTGCTCTTCCTGGCTCCGTCTGGCGGTGGTAAGTCCGTCGGCATGCTGAACCTGGCCCACAACCTGATGCGCCAGGGTCTGAGCGGCGTCTACATCTCGCTGGAAATGAAGGACAAGAAGGTCACGATGCGTACCGACCAGATGCTGGCTCGGATGGCAAGTGGCATGATCAGCCTCAACAAGACTGAAGTGGCACACGAGATCCACAAGTTCCATGAGCAGACAGGCGTCAGCTTCCACGTGAAGCGGATGCGGGAAGGTACGACCCGCGCATCTGACATGGCCGCCTATCTCCGTGAACTGCGAGTGCGTTACGGTTTCCGGCCTGACTTCATCGTTGGCGACTACCTCGACATCATGGGTCCGGACCAGAAGGGTGCTGGCGACTCCATGTTCCTGAAGGACAAGTTCGTGGCTGAAGAGTTCCGGGCTCTGAACTTCGACGAGAACTCAATCGGCATCTCAGGTTCCCAGCTCGGCAAGCATGCCACTGAAGCCATCGAGGAAGGCAAGATCATCCACCAAGGCGACATCCAGGGTGGCTCTTCAAAGACGAACACAGCCGACTTGCAGATCTCGATGGAGAAGACGCAGGCCATGCACGAAGCAGGCATCTTCCGGTTCGGCTTCCCGAAGGCCCGTAACTCGGATGCCACAGGCAAGCGCATCGAGATGGCTTGGAGCAAGAAATCCCTCATCATCTCTGACATGGACAAGAGCCAGTTGGAGTTGCACAAGAAACCACGATCTGGGGCCGATCTTCCGGCAGCTACCCCAGGTCGTCGCAGGTCAATCAACGACCTGCTGGGAGGTCAACAATCGACTTCCCCCGCCGAATAAATAGTTGCTGGGAAAACCTCCCTTTCCATCCCAACCATCCCCATCAGGAGATACTCAAATGACCGAGCAAGCTCGCACCATCACCCTCGACGGCATCAGCTACGACGTGGCCCAGTTCAGCGAAGGCGTCCAACAGGCCGTCGGTATCTACAACGTGTTCGCCGCTGACCTGCAGAAGGCCCAGCTCGACGTGGTGAAGAACCAAGCTGCTATGCAGTCCGTCGGCAACCAGATCAGCGCCGCTGTGAAGAAGGAACTCGACGAGAAGAAGGCCGCTGCCGAAGCTGCCGCTGCTGAACCAGCCGCCGAGTAAGCACTTCCCGCTTCGATCGATTAGGGCAGAGAGGGCAACCTCCCTGCCCTTTGTGGCATAAATACTCCATGACCCAACTGCGCACAATCTCACTCTTGTCTGAAGGTATCACCCACCTGGAAGACTTGGACGTCTCTGCTTTTGTCAGGGCAGTTGCCAACATCACCAAGATGCAGGCGACTGAGAAGCTCGATGGAGCCGAACTATCCTTCGGGTTGGACAAGGATGGCAAGTTCTACACCACCCGTGCCGCCAAGCGGAAGGGTGCTGAGCCAGTCTACAACGAATCGGACTACCCGTACTTCGCTGCCTACAACGGTTTCCGTGCTGCACACGCCGCCCTGAAGTCTGTTGAGGCCGAGATCAAGCAAGTCATCCGACCAAATGACATGGTCGAGATAGAAGTTCTGTACGGTCGCCAACCAAATGCTGTGACCTACGGTGCAGGTGGCAAGAACTACATCGCCTTCCTTCGCGGCTTGGAGTCTACTCCTGACATGCTCGTTGATCAGCTCGCAAACCGACTGGCAAACCACATCGCCTCGGTTCGAGTCCAGACTGTCGACACCGTCGATGGTGAGAACCTCAAGCTCCTCCCGACTGAAGTCACTTTCCAATTCGTTGGTGTCCAGAAGATTGACACCACCCACCTGAAGGCCACCGACGTCTCCAAGCAGCTCGACAACCTGCAGCGGTTCCTGCGGACGAAGACAACCATCGGTCTGAAGACGATGACGAACTTCGATCTGGCAACCGCCTCTCTTGGTTCGTTCGACAAGACAGAGCGTGCAGCTGCCAAGTTGGCCAAGGCCCAGGTGTTGGCCACCATCATGACCGACTTCAAGCTGCCGATCAAGAAGGAGCTGCTCGACAAGTTCGTTGGCAAGGTGAAGTCTCCCCTCGCTTCTGACGACTTGACTCAGGATGAAGACATCGGTATCGAGGGCGTTGTGCTCAAGGATCCCGAAAATGGCGAGCAGATCAAGATCGTCGACAAGGACACCTTCACGACGATCAACACCTTCAACCATGCGGTTCGATCCTCCATCTCTGGTGTGGTCAAGACTACTGATCCACAGGCCAGCATCGAAGCCCGTGGTGGTCTGCTTGGTGAACTGAAGCTGACGATCGCCGACCTACTTGGCAACATCGACCTCGCTCGTGGTGGTCCAGCCAAGAAGATCTTCCAGACGGTCAAGGGCAAGACCCCAGAAGAGACTGTCCGCAATGTCGCCAACGAACTGCATGGCAACGAAGACTATCGTAGCACCCGCACGAAGATCATCGCGCTGATCGATGCCACCAGGCAGAAGCTGCTTGCCTCGCTCAAGGACTTCAAGGCTAACAAGGACCAGTTCCAGCTGAAGCTCAAGGGTGGTCGCACCATTGGTCTGAGCGCCGAGATTATCCGCCGCACTCTGCTCGCATTTGCAGAGGCCAAGCGGGATCTCGACGAACTCGGCGGCAAGATTGGGAAGACCCAGAATCTGCCACAGCTGGTTGCCCTGCTCTACGGTCGTACTGCCAAGGCAGTGCACGAAGCGCCGGAGGAAGAAGAGAAAGTTGCTGAGAGCTTGACAGAATCCCAAGTCTGGTCCATCACGCTGCATCCTGATGAAGGCATTCAAGATCAGGCCGAGCAAGAAGAGCTGATGGTCCAGCAGCTGAAGAAGCTTGGCAAGGTAAAGCTCGTTCGCCTCTTCGATGAAGACGGAGAGGGTGGTGGCTTTGAATTCGAGCTGACCACCAAGAAGGACTTTGACGAGGATGACATCTGGAATGTCCTCGCTGATGCTGACATCGAGTACGGTGGTAATGTCTCGTTGAAGGAAGACCTGATCACCGAGAAGCGTGAACACTCGGACATGTCGATGTACAAGGGCAGAGATGCTGCGAACATCCTCTGCACCTACATCGCCTCATATCTCATGGCTGGCCTGATCTATCGTGAGAAGGACAAGCCAGGCATGCGGCTGCTACGTGACAAGACGCACATGCGGCTGCAGAAGTTCGACATGGACATGGGCGCACTCAACTTCTGGGGCTACCCAGTGTGGCGCTCTGGAACTCCAGCCGTCAAGAAGCTGCTTGGGCCGAAGGTTGCCAAGCAGCTGTTCAGTGTGACGCGACGCGTTCCGCCTCAGCTTTGGAAGTTCATTCACATTGACCTGAGCTACGGTCGTGAGACACCAATCGAATGGGAAGATCATCGCAAGGTCTTCCGTATCCTTCAGATTGCGCCAGGTCTGAATGTCGAGCGCATAAATACTCTACTCGATGGGATGATGCGTTACGACGAATTGACCTTTGACGAGAAGGTGAAGTTTCAAACGAAGCTGTTCTACCTGGTTTCCCAGTTTGTTGGTAACTCGCCGCTGTTGACTAGACTGCGGGCTATCATGAGCGCCACACTGCTGGCAGCCGGCGACCAAGCAGCACAGAACGGAGACATGGTGCAAGAGATGAAGCTGCTGCAAAGCATTTCGAAGATCACGGAGGATGGTGAGGGTCCTATCCCAACACCCGGCTCTGCGCCGATTGGAACCGCCCCACTTGCCCAAGCACAGAACGCCGCCGCAACCAATGCTGGAGCCATTGGCTCTTACGTCGTACCAGGAACGGGCCGCGAAATTGTCAAGCGCCGCCGCACCTTCAAGCACGTAAAGTTTGAGGCACCGAAAGACATGAAGAAGGACAAGTAACCATGACCTACCGTTCACTGCTCGAATTCGTCAGCCAAACCGATCTATCGCGTAGCGATGGCTCGGATGCTGGCAAGGGAGATGTCTCCAAGAAAGCCGGTGGAATACAAACTGACGTCAAGTTCTCGCTGATGCGCAACACCATCAATGCCGATGGCAAGATCTCTGGCTCTGATGTTGCCAACTACCTCGAGAAGGCCAAGGACCTGAACGACGAAGTTGACAGCGTGCTGTACGGCCTCGAGACCGATGACGGCAAGATCGTCAAGGTCTACGTGAATGCCACCCAAGCCGATGCCTTTGAAGCCGAGATGAAGAAGCTGCTCGGCATGGAAGATGACATTGAAGAAGCCATCAATGAGCTGGCTGGCCGGTTCGACATCGTTGACGTGATCTGGCCAAAGGGCGAAGGCCCCAACGCTGCAGCCGATGCTGAAGATCCCAATGCTGTCAACATGGATGATCAAGCCGATGTGGGCGACCCAGCCCATGATGCTGAACCTGATGAAGATGATGACGAGATGGATGTCATCGGAACTGCTGACGACGACGGTGTAGACCGCACCAACGGAACCGCTGACGAAGTCTCGCAAGAGCCGGCAGCGGGCGAAGAAGGCGAAGAGGGTGAAGGCGAAGCCGCACCTGAAGGCGGTGAAGAAGAGACTCCTCCTGAAGAGGAAGAGGACAAGGGCAAAGACAAACATTCGAAGCTGAAGAATGTTGGCAAGAAAATGAAAGCAGCTGAAGGCTACAACCCCCAAGGAGACAACATGAGCATTGGTAACAAATTCCTTCAGCGCGTACTGAGCGAAGGACATCTCGAAGAAGCTGGCAAGGCGCCAGCAAAGCCAGCTGAGGATCGCGACGGCGTGATCGACGGCTTCAACATCCCACTCGACGGCCAGCAGCGCATGCTGGTGTCGAAGCTGAAGTTCAAGCTTGAGAAGCAGGTCATCGTGCTGTTCTCGCTGCTCGGCATCCCTGGTCTGAAGCTCAACACCGAAGGCATCACCACCGGCGTGCAAGAAGCTGCTGAGATGCTGCGTCAGCAACTGTCTGTGCGTCGCGCATTCATGGACTTCCTGAAGGTCTATGCCACTGCTACTGGCCATGCCATCGAAAAGGATGCTCCGAAGGAAGTTACTCCTGACGAACTCGCCATGAAGGAAGGCCTCAACGAAGCCAAGCTCAAGGCTGGCAACTATCTGCAGAAGCAGCTCGAGACCATCCTCGTGAAGCTTGGCCTGCCAGAAGATCTCGTGTCAACGACTGGCCCACAGCAAGTCAAGACTGCCCTGTACCGTGCCTCGAAGGTCATCGAAGACAACTCCGATCTGAAGCTCAAGATGCGCATGCTGGCTGTTCGCATGGGCCTCAAGCCTTCTGACGCAATGGCTCCTCTCGATGACGAAGCTGCTGAAGCCAAGATGGAAGCACGCCGTCGTTCAGGTCGTGCTTTGTCTGAAGCTCCTGCCATGCAAACTCAAGCGCCTGTTGCACCAAGGGCTGGCCAAGCTCCTGCGGCAACTGAAGTCGAGACTGCTACGCACAACTTGCTGCTCGCTCTTGGCATCAACTCTGAGACCCTTCCACCACAAGTCGCCCGCAAGATGAAGCTCGTGCAACAAGGTGACAAGAATGCTGGGTCTACCATCGCTCGCATGATGGACACCCTGTCGAAGCGCCTCAGCCAACGCGGTCGCGATCTGCAGTAATGCGTCTACTTCGAGAAGTCACCGAGGAAATCCAAGGTCCAGTCACCCCTGAAGGTGGCTGGAACGTGGGGCATCTGGCTCACCACGGCATCCTCATCTCATGTGATGGCTTCTCGATGAAGTTGGACTTGGACCAACTCAATGCTCTCTTCGACCTGGCTGAAGATGGTCAGGACGGAGAGGTGTATGACCACGACGACAACCCAGTCTTCGTGGAGATTGGTGATGGGACGATCGTCCTATCTCGTGAAGGTGACAAGGCCTACCCGACCGGAGTCGTCCTCGACCAAACCACTCTGAAAGAGATGGGCATTGAAGAGCACGAGGCCGAACAACCTATCGAAGGTGCCGAAGGGCCTGGGCAAGATGATACAATTGACCCTGAAGCTGTAGATGTTGAGGCAGCTGAGCCCGAAGTGGAGCTCGAAGAAGGGGTCAAGCGCGCATTCCGTCGCTCTGGCAAGAAGATCAAACGTGGCTTCCGCGTTACTTCCGGCTGGCGCAAGGGTCGTGTTGTAAGCAACATCAAGAACGCTTACAAGCCACGACCAAAGGCACGTACCCGTCTGAAGCTTCGCATCGCCTCCAAGAAGAAGCGGATTATCAGATTATTGAAAGGCAGAATTACACGCAGAAAGCCATTATCGAAGCGGCTTGTGGCGTATAACAAACGCATATCACATAAGAAGTGAGACAATTTTATTCCTACATCTATCGTCGGCCAGATACCGACGAACCGTTTTACGTTGGTAAGGGGTCTGGTAACAGGGCTTTTAGCCATCTAAAGCGCAGCGACAGGTGTCATTTCACAAATACATTGCAACAAATGAAACGTGATGGCACGTCTCCCAAAATAGAAATTGTTTTGGCATTAGATGAGGCGCATGCACTATTTCTGGAGCGATGTCTCATTGCTGTAATAGGACGAAAGGATCTTGGCAAAGGTCCGCTTCTTAATTTGACTGATGGTGGTGAAGGGCTTGCCAATCCGTCAGAGACCATTCGTGCTAAGATTAGCAAAGCGAAAACTGGTAAATGTCTTTCTGTTGATCATCGAGGCAAAATCAGCGAGGCAAATCGCACAAGACGTGCAACCTCTGAAACGAAAGCTAAGATGTCTGCGGCTCGTAAAGGTGTTTCTCGACCTGACATATCTGCACTTTTCAAAGGTGTTCCGTTATCTGAAGAACATCGGAAAAATTTGAGTGGTCCCAAAACAGAAGAACATAGAGCCAAAATCGCTGCTGCACGCCGCGCATATTGGTCTAAAAGGCGAGAAGATGCAATTTCCATATCCCGAGATAACAACTGAAACCCATCTGGGTGGGCGATGGTATCTCACTGATGCCGGACCGATGCCCTCAATCACCACGATTTTGGGCTTTACCGAAGCGCCTGAAAAGAAGGCTTCGCTGAAGCGCTGGCAAGATGCACTCGGTTCATTGGCAGTTGAGAAGTCGAAGTTCGCCACCGATCGCGGCACTACAGTCCACTTGCTGGCTGAACGCTTCCTCAAGGGTGAAGTCGTCAATGCACCGATCGAGGGCAAGCCAGTGTCTGAAGCGGACATGGCTTCCTTCAATGCGCTGAAGATGCTGCTCAAGAAGGTCGACGAAGTGTGGGGCCAAGAGGTCTGCTTGGTCTCCCACGAGATCGAGATCGCCGGTCGTTGCGATCTCATCGGTGTTTACAAGGGCGTACCAGCCATTGTCGACTTCAAAACTGCATCGCGCGTCAAGGGACATAGTGACATCGGGAATTACAAGTGCCAATTGTGTTTCTACGGTATGGCGCACAATGAAATGTTCGGCACTACCATCAAGGACGGCTTCATTCTCATGGTGGCAGACAGTGGCTTTCCTCAAGAATTCAAGGTCAAGCTTGCGGATCACATGCAAGAGCTACGCGACCGGGCTGCAGCTTACTGGGCCCACGCTGTAAATAGCTCTGTATGAAATCCATTGGAGAAGCTATGGCTGAGACCACAAACGAAATGAACATGCCAATCATCAGCGCTGCCGCCCTCGGCGTGACTGGTGATATCACTGCTTCAATGACCCCTTCGCATGACGATGCCTACGATGCTGATTACGATGACATCGCCATTGGCGCGCCTGCCGCTGACCTCGACTGCAAGAACATTACCGTGTATGCCAACAGCATCACGCCCGTCTCGTACGGCAATGTAGACGCAGTTGCTGCCTTCGACATCGTGTTCTCTGTTGGTGTCAATTGCGGCGACAGCACGAAGACCTATCAAGTGGTCAAGCGCATCGGCATCGACAAGTCCAAGCTTGCTGCAACTGCACAAAGCAGCATGCCCGTTTCAATCGTTGAAGCAAAGAGCGCAGCCCTCCAAGAAGAGGCTGCTGCAACCCGCAAGCGTTTCCGCCGTTTGGCGGGGCTGGAGTAACCCATGGCACAAGTCGTTATCTTTGCACCACCAGGTGAAGACGTTTCCGCTGGCGAACAAGCGCTCAAGGATGCAGGCCACGAAGTTGAAGTGGTTGAAGCAACTCCTGTCAATCTTCTGCACATGGCAGTTGGCATGATGGATGAGGAAGCCCCCACCGAAGAGCCACCAGCTGACGAAGCACCTGCTGAAGAGCCACCAGCTGACGAAGCGCCTGCTGAAGAAATGCCTGCTGAGGAAGAGCCAACCACTGAAGCCATCGGCGAAGTATCTGTGGACGGCGAGAAGGTCACTGCCTATCTCGATCGCTCGTATTCGTTCCCGCTGCTCCGCGTTGTTGACCTGACCGGTGACGACAAGATCACCTACAAGCTGGCTGAGAACACCTACACGTTCTGGCGTGAAGAGGCAGGTCTGCGTACCAACATGCAGCTGAGCGCCAAGTTCGGTCGTATGTGCGAGGTCAATATGGGCCGAGCTGCACGTCGCCCACACATCATCCTGGACGCTGTCACAGCGAAGCATCTCGGGCTGGTGTAAATACCCGCATGATCAAAAGTCCTTTCTTCATCGTCGAAGACGCAATCTCACCTGCCAGGTGTGAGACGCTCATTGCTGAACTCGGCATCAAGGTCCCGTCCTTTGACGAGAAGAACAAGAACCGACCGCTCCGCCATGATCGCATCATGCGCGATGCCGCAACGAACGCCCCTATCGTTCAACTCCTTCAGCCGCACGTGTCTGAAATCGAAGATCGTTATGCGGGAATAGTTGCTGGCATGGAGAGCCCCCTCTTCCAGCAGTACTTCGAGAATCCGAATGATCCTTGTGAGCCACACGGCTGTGAGAACGCCAAGTTCATTCGCAAGAAGTGGGTCAAGAGCCGTGACGTCGACTTGGTCGGCTTCCTCTGGCTGAAGGACTACAATGGCGGAGTGCCGTTGGATACTCGCTTCGAGGTGTACGGCGGCAAGCTCGAGTTCGCAGCTTATGACTTCAGCCTGGTCCCACAGCGTGGCACTCTCGTTCTGTTCCCAGCAGGACCACACTTCATCACTGCCATCTCTCCGATTCTGGTCGGCTCGTATGAGCACGTAAAGGTCGCCATCAAGCTGACCACCATGGAAGGTGGGCCTTGGCTCTACCAACCGGCGAACTTCCCCGGAAGGTACCAGGATTGGTTTACGCCGACTGAGTAAATAGGTCTCCGCATACAGGAGACCCATCATGACATCACTACAAGAGTTCGGCATTCCCGGCGTTGGCTTCGGCATTCTTCACCCAACAATGTCTCACCAATTCCGGTTTCGGATTGGTGAGGGCAACCAATTCAACCTGTTGACGGCGCAAACGACGCGCATCTACGTGAACATGGTGAAGGGCGAGATCAAGGTGTGGGTTGAGCAACCGGCCGCCCATGCGCAGACACTGCTTGACATGATCGGCGATCTAGCAAAGTTCGACTACGTGGCATTCATCGACATGCTTGATGGTGCTGAAGGTGTTACCGCCCAGATCAAGTGCTACTCCAAGCTGGTTGATCATGAGCTCGTGCTTGATTACGCCCAGTCAGGTATCGCTACGCATGTACTGACCTTCAACTACACGAAGGCTCACTAGTAGCTCTTCCAGGTTCCTTCAGCGGAGTTCTTGCCGTTCCATTCGTAGACGGTGTTGATCTCCTTGAGAGCACCGTTTGTAGCTTCACCGTAGTTGACATGCACTAGCGACCTGAACGGTCCAGTGCATTCACGGTCTGGAGTGTCAGGCAAGCCATCACCACCTGCTACTCGCTTCTCAGCGAAGGCAACAAGCACGTCTCCATCCCGGAGAGTGTCCTGCTTGTCAGCCCACAGCCCACTCTCGTCGATCACAAGTGCTGGGCTGCCATCTGCGGGTAGTGCCGCCGCTGGACCAGGTCGAGCAGGCATCTCTACCCATGGATCGTTGGCATTGATCTGCGTCCGCAGGTCCTCAATGTCCCACCCCGTAACTGGTACGGATGCGCCGCCATCTGCGGCGGCCGGTGGGGTCACCGTTTTCGACACCAATTGGTACACCCGGCGTCTCGGAGTGATGACAATCGCATCGGCGGGTGTCAATCCGGTGGCTTGCGGGGTGAGCTTAGCTGCCAGCATACCAGGAATGCTGAAAAGACGAGAGAGCTGAACTTCCCCAAGATCGGTCACCAGGGTATCTGCGCGCGCTATCTTGAAGCTAATGCTATAAATCGCGGCGTGTGGTGTGGTGGTGAGGTCGGTAATTTTGATCTTGTCGTTGCTTTGCAGATGGACGTCAAAGACCTCGGCTTCGACAGGACCAGTCACGAGCTCCGACGTCATCAACCCGTAGTTGGTCACGACACAGACCGCTTGGTCCGGATCGGTGTACTCGATCACCTGCACTGAGATGAGGTTGCTTTTTAGCCCAGGATCGCGGGACCGAAAGTACGTGTTGCCAGCCCAGAGCCGAGCACGCAGGGACGAGCAAGTGCGAAGCTGTGGCTCCCCAGACTTCTTGGGCGGTCGATAGGAGTAGACAGGAAGAAGTCCACTTGGCATGTCATTCCTCGAAGGAGACTGTCGCTGCGCCAGAAGATGCTACGCCGTCATGCTTTGATTTGCCGCACGCGTGCACTTGAATCTTCGTCTTGCCTTTCAAGGCCACAGGTTGGTTGTTCACGAAGACCGTAGATGTGTAGGGGCCAATGAAGACAGTAGGTGGAAAACATCCATGACCCGTAGTGACCTTCTTGCCCTGATGGGTGATGGGCATCCCGTTAGCGAAGACGTTGGAGGATCCCTGAGCGGCATGGTCACCACAAGAAACAGAGTCTCCGATTCTCACGACGTTTCCCATGACATCTCCCAACTGTTACACATCTGGCTATTTACGCCGGCCATGGCTGTGATAGAATAGCAGTATGAACACCCCCAACCTCCTCACGTACATCCAGCAACAGAATGTCTGGGCTGACTTCAGCAAGACCAAGAAGCTGGACATCAAGACCCTGACGGTCGCTGATCGCAACCGGCTGCAACAGCAGCTCGACTGTGACCTCAGCCCCGAAAACCTGTGCTGCGACGGCGAACTGCGCGGCATTGCTCTGCAACGCAAGACACGCTTCTTGCTCGCCGTTCAACGCGAACTTCTGGTGGTCGTATGTCAATGAACCTCGCCTTCGTTTTCGTGGCCGATGGCCGCACCCTCGGCTTCCCGTTCCAGACGCCGACCGCGGTGTCCGAGGCTGTGATGGCTGCACCAACAAATGTCCTTCGGCTGCAGCTCCTGCTTCTCGAGATGGAGAGCCGGCAGTGGGATCCGTGCTGGGTCGCCGACACACTCGAAGCCATCGCCTTCTGCATGAAGGATCCTGAACTGATGCTGGTGATGCAATGAAGTGCGTGATGTTCTACACTGACGGCGACGGCTGCACGTACTCGTGCGATGTGAGCCTACCATTCGAGTATGTGTCTGCATGCGACGCCCTCATCGATTTCGAGCGGCTCTGCACGGAAGCACACACCAACCCCGAACTACGCGGCGCGTTTTGGTTCGCTGGCATGGAGTTCAACTCGTGCACGTTCCACTCGCACGGTCTCGATCAGTTCTACTTCCCCGAATTCTACTCACTCGAAGAGTGGTTCGACGCACAAAGGATCGACAAATGAGAGTCTATCGCGAAGTCGTCTACTCGATGGACATGATCCTCGGCATCACACTCGAGCTTGGCCGACGTGGTGCTCTGTACCGCAAGGACTACGACGTGTGCGATGCTTCGTACTCGATCTACCTGGACAATCGCAAGTGCAGCAGGCTGTTCATGGCGAACAAGCGCACCCACGAGCTGTACAAGATCGTACGCGATGAGTGGATCGCAAACGAAGCAATCAAGGCCAAGAAGGCCGCCCGTCTCGCGAAGTTGCGCGCCACTCTGGCCGCGAAGAAGGCAGCAAAAGGAAACTGAAATGGTTTGGCTGGGATCAATAACCGCCGAACAGGTGGATCACCTGGAGACCGTCTTCGCGCAGTTGACTGAAGACGGCTGGAAGATCCCTGAGTGGCTCGAGATCCTGCGGACCAATGTGGAGAACCGGGACCTGTCAGACCGTCTTCGCAAACTCAACACCACGCTTGACCCGCGCGGTCCAGCCCTTACCGAACGCCGCAACCTTGTCGGCAGGGCGAGACAGATAGTAGGCGATGTAGACATCACCTAGCTTCTCTACAGCGGCAATCTCTGCAGCACCTGTCTCGTTGCCGGTAATTCCAGCCTTCTGCATCAACGCCTTTGCAGTGCCCGGGCCGAGGGCGTAGTTCATGTCGAAAGCCATGCAGGCAATCTTGCCCGATGTGATCTGCGAGCAGTCATTCTGCTTGGCAAGCCAGTAGACGTTGTAGCCAGTCGAGCGTGCTTGCTCGTAGGACATGTCAAAGATCTGGACGTTCGGGTTGTAGCGCTGTGCCACGCCGAACTTCGTCAAACCACCTGGGTCTTTAGGATGGTCGAGGTAGCCAACGTGCAGCTTCTGGTTCGATGTGTCCATCTTGCCAGCAGCCACGTCTGCATCTGTCGGCGACCATGATGCATCGCTACCCCAACGAGGACTGACTTCGTGTGTCATGGTGTAGAACCATGTCTTCTCGAAGGCATTAGCTCCAGGCGGAGGGGTAATGCCGCCACTTTCTGGTGGAGGAGTAGATCCTGGAGCACCTGCTGGATAGGATGTGCCGAATGCTTCGCATGACTGGCGTGCATCTACTTCAGCCTTCGTGATGGCCTTGCCGCCATCCAGCGGAGGTGAAGTGCCGCTGTCATCAGGTGTGTTGTTTGGTCGAACGCCGTTAGCCACCTGCACCCCACCATTCAGGTATGGAGTTGGATCTACCTTCGTGTCGTCAGGCAGTCGAACCTCGAAGTGGAGGTGAGCACCCGAACCGATGCCGGTGTTGCCTTCCTTGCCGAGAGTCTGACCAGCAGAAACCTTCTGTCCGACCTTGACGTACAATGTCTCCATGTGGGCGTAGAGGGTGGTGATGAGGTGCTTGCCTGAAGCGTCCTTGTGCTTCACCATCACATAGTTGCCATAGCCAGAACCGGGTCGTGCAAGCGTGACTTCACCATCAGCAGCGCAGCAGACATCCTTTGTGGTCCCACCACCGTAGGCAAAGTCAAGGGCGAAGTGGTTCGAGCTTGCGCCAGTTGCAGGAGGCTTCCGAGGACCGAACTTGGAGGTGGTGATGGAGCCAGGAAGTGGGTGCTGTAGCTTGATCGAGTTCGAGCTGTCATAGATCGTAGGCGAGAAGCTGTAGGTGCGATCGTCGATGACCGAGTTGTCAGCCTTCATGGCCTTCACCCGAATCTGGAGCTTCGTGCCAAAGACGTTCGGGTCGAATGTTCCGCTGAATAGTCCGCTCGAAGTACCCGTCACACCGCCAACAGAAGCAGGCTCGAACACCCAATGATCAGGGACTTGAGAGCCCTTCGACATCGTGAACTGCAGATTGATGGCTGCAGTTCCGTCTGGCACCACCGAGTTCTGCGCAATCTTGTCTGCTACTTCCTCGGTCTTGTCACCAACAGATCCAGTGGAGTTGACATTGCCAGCACGCTTGACATAACAGTCCTCGCTCTCGCCAGGAATGCGCTCGACCTCAGCACCTTGAGATGGCTCGTCAGTGCCTACATCTGCAACGTTGATCTGTGGTGCTTCAGGACAGCAGCTCATTTAGCGGCAGAGGCAGCCGACGCGGGTGCAGCCGGGGCAGCAGCCTTCTCTTCAGGGGTTGGGGCTTGCTCGTAGTATTCCACGAGCCGCTTGATGATTGATTCGAGATCGTATTGGCGCTTCTCGCTCTGGGCAATCCAGTCAGCAAGGGACAGCTGATCGGCAGTTGCCACATTCAGCGGTGCTGGGTATGGAGGCAGAGCCTTCTGTTGATCGGTCGCCTTGCGCACAACGTAGTGCGTCTCAACAACAACTTCCTTGCGGACGAAGGTATCGCAACCAGCAAGAGCGAGAGTGGCCGCAAGGGCTAGAATGATGCGCTTCATGGCAATGCCTCCCGTGCAGCGCGCTGCTTCTGAATGTCATCGACCGTCCGCTGCAACACCGGGCTCAGAGCCACCTTGTTGGCTGGGTCGGCCGCCATCGAGCGAATGACCGATGACAGGTTGTTGATGACCGTCTGGTTCTTCTTCCGATCGGCATCGAGGTTGTTGAGCGCCACTTGAATGTCGGCCTTCTCTTTGGTCAACTGCTCGATCGTGGCCTGCGTGACCTTGTTGGCTTCAACAGCCTTGTCACGTGCAATGCCTGCTTCATCGCGTTCGGCGATTGCTGTGTCGCGCTCCGCCTTAGCAGATGAGATCTGATAGTGGTTGTAGCCTGCCCAACCGCCAAGGCCAAGAACAAGGGCGATGATCACAACGCCCTTGATTCCGATGACTGATAGAAATCCCATCTTGGTATGCTCCTATGCGTATGCGCCCTATTAAAACAGGCGGGCGAATCCTGTACGTGGAATCGAAAATTCCAGCATGAGGGTGTTGTCGTCTACGTGGGTCACACGCAGCGGATAGATCTTCTCGAGCACGCCGTCATTCATGACGCACACATCATGGGTTGGGCGGTGACCGAGATTGTGAACAATGGTCCACGTCATAGACGAGGAATCTTGCGTGTGGTGGAAAACGGGAATACCTACTGAGCGTGCCATGTTACACCACCGTTGCGTGTCCTGCCGTGGCAACCGTAAAGGTCACCATGCAGGTGTTGAGATTGATGAATGTGATGGCACTTGGAAGGATCTTCTGGTTGACACCATTGTCCGTCACGTAGCAATCCACGATTGGATAGAGGTTGAGGTTGTGAACGATCACCCACTCAGTTGCAGGAACGTCCTGCGTGTGAGTGTAGAGCATTGCGAGAGTGCGAGTTAGTGACATGACAGCTCCTTAAATCAGGCGAGCGTAGCCGGCCTGAGCTGTGGTGAATGTGATAACTGTCTGCATGATCGAAGGGTGGCTGGTCGTGAGCGGCTGAACTTCGTCATTGCCAATGAACACACGCACAACTGGGTTGTAGCCAAGATTGTGGGTGATTGTCCAAGTTGTGGAGGCTGGGTTCTGGTAGTACGTGAAGGCGTATGTTGGCTTTGGGTTGCCGTCGAACTGACCGGTGATCACGACAGCACGACCACCAGTTGCCGTCGAGAAGTTCACAAGCACGGTGCCTGGACCAGTGGTGACGATCGAATCGGGAATGATCACGTTGTTGGTGCCGTCATAAACCTGCACGTTCACCGACATCGTGTTCAGTGGGTGGCTGATCGACCAGTTGGCAGACAAGCCTTCTTGGTTGTGGGTGTAAGCCGTGATTTCATTCGTCAGCGGAACCCAGACAGGAAGCTCGCCAGCCGTAACGCAGATGTAGACAACGCTGCGAACAAACGCGATCTGACCTTGCTTTGGGGGTGATGGAAACTGCGTGAGGGTAGAGAGAACAGCGTTCTGGAGCTCGTTCTGTTGAAGATTGGCGTCGCCGTAGAACTTCATGGAGGTGTCCTTGAGGTTAGGTGTTGGATCCTGGTATTTATGGTGAGTGCTAGGCCCAGGCAGAAGAAAGGGCAGCCGAAGCTGCCCTTGTCAGGAGATGCTCAGTAGAGCTTAGGCAATGCCCATCACAACAACCTTGCCGGCGACAGCAGTGTTGAAGGTCACAACGAGACCGGTCGTGCTACCCATGACGATTGACTGTGGAATGACCACGTTGTTCGTGTCATCAAGAACTGTCACGTTGCAGAACTGTTGGCCCAGGTTGTGGGTCACTGTCCATGTTGAAGCTGCCACAGCTTGCGAGTGCAGGTAGTAAGCTGACTTGGCTTGCCAAGCAGCACCGTCGGCAACCAGCACTTGGCCAGGAGTCGTTGCTGGTGCAGTGCCGACATCGCCCAGATCGCCAAGGGTCATTGCACCCAAGAATGCGGTGCGAGTAACTGGCACCCAGTCGGTTGCAGTCTTCGTGAGCAGGTCACCGTTACCAGCAGCGTCAGCGCCAGCAACGTTGGTCAGATCGTCAAGCGTTGCTGTCAGCGTTACGGCACCAGCGGTGACCGTGAACATGTTGGCATCGAAGGAAGCCACGCCAAGCAGTGAAGCAGTTGCTTCGCGGACCTTGACAGTCACTGCATTGGCAGCAACAGTCGTGTCCACCAGACGACCAGCAACAGCGTGCGAACCGCCGTCCGTGAACGTGAACGTTTCACCGAGAGCAACAGTATCAGCGCCAGTAGCACCAGCAAAGTTGATCGTGCTGTTTGCCAGCATCACGTTTGTGATACCAGCGGCAGCCACATCAACAACACCAGCGGTCACTGCGAATGTGCCGGTTGTGAATTGAGCAACACCCTTCTGAGCGTAAGCGGCATCACCAACAACAACCTTGAAACCACCAGCGTTGATCGAGGTAGACACGCCAGAAGCAGTGTCACCGAAGACCTTCAGGGTAGCGCCAAGGGCGACAGTGGCAGAGCCAACGTCGTCAGCATCGAGAGTGATCGTGCTGTTTGCGAGTTGAGCGTTCGTGACACCAGCAGCCTTGATGAACAGACCGAGGGTGCCTTGATCAAGACCACCAGTAGCAGTCGTATCAAGCAGAAGGTGAAGCTTCGAGTTCGAGGCTGGAGAAGCAGCACGAGTGGAGCCGTCGTCCGTCAGAATGACGGCGCCGGTGGTCGTGTTGAACAGGTCGATACCAACTTCGTCCGATGGGAGCTGAGCAATACCAGCACCGAGGTTGACGTTGACGGTGTTGCCAGTAAGAGCAAGACCGACGCCCCAAGTGTAAGTCGAGGAACCAGAGAACTGCGTAAAGGAAACTGCGGTAGTGCCAACAGTCACGACTTCGGCAGTCTGTGTCCAACCAGAGTCAGCGAACGTTGCGCCCTCTGCAACGAACACGGTAGCACCAGAGAATTCAACTGCAGTATTCATGTCAACTGCACGGGTCATTGCTGCACCAGTGCCATTGAACACGTAGATACCGTTTTCGGCGCCAGCAGTCTGGCTCTTCAACAGAACGCGGTCGCCAGAGACGAGCGTGATGCCGTCGATTGCTGCAGGAGCCGATGCGACCGTGACGTCAGCAATTGAAGCGACGCGAACTGATTGCTTCCATGACAGGCCAGCAGCGACAGAGTCAACGTAAGCCTTCGAAGCGGCGGCAGAGTCAACTGATGGGGTGCTTGGCAGACCAAGAACTTCACCACCACCAACGAACGTGAGGTTAGCTGCAGTTGCCATCGTGTCGCCGGTAACATTCACGTATGTGGCGTCTACGAGACCGGTGATGTCAGCGGTCAGAACAGCTGCAGTACCAGTAACGCGGCCGTATGTGTCAGTAGCCAGCTTCAGGAACGTGCCCGTGCCAGAGTTTGCGACAGTTGCAAGGTCGATTGTTGGTGCACCGGCAACGCCGTCACCGTTCGTGACCACAGTGCGGCCAGCGGATTGTGTGATTGCAACTTGTGTCCAAGCATCAACACCAGTGCGAACAGCGATACCGGTGGCAGCCAGACCTTCGAGGGCAGCCAGGTCGTTTGCAAGAGCGAACGTTGGGTTGCCGAGAATGCCTGCTGGGTCAGCGATCGTGACACCAGCAGCAGGCTCCACGAGTGAGCGAGCAACGAACGTGTTCGTGCCAGTCTCAACCAGAATGCCAGTCAGCGCATCGATGCCAGCAAGAGCTGTCAACGTAGCGTCAAGCGGCTGCTTGTTGTTCAGTTGGGTCTGAATGTTCGAGGTCGAACCAGACAGGTGGCTCAGGTTCGTCGATGTGATGGCAGCACCAGCGAATGGTGTCAGAGCAGTACCGGCTTCAGCGGCAGTCAGCAGGTTCAGATCAGCAGCAGAAGCTGTGACAGCGTGCAGCTTCACGAAATCGGCAAGAACGGCGCCGGCAGTGTGAAGTTCGTTCAGTTCAGCTGGGGTGACTGTGAGACCAAGGTCAGCGACGAAGTCGATGACAGCATCAGTCCACTTGGTACCGTTGTAACGCAGGAAGTCACCAGTGCCTGGTGAAGTCATTGCAACGTCGCTGAGCTCAGCCAGCTGGTCCTTGCCTGTAGCGTAGGTAGCGATTTCTTGCAGAATGCCGGTAATCGAAGTGGCGGCTGAAGGGCCAGTTGCCAGGGTCACTTGACCCGGTACGAACACACCGGCGCTGTTGACGACGGCGCCAATCGATGTTTCGATTGCATTGACTTCGGTCTGCAGGTTTGCAGCGTTGCCGCCAGTAGCGATAGGCACCCAAGCAGTTGCCGAACCGTAGTACAGGACGTTTTCGGTCGTGTTGAAAATCGCACGGCCCTGGTCAGAACCCTGGTTGTGCGACGGCGTGGACGAGAACTTTTCGACGCGCAGGTTTTGGATTTCTGATGCAGACGATGCGTCAAATACCAGTGAGCCATTGATCTTCATAGTGAGTGTCTCCTAGGACGGTTGATTAGCTGATGCGACGAGTCGCGGTGGTCAGTGCCTTGATGGCGTTATTTAGGGAAACCGGTTCCACCAATGCATGGCCGAGATCAAACTCGTTCAGCAAGGTTTCATCTACATCGACGAAGCAGAAAATCCCGCGATTGCCCTGCTTTTCGATCCTGTCAAGTTTCTGACCCTGGACCTTAAGCGTTGCCGCAAGGACGATATCGCTTGTTTCAAGGTTTCGTGTCATATGGCTTGATCTTTTCTCTTACCACCGTATTTATTGATGGCTTCAGAAAAGGATCAGAAAAGCATCAAGATTGCCCGGCCCGCCTGGGCAGTACTGAAAACGACACGGACAGTGTTGGAATCGACGATACTGACAGTGTCTGCGAAGACCATATTGTCGCTTTCGTCCCAGATCTGGACTTGAACTCGTTTGGTGTTGTTGCTATGGACGATTGTCCAAACAGTAGCTGGAATCGCCTTGATGTATTCGTAGCCAGCAGCGTTGCCAACTGCCAAAACACCAAGTTGACCGTCAATCGATTCAAGGGCCTGCTGAACTGATGCGCCAACAATGTTGACCATCGTTGATGTGTCAGCTGAAACCTGTGAAGCAGTGTGCTTGGCAGGAGTAACTGCACCATCGACGTGGGCATTGAGAAGACCGAGGTTGACACCGTTGATCAGCCCGTTGATCGTGACATTGCCAGTGGCAGCATCAACGATCAGCTTGTTGCCGTTCAGGGCATTGATCGACCAGTTCTTGCCAGTCGACAGGTTGGTGTTTCCTGTGACAGACAGATCATAGACGCTTTGCAGGTTTGCATTGCTTGGGCCGACGCCAGTGTCGACGACGACTGGGAATCCACCAACGGTAAAGGTCGGGCTGTCGGTACCGCCGATGTTGGAGATGGCACCGTCTGGTGTCCGACCCAGTTCACCCAGCTCATCGATTACATACGCAGGACGGAAGATGCGCTTGGTGCTCATGATACGAGCCTCACGGTCAGAGCACGGTTGTTGTTCGTGGTGTCAGCATCTACCTCACCGTCGGCACTGCGAACGACAGCTTCCATTCGGATCTGGCTGCCTAGAATTGGGGCGCGCAGCGTGAAGGCTGGCACATCAACGACACCACCTGGAACCATGGAGGCCACAGGAGTGAAGAGGATCTGGTTGTAGCCAATGCCACGAGAGGTGCTGAGCCCTGCTGGGATTGGCGTCATCGGCGTCACTTGCTGGTTGTCTACGTCGAACACGATGAAGACGCGAGTGACAGTGTGGGCGGTCTGCGTACCAATGTTGCTGATGCGGCAGCGAACTGTGAAGTTGTCGCCACGCGGAATCTCGAGATGACCGTTGTCTTCTTGACCATTGATAGTGATCCGAACGTCGAGGTTGGTCTTGCCTGGTTCAGCCAACGGCTCACCAACAACCACGTACTGGGTCTTGATGACTTCATTGGCACCAGCCAAGTTGCGAACCTTGAGACGAACCGAGTATGTGCCAGGAGAAGCGAACGTGTAGCTCGGATTCTGGGTCGTTGCATCGACAGAGCCGTCGTTTGTGAAGTCCCATTCGTAGCTCGTGATCGGACCGCCAGTGGAGAGGTCGACGAAGTTGACCAACAGCGGTGCATTACCAGTGAGTGTCAGTGGCTGAGCTGTGAAGTTGGCGACAGGGTACGAGATTGGATCTGGCAGCGGTGGTTGGTAGATACCATCTGGGTGGTCGAGGGTGATCGACGGATAGATGTGAACGTAGATGCAGTCAGTGTCATAGACACTGCCAACCTGCTGAAGAACGCCAGTGCTCGGTGGGGTCAAGGTCAGTTCACCGTCAGCATTGCAGAACAGCGGGCGGTTGACTGAGGCTGCAGGCCAGTTCCACATCTCATTCCGAAGCAGACCGCTAGAGATGATGATGCTCGTCTCGCCCTGGTACATGTCTTCAACAGCAATGCCTGAGACCCGTGACATGCGGTTGTTGCTGCGCGCCATAATAGCCGTACGGCCCGAACGGGCCTGAACACAGTTGAATTTGGGGATGTACTCTGTCGCCAAGAGATTGAGTATCTCGCCCTCAATTCGAATCTTCTTGGTGGCGATACCAACGACGGACATGCCAGTCGTTGACGTAACGAATGAGCCGTCTGATTGGCGCAGCGGCTTGTTGTAGGAATCGAGGACGATGTTGCCGGCTTCAGTGTCGACATTGATGCCGACCTGGGAACCGAGCGAGTAGCCCTTGATGACAGCGGAAGACGAGTAGGCAGCAGCGAAGACACGGATCTTCTCGATCCACTTGGCACCGTTCCACACCTTCATCAGGGTGTTCTCAGTGTCGAACCAGTGTTGATCAACAGCCGGCTCGTGCGGCTCTACGCCTGAGTTCAGTGGCGGCAGGTAGGTGAAGCCACGAGTCAGCTCGCCTGTCAGGACGTTGATGTCCCAGTAGAGATACGCTGTCTTGTTGGTGGTGAACGGGCCCCAAGCCCGCTTGACCCCGCGTGCCTCTTCGTAGATGTAGTTGGCCCCACGATGCGCGAACGCAATGATCGTGGGGTCTGGTGAAACGTTTAAGTCTACAAACTGCGCATCTTGTGTCGATTTCTGGAGAAATATCGACTGACCATTGATGTCTGTTTGGAACCTAACGATACCTTGACGGAAGGTAAGACGCATTTACGCAAGCCCCTTCATATGCGCATTGCGCTGGGCTTGCACCACTTTAGCGCGATGTTCGGGGGTCTGCCATAACTTCGTATGGGCAATACCGTTTTTGCGTTTTTGTTCTTCTGTTGCCGGCTTTCCAAGTTTGCCCATTGAAATGTTCTTTCGTCCCTGTTCAGACATAGGCTTACGAGTTTCTTCACCGGCTGCAATTCGCTTACGTCGTTCAATCCATGCGAGGCGCATCTTTTCTTTCGCATGCTCCGACTTTGGTTGACCCCGCTGCGCCTCGATTGAAGCCAATGCGCGTCCACGACCCATATTGCCTTCGCTGATCTTGCGCTTGTGTTCTTCTGACAGAACCTTACCTTTATGTGAAGCGCTGATCTTTGCAGCAATATCTTTATTACCTTTGTTGGCAAGTGCTGCTTCCTTCTTGGCGATCTCGAATGTTCTACCAGTCGGGATCCACCGAAGACCCTGCATCTTCTTAGGTACGCACATCATGAAACGAATTGCTTTGCGCATCTGCATTAGGTGCTTCTTGTCAATGACCATCTTCGGCAATAGCAAGTGCACAATGAAATGTTCACGTGCAGAAAGATTGACAGTGTTCTCAAGCGTGTCTACACCACCCATGCTCGTTGGATGAATGTGGTGTTCCTCGACATACCCTTCTCGTGGATAAGCACGAGCACTGTTAACGATCGAGAAATACCACCGAGAGTATTTGTTCTCGGCGAACATCAACGATCCTTAAGAAACGCTCACGGTTAAGCTATAGACCACGGTCAACTCGCGATTGCCAGTGTGCTCGATTGGAGAGAAGATCAGGTGTGACAGCATCAGCTCGCCAACACCGTTCAGGAGAGGATCAGCTCCTGATGTTTCCTTCGTGAAGAGACCAAGCTCGTCGAAGAAGAAAGTATCGCCACCAGCATTGCCAAGACCACCACCAGAACCAGAGATCTGGCCAGCTGTGCCAGTGTCTGTCGGGTTGTTGATGGCTTCGTTCGAGGAGATGACTGCAGTGATGATCACACGAGTGTTCGTCGAGGCAGGGATGTTCGTGAACGTCACACTGTTGCCAACACCAACTGCTACGTTGGCATCGTCAACGATCTCGGCGTAGGTTGGGTTGTACAGGTCAGCGGTGTCGCCAGTCGTGACAGGCGGACGGAAGATGATCTGTTGCGTGCCGTCGATGTACGTGCCTTGGTTGCCCAGCTTGATCTTGTAGATCTGGAAGTTGGGAGCATTCGACAGACCCCGAGCGATGGCTGTAGCCATGTTCTTCGGGTGAATGGCGTTGTGATGATCGACAAGGACCTCACCTGTCTTGGCATCAGTAATCTTGACATGACCGGCGATGACGGTCTTGAGAGTTTCTTGCATGTTCAATTCCTTGAGGATCTGTGAAGACTATTTATCCCGCATCAGGTTGCCACGATTTTAACTTCCGATAGGTTGGGCAAGCTGAAACGGAACCGGCCGTTAGACACCACTTGAACGATGTTGACGGTGAGAGGTACAGGATCAGTCGGCCGCCAGATCTTGAAGGTGGGGGTCGGCATGTTGACTGGCGGGTTGGCAAAGGACACTTCAAAGATGCGGGCCCCAACACCGCTTACTTCTAGGGGAGTGATGAAATCAGCCCAAGTAGGCGGAATAGCACCGGCTGGAACTGGAGGGAGAGACATGCTGAAAAGCAAGGCGGTTCGTTCGCCATACGCATCAAGCGGAGTGCTGTCGAAGCCACCACCAAAGCTGTCCATAGTACCAGCAGTGTCAGCAACCTGCACGGAGAAGGCTTCTGACATCGATGCATGGGAGACCGGTTCTGTTTCACCCTGGCTGATGTCAGTGGCATGGCCAACGATCGGGAAGCCGAAGCCTGGTGCTGTGCCACCCGTAGCGAAACCTACCGAGTCCAGTGCGCCCAAGAACTGAGCGAGACTGGTGGCTGCAAGACCTGCAGGTTGGAGATAGGACTGAAGTTGGCTGGTCAGAACCGAGAGTTCACTTGCCTCGGTCGTAGTTGGTGTGCCAAGGGTGGCAAGATATTGCGCACGGAAGAACTGATCGACAAGCGGATACCCGGTGTCGTACGCACCTTGTGCTGCTTCCACCAATGCGGTGATTTGGGCGTGAGCGGTATCTGCATTGATTTGAATCTGTGCATAGTATGGCTGAGTAATTGCAAGGCGCAGAGGGTCTTCATTGTCAGCATTCATCAAGCCAGCAACAATGAGAGCGGCGTTCATCAACTGGAGTTGTGCCGCATTATCTACGCTCAACTGTGACATGATAGAATCGATGCCGATAACATCTTCGGCATCGTACGGCAAGTTGTCGTAGCCAGCCATGAAGCCGCCGAACGGGCCATCAGCAACAGCCGTGTTGATGGTCACATCATGCGATGGAGTCAAACGGAAGCGCCAAGAACCAGGAGTGAAGACGCCATCGCCTGGGTTCAGGATGTTGGTTAGCGGATTGAAAGCAGCCGGCACCAGGATAGTGTTGCTACCTTGGAGAGGATCGTTGATCGCCGAGAACGACGTAGCACCAAGTTGTTCGGTGTCGATGATCGTGACGTTGATGCTGTCCTTGAACATTGCGTTCTCGAACAGTACGTCGCCACTGAAGAGGAAGGCGATCCGCTCGGTGATGTTCACAGAGACGTTGTCATCAAGGCCTGTGCCGTACGTGACCAAGTGCGCCTTGGCATTGAGCGGCAGATAGGTGGTGAAGAAGCCGCTGTCGAACTCCAGCACAGTTGGTTCTTGCAGCACGGTGTTGAGCGGCTTCAGGGTACCGATCAACTGGCCAGTTGCAGCACTGCGAACATCGAAGTAGGCAGTGGCATCTGGGAACTCGGCAACAGAAGTGGCTGTGTCACGCTTCACCAGATAAGTCGGCAGCCATGTATCAAGCAATGCTACTTCTGGTGAAGTGCGAGCCAGTGCGATGCTGGAGTGTGTGTCAATGTCGATGAACTGGGTGTCGATCGCAATTGGGTACAGTGAGGCAATGTCTGGAACGGACTGCACACCTTGGTAGTTCAGGCTCAAGCGCAGCGTGCCCATCTCTGTCTTCACGAATGAGACGAAGTCAGAAGCAGTTGGGTTCAGCACCGTGAAGTTGGAACGCACGACGACCGTGTCTTGCGCATTCCAGAAATCGAGCGTGTCAGGGATGGCATGGACATGGAAGTCCTCATGCACGTCAGTGATAGCCAACTCGATGTACTCGTCCTTGAAGGTGCCGTTGTAGGCAACAAAGCCCACAACACCCATGTCAGAGCGAGACACCATCCAACCGCCAGCGGTGATTGGAGCAGTTGTGCGCCCAGTGGTGCGAGCAAAAGTGTACACCAGCGCTGGTGTATCGGGACGCACAAAGACTTCTTGAATGTGGCCCGTTGGAACTGGATCACGCTGCCAATAGACGTTGACCTTCTTGAACTGCTTCGTGTCAGAGGTTGCAAAGATCCTGATGATCGATGGGTGAATCTTGAAACCAATGCTGCCGTTCCAGTACCACTTGCCGTACTCAGCATTCGGTGTCCAGCCCGTCACTGAGCCATGGACCATGAATGATGGGTGCTGGCGTAGTGTCGAGAGGGTGAACGTGTCACCGGATCCGAGACCACGACCTGGCTTCACCGTGAAGTGAAGGTTGTCGTCACGATAGGTGGCACCATCAGCCAACGTGATCGGTGTTGTGTAGCCTGGAACCAGCGTGCCGTAGAGGGCACCAGTCGTGTAGTAACCGGTGATTGTGTACGTGGATGATGCAGAGAAGGTGATGGTCCAATCTGCAGGCGCGGAACGCCAGTAGGAACCACCGTACATCACGAGGCGAGGAACTGTTGCGCCCATCAGGCCAACGGGAAGGGAGGTGATGGCTGGCGGCGGGTTCGAAATGCGCCATGAGAACACGTCACCACCAGTAACACTGTCGGCTGAGGATGCAGAGATGAAGGCCTTGCTTGCAGCCGGCAGTGTGAAGGAGATGCCCAATGCAGCATCGCTAAAGGTACCGCCCACGGGAACGTTAGCAACTACCGTTTTGGTTTGGAAACCATTGTCCGAATACTCAAGCCGAAAGCTGGTTGACCGGTGCAGCGTGAGTGAAGCATCAAGCGGTGGTTCACCGGGTGGCGCCACAGTGTTAATGACTGCCCCGGTTGGTTCAGCCATCAACCTAAAGACCCGACCATCATGCGCTGCTTGTGTAGTGGTCAGCAGCATCAATGTCAAATCATAGTCCGTGAACCGACTATCGTACTTGAAATCTAGCGCTTGGCCAGCCGGCACGTCATACTCGAGCAGCGCATTGTCGTAACTATCTAGATCATAGCCGTAGTAGAGATCGAAATCAACAGGCTTTGCTGGGCCATTGACGATCTCGATCAGGAAGCGGTCACCTGCTACGAAGGATTGCACAGATCCTGCTACGATCACGAAGCCAACCTTGTCAGAGTAGGCGATACCGACTGTGGCACTTCCGCTCAGGACATCTGAAGTATGCGTCACCGAGAACGTGGTTGGCGATGTGGCAGTAAGAACGACAGTGCCTGATGGCAGGGTGTCGTCTAACAGATCGATGGTGCCGACAGAACCGCTGAGGTTCTGAATGTGACCGTAACGGGTGGAGGTGAAGACTGGCCGAGTGTAGGAGATTGGATCAGTCTTGATGACGTTCCACCGCTCAAGGTTGGCGCTCTGATGAATGCTAATCTTGTTGCGTGGAGTTAGGACAAGAGTTTCGCCGACATTCGGCGTTGCCAATGCCACACTTTCGAAACTAAATCCTGGACTGCTGAAGTTGCTGCCGCTCTCAAATCCACCAACAATGCCAGCTTGGGTTGTAGAGACTTCCCATAGGGATGGGGTTGAAGAGACGCAACGAATAGTCCATTCGTCATAGACTGTTGCTGCAGGATTTGCGATTATGTTGCGGACCTGCAGCGATGGAATCGAAACGTCATCGTACCACAACACACCGCTCTCATAGAGATTGATGTCGTTGTGAGCATTGAAGAGGAGTGGCGGAAGCAGATTGGCCAGAACTTCGTCAACGTAACTGCCGCCAGTATCGTTGCCAATCCACCCTTGATAATTAGGTGGAGCCGGGATTGCTGGCAGCGCTTTGCTTGCACCGTAGAGAATGCGTTCATACTCACCAACCAACACGTAGCCCGTGTTGTCAATTGTGTATGGATTTGGAATGGTGCCTACTTGCGAGCCCGGAGGGGTTTCTGTGCTTAGAGTGGTCAACAGAGAAGCACAAGCAGCAACAGCATCTACCCAGTTCGCATCGCTCGGTCGAGCATACACTGGGGACGTGATGTGCTGCTGAATGCCAGTGAAGAATTCAATGAGCTTATTCACAGCGCTCTGTGGACGGCTCAGATCCGATTCAAGAGCCGTCGTATTCAGTGTAGCAGTGGCAATGATCCCATCGAGGTTTGTTTCTGTCCAGGCTGGGTTCAGACCGTTGATGTCATTGATGCGCTTGACCTGGAATTCCAACGAACCGTAGTTGTGGAAGAAGTCATGACCATCGGTGTACGGAATGATGTCAGTTCCGTTCAGCTCGATGCGACCATCAGCAATGCCCAGACCATCGAACTGCTTCTTGTTGAAGACGAACGGCACCAGACCCATGTCGGTGTTCTCGTCACGGAACGCCTTGAAGGCGCCATCAGCCGTATTGTTCGTGTAGGTGCGTAGGAAGTCAGGAGACAGCACCTGCTTGCCCAGCATGGTGCGATAGGTCGAATTGCCGCCAGAGAAGAAGTCGTATCGCCATGCAGCCTTCTGCATGATTGGCATGGAGGTGATCTCGGTGATCTTGACGCGCATCGTCTCCGCAAACTGGTACTCCTCGACAATCTCGGTGAGCTTCGAGTGGTATGGCTTGGTGTCGGCGATGTAGTCGACCAGCGACTGAACGTACTGGGAAGACTTGTTGAGCGGGTTACTCATAGGTCGGTACCGATGCAGTCTCTGTGACGGTGCGAATGGAGTAGGCTGACAGACGAGATGTCTTGAAGATGTCCGTCATCTCCAAATTGGAGGCGAGCACATCTTCAAGGGCGGCAAAGAAGAGCTCATTGACTTGAGACGTCTTTGCTTGGTTCCAGATCTGAGCCATGATGTTGCGAACTGCCGGTGCATTCGGGAACCAAGCCAGCGCTGCTTCTTCGGTGCTGCCGTAAGACGTATCGAGGAAGGAGATGAAGTCAGGGACCACTGCAGAGTTGCTCGTAACCGTAAGTCGAGTATTTAGGATCGTATGAGCAACTGACAACCTGAGCAAATCGGCCGGAGCAAGCGTCTGTTCAGGTCCAAAACCAAACGACGTGAAGCTACCGGTGCGTTCATCGTAGAGTGCGCGCCGAAGAGATGGAACCGTATTGCCAGCAGCATCTTGGCCAGCCATGCTGTCAGTCAGCTTCGTCCACAGGAACTCAGGAACACGGGCCTTCTGACCAGAACGAATGAGACCCCATTCTGTATGGGTGTTCTTCAGGTCGAGCTCCAGCGGATCGTCACGCAGCGTGAAATTGCGGGTGAAGCGCAGCTTGAACGTGTCGTTCTTGGTGACGAGATATGAAAGACCTGATAGGGTGATGGCATCGTAGCGGTACGGATCCGAGGTGCTGCCCGATCCGATCATGCCAGCGTCCAGTGTCTGGAACGTCAGATAGCTGGGAGGACCGTCCTTGAGGGATTGGGCAATAGAAGAGGTTGAGAGCTTCTTGCCGCCTGCTGGGACTGTTCTGTTCTTGACCCAGAAGTAGTAGTTTGTTGTAGCAAGCGAGCCTTCGCTATCACGAACAGGCACTGATACGTACTCATAGTCGACCTTGAATTGTTGTTGGAAGGTCAGATCGTCCTTCACTGTGGGGTCAAAGCTCAGTTCGTCGGCCGTGGGGCTGTACTTGCGCACGACCACCGTTACTACGTGGCCACGAAGAACACTGTAGACCGTGATCTCGGTTCCCACAATGTTGTAAGCGGATTTCAGCTGTGCAATTCCATTGATGTAGATGGTTGTGCGTGTTGAGTCTACGTTATCGTCGTATGTGAAGACGACGTTACCGGTTGCAGTTTGGACCTTGGTGTCCAACTTGTCGGTTGGTTTGATGTCAGTCAACACCACCCAGTCAGTCCACGTGGTGGAGTAACGAGAGATGGTAGTGCCGTCATTGAGAGTTAGAGGTGCAGCTTCATAGGCCACGGCAGCAGCAAGCTGCACGTCATCTGGCCAGAATTGAGTCCACAGTCCAGGGTATGGCTTCCACACAGACTTCGGTTGCTTACCATCAGCATCGAGCTGAGCCTGAGTTGGAACTGTCCAAGCTGCCCAACCATTGTACCCCGCTGCAGCAAAGCCGAGATCATCAACGTTGTTGGTCAAGTAACGGATTCCTGGAATGGTCTTCTCGACGATGTGCTCAACGATACAGGAATCCCACACCTCGATGTGAGTGCTGAGTGCATGCCACAGGGCGTACTGAACTGGCGAGTAGGTGTTCACACCGACGGTTACGGGCGAGTAGGTGCCTGTTGTGCCAACAGTGAAGACGATCTTCAAGCCGAACGCAGTGAATGTGTACTGTTGGCCGGCCACTAGCTCCATGTTAGGCAGATTCGGGATCACGCCTGGAGTTACGATGGTGGCAAACTCATTCGAGAGTTCGAGAACCTCAGAGACGCCAGTGTTGAAGTCAGTGACTCGCAGGGCGATGTTGAAAGTGTAGCCGACTGGCGCACCATTAGCATCAACGATGGCCGAAGCTGAGACAGGTTCTGGCACGAAGATCAACTGACCATACTGCTGAGTGTACTCATTGAGAGTGACTGAGCAGATGCCTGGCACGGTGCTCGTGATGATGCTAGATGGAACCACACCGCTCAGATCTCCGTCATACAGAATCCGCTTCGTGAAGCCAGTGATGACGGCCTCAGAGATTGCACGCTGACCGTTGGTGTCAGGATCCCATGCACCGATGTGCATGCCGACGGTGATACCTTGGCCGGAGAATGTGCCAAGACCAGTTTGGCCAGCACCATCAGCCACTGCGATCGAGTACGTGTTGCCTGGACCGATGTAGAGGCGAGTGTTTGTCGAGCTGTAGGATTCACCAAAGGCCGGATGACCACCCGTGACAGTGCCTGACTGTGACCAGGCAATTGGGCGAACGCTCCAGATGCGGTCACGCGAGTACGTTTCCTGCAGAGCCACTTCGCCGCTCGCCTTGTTGGCAGCTGCGATGTCAGCATCGAGGGCTTCGACCTTGGCCAAAGCTGCGTATTCAGACGGCGGCACCGATGACTTCACCCATTCGTAGATGTCGATGGTGGCATAGTCAGCACGGGCACCCCAACGTGACAGGCGTTCTGCACGGCTCGTGAAGATGGTGGTGTCGTAGTACGGAATGTAGTCGAGCTTGCGTGTGTCGAACCAAACGCGGCCAAGTTCCTTGTCGCCCCAAGCACGAAGCGGATCGTAGGAGTTGTTGTCAGCGACCAAGGTCGAGTAGTTGTAGCGAGCTGGATCCAGAGGGCCGATGACATTGATGGCTTCGAGAGCCGTCGGTGTGTGTTGACCCACGGCTGGGTGCCACATCGGAATCTCTTCCACCAGTTCCTCAGCCACGTAGTTGAACAGCTTGACTGGGTTGTAGCGTGGTGTGGCTGGACCGTAGCCCGTAACCGTGATCGTGCCAGGTGCGGTGATGCTCAGCGATGTTGCATTCACCTGCGTGGCTGGGCCAGTGATGACAAGCTTGTCAGCGATGAATGGCAGTGTGATCAGTTCGGTGGTGGTTGCAGTGTACGTCAGCTGACCAACCTGCTCTGCCTTGAAGTAGGCGTCTTGATCTAGGTCATCGATGGAGAACCAACGGTCTTCCATGAAGCGGTTGATCTGCGTGAAGTTGTTCAGCTCAGTTGCAGGAGCAGCATCGAACTGAAGCTGCGTGAACTGCTGAAGGGTGTCAGAGACCTGGAGGCGCATCTCAGGGTACGAGTTCTGACGTGAGTCACCATACTCGGCAATCTTGTACGCCCAGTACTCGTCGATCTTGGCTTCCTGGAATCGGTTGCTGTTGAGATATGCATCGATGGACATGTTCGTGCCCTTCGAGTGGATGAGACCCCGCCAGAAATTGAACTGCGTCTTGTCAGTGATGTCGAGATTGTTGAAGTAGTCCTTGGTCGAGAAGCCGAGCAAAGCAAGAGCGTGCTTGCTGGTCGTGGTATTCTCGAAGGCATAGTCGGCATCATACACCCGGGCCAGATTGTCAGTCGACAACTGTAGATTCTGGCGAACCTCGTGACCGACGATGTAGTGACCGCCAAACTCCAGCCGCAGATTCGTGTTGCCCTGCTTGCGGCCATTGAACTTGTAGGTGACAGCGCGGGAACCAGAGAATGCGTCATAGAGCAGCCCGCTCTGGGTCGACTCATTCACGTAGTCGTTGAAGACGAAGAGGTGCTCGAACTCATCCAATTGGATGTGAGCCGAATACATTGGGCCGATGGATGCAATGCTTGATGTGGCATTTCCGCGGACAGGGCGAAGGTCTGCAGTGCGGAACCGCATGCCTAGAATGTCAAAGACGCCCGTATCGCCAGTGATGTCGAAGATGGCGGTGTCGGTGAACTCCGACATCATGCCTGCCTTCTGCTCGAACCACACGCGATCGATGAATGGGTTGATGATAGCACCGAGACCAACGCTGATGCCACCAAAGATCGAGTGAACGGCCTTCTCAATCTCCAGTTGGAAGTTGCGACGGCGTCCAGTGAGTGCATCGATGTTGAACTCATTGTTGGTGTTGAATCTCCAGCCTGCATCTTCGAGATACTGCGCGTAACCAAAGAGGAAATTCAACAGGTTCTGAACACCAGTGATAGTGATTGGCAAGCCGGTGGTGATCACACCAGTCCGGACTGTGGATTGGTACCAAGTCAATGTTGTGTTGGACTGATCCAGCACGTTGAACGTCATCAGATCACTTGATGACGTAACGTCCCACGAGGTGCCGCTGAACGTGTAAAGCTCGCCTGTGTCATGACGGAAGAATCGCTGTCCGATTGGCGCGGCGCCTGGGAATGCCATGCCAGATGCAATGTTCTGCAGACCGTAGTAGCTGATGTCGTTGTAGCGTGGGTTGTAGCCTTCGATACGGAAGACCCAGTCAGATGCATCATCCTTTGGACGGTTCGAGATAGATCCGCGGTAGGCATCGCCCACCTTGGTGGATTCGTTAAGTGCAAAGTTGCCAGTCTGGAAGACTGTAACTCGCAGCGCCTGGATCCAGTGATCAGCCGCAATGGCATTCTTCTTGAGAATCAGGTTGTACGAGGACGGGTTGAGAGTCTCGTTCTCATTGAAGACGTTCAGATCATCAGTCACCACGAGGCTGCCAGCACGGTAACCCATGTTGACGTCCCAATCGCGGAAGGCGGCATTGGCGTAGCTGCTCTTCGAATCGACAGACATCTCGCGCAGCGCGTTCGTAAATGTCTGACCGAGACCAAGAATCCGGTGTGTCGGTGCAGGAACGAACGTCACTACCAGATCTGACCCTGCTGTAGTGGCGGTGATGTGGAAACTATCACCGATGTGGAATGGCTGGCCAAAGTCCTCAATACGAATGTTGGTGATGTTGACTATCGAGCTGTTGAAGTTCCAAGCACCACCCTCTTGGATAGATCCTAGCAAGGTGCCATCAACAGTACGAACACCGAAACTCTGGGCGCGTGTTGCTGTGTAGGCATCATATGTGAGCATGATGTCGATCGCAGCAGGGCCGGAGATGGTTCCGATAGTTAGTGCACCAGTTCGATCGACCATCGTAACAGCATCACCATGCAGTCGGAACCGCTTGTGACCAGGCAGGTTGATGTCGTAGCCGTCATAGAGAATGTTGTCGACTTCTACCCAGTTGAACCCCCAAGCAAAGCCAAGAGCTGCAAGCGGATCAAAGCGCAGCAGTGCTTTCACGAGAGCGTAGCGATATTCGATAGACCGTTCCCAGACCTCTTCAACAGGTGAGCCGCCACCAAAGTCGTACGGCAGCGCAACGCCAGTTGGAATGACATTTGTGAGTGCGAAGCTAGACGTCAGAGCCGATGAAGCAACGTAAGGCGGCAAAAGCAAATCAGACCAAGGATTGACGCTCAGCTTGAGTGCTGGTTTCGAGAGCATCAAGGAGGTCCACATTGTAGTCGACCATTGACGTACCTGCTGGAAGAGGACTGGGCTCACACCCACAGACGGAACAGCAGCGGACAGGTACCAGAGAGTGTCAGAATACCGAGCACCACCGAGAACACGAACGAACATCTTCTGCACAAGTGCAGTGGTACGGGTCCATGCACCAGTAGATGCAAGGTAGATGCCATTGTTGGCTGACACCGCTTCGTTCTGAACGAGCACACGATCACCACTTTGCAGTGAGATGCCATCAACTACCTGCAACCCTGCAAGGGATCCAATTGAATCAACTGCCACAACCTTGACACTGCCCGAATCTACATACGTTGGATCGTAGAGACTCTCAGCTGACACTGCTGCTTCATAGGATGCGAACCACTGTGGAGATGCCTTCCAAGCGGCATACGTAGAAAAGCCAAACAGCTTCCACGGTTCCATGTCTGGACGTTCTGTTGGGATTACGCCTGCAATTGTTGCTTGATGTGCCATCAGCGCCTTGTACCAGCGGCCAGGAATGGTGGCAGTGTTTACAGGTGCAAAGAACGTGGCCTGTGCGTAGTTCCAGGTGAATGCATCAGCTGCAGTGTAATTGGTGCCGAGCGGATCAAGATTGTTAAGAGAAGCGAAGGTGAACAGCTCACGCTGCAGCTCACTCTTGAATACTGGGTCAGCAGAAAGTACTGGATCAGCAAAGTCAAAGCGGCGCTGATTTGGATTGATGCCGTGATACAGGCGGTGTTCAGTTTGGTAGATGATCTCGTTGAGAGTGTCTGCCAAATTGACCGTCTTCCAAGCAATATCCTTTGATGGCAGTGCCACCCAGGTGCTACCAGTACTTTGCGACAGAATTCCCGTGGTACGATTGTACCACAGCAGGCCTGCAGGAGTTGCTGGCGGAGTAGCGACGGTGTCATACGTGACATCGAATGCCAGTAGATCAGGCAGCGCTGTCTCACTTGGGCGGAGCCACAGCTCGCCCTTGTATGGGTTGATTGGTGGAATCCAGGTGGATGAACCGATGGCAGGTGTTGACGTGCCATCGCTACGCTTCACTGGCTTACCAACGTAGCCACCGAGAATGCGACCACGGAAGTCATTTGTTTCGGCGACGAGACTGGAGAGGTGACCGTCATGGTGAACAAGCACGTCTTGATTCAGGATACGGTCGAAGCGAACCGCCGGTTCGACAAGTGGCGCCAGGCCAAGTTGCGGCAGGGTGATTGGGAATCCGACACAGGCCGCCGTAGTGTCGAAGAGAACCAGGCGAGAGTCATTGTCCTTGGCACGCAAAGCCAACAGAGCATCAAGTAGGGCAGCCGTCTTTGCGGACTGGTCAGGAGAGCCGTCATAACTCACCACCTGGGTAGTGGAGAAGTAGTCAACGATATGGGTGATGTACAGATCGCGCAGGCTGTTCAGGCCGTTATCGTACTGGCGCTTCGCCATATCAATGAGTGAGATTGGTGTTAGATCCTTCTGCATCAGCAGAGATGCAAGGAGCGTGTGCTGTTCAGACCAGAGCTTGATGTTGCCACCGAAGGCATAGTCGAGTGGCAGCCCAGCAATCTCATTGGCCAGCACGCTACGGAAGTGAGTGTAGAGTGAACCTTCCAGGATCTCGGCACGACTATCGTTGTACGGATTGTTGTAGAAGGTGCGCGATACGAGGTGTGCCCCCACATTGGCCGTGTCAGCCACCGCCCCACCATACAGATCCTGGATGCTGGTGTCAGCGGCTCGGAAGACGTAGCGAGGACGCTCCATGTTGCCGACCCGGATGACGAAGGTGTCACCTACTGAGAAGGGTGTAGACCCGCTAGTGATCGTGAAACCGATTTCCCCATTGTCATATGGGGCGCCCGCAACAGAGTGCGACGCAGCAGATGGCAGTGTAGCGAGCTTGGATCCAGTGACAGTGAAGGTGGATGCAGTATCGGCGGTGACTGTCCAGACCTGCTGCTGTGTGTTGTCGGCAGCAGTGAGAGCAGTGATCGTGCCGTTGCCAGTACCGACGAGCATCGTGTCGATGACTTCTGGGCCAAGGTAGCCTGCATGCCAGACGGTGTGCAGTGAACCATCACGCTTGAAGAAGAGCAAGTTTCCGGCTGCATCAGCGCAACCATGATTGAACACGAAGTCAGCGCTATCGTTGGTGCTGATCTTGACACGCTTCTGCAAAGCCACATCCAGATTGGCGGTCAGGTCTTCGACGTAGTAGAAGATTGAGCTGACGATGCCAGCATGGGTGCCGTCATAGCGGAACAGATCGAACAGTGGAAGCTGGTTGAACTCGGTCTTGACTTGCTTGAAGTAGAACCCAGTCTCAGCTGGTGCACCAACGTTTGACACGTGGGAGTTCAGCTGCAAGTTCGAAGCATACTCGATGATTGGGCGAACGGCTTGCTGGACAGAAGCACGGTCCAGATTGTAGTTGATGAGCTCTTCACCCTTGATCCAGAAGTTGCCTTCTTGCCAGTCATTCGTGTTGCTGTCCCCTGCTGTTGAAGTCCAGCTAAAGGTTGTTGGTCCAGTTTGGGTAGATACCCACAGCACAGAACGATGCCGATCAAATGTCTTTGCACCACCAGACCAGGTAGACGAATTGAAGTCCTCTGCTCGGGCCCATGCTTGGCGACCCACAACGTAGATGCCATTCTCAGCACCATTGCTTTGGTTCTTGATGAGCACCCGATCACCGACTTCAGGGATGTAGCCGTCGATGTTCTGGAAAGTCTTGAGAGTGGTAACACCTGAGATGCTTGGCTTAACACCAGCCGAACCAATGAAGGTCACGTTGTAGTTCGACGACATCATGGTCGTTGCGACAGTGAACTTGTCGCCAGCAACGCAAGCGGTCCAGCCGGTCTGGGCATTGAACTCGTTGTAGGCAGGGGAACGTGTGATCTTGAAGGTGACGAGGGTCTTGACACCATCAAAGCCGGTGACCTTGTATTCGAAGGTGTCTACCAGGTCGATAGCCGAAACGGTACCCGGTTGTGCAGGAAGGGCAAAGTTGTGGGTCAGTGGAGTGTAAGTACCGCTTGGGCCGGGCTGGGTGTTGCCGCTCTCTACTGACGAGGTGACCGTGAAGTTGAGAGCATCGGTGAATGTGATCGTGAACGTCTGGTCCAGGAAGCCGGTGCCGGTCAGCACGATGTTCTGACCACTGATCGTGGCAGCCATCACGTTCATCTTGTCCAGATCAGATGCTTGTGGCTTGGCAATGATGTAGTACTCTGGTTGCCAAGTTGGATTCCAGGCGGTGTCGGGCTGGAGAGATGCACCGATCCAGTAGTAGTTGAAGAAGTTCGTGAACTTGTCGAAGTCGATTGGTGGACGGAAGTTGTTTGCCTGAGCGTAGAGCCAACTCAGATCATTCGTGTCCATACCAAGAACCTTGGCCTTGTTCAGCAGGTCCTGCACCGTGAATGCAACCGTCTCGGAACCCTGCTTGAAGTTCAGGACTGGGATGACAGCATTGACATCACGCTCTACAGTTGGCTGGTAGATTGCGGGTGACTTGTCTTCTGGGTTGGATGGCTTACGGCCCACGTAGCCGTAGAATGGCACGCTTTCGTCACGTGTCATGAAACGGTTGAACAGGTTGTCGAACAGCCCAAAATTGACCATGTTCCGCAACTTCTGCGGCACATACTGGGTCAGGTTGTTGTAAGGGCGTGCGTAATCGAGCTTCTGGGCCATCAGGTCATCACCATCTGTTGATGGGCTATTTATGACTCAGACAGTTTGCCCGGGGAGGCTTACCAGAAAAAGTGATTACACCTTCTCCAGGGTGGCGTTGCCACGTTTGTCAGTGGTGATGGTGAAGTTGTCGTCGAATGTCCGAATGGGCGTATCGTAGATCGGGTCGTCGTCGCGGTGCTGGGCAGCACGAAAGATCCAGACAGCGCCGACGGTCTCGTTCAGTTCGAGATTTACGATCTTGCCGCCCCAATGGCCGGTAGCTTGGTCACCCATAATGGATGCCCAAGTTTCCTTACCATCAGCTAGACGCTTTGCCAGAATGGTGTAGAGAAGTGGAGGCCGTCCCTCAACAGTAATTTCACTAAGGCGCATTTGTCAACCCCCAGCCGAGATCGCCCGGTGTTTTGGAAAGCGTCAGCAGCTCATCAGCATCTTCATCCATGACCCGTGCCCATCCGCCGTTGACCACCACGAAGTAGGTGGCACCATCATTGTGCACTGTGATCTTATCCACCGTGCCTGTCACGTGATTTCTATTTGGGCCGCGATTGTAGTCGACATGAGACACACGCACCTGGTTGACACCAAAGGCTTTTGCATTCAGGTAGACGAGCTCGCCCTTGTCGAGTAGCTGCTGCACCAACTTAGTGACAAGAGCTTCAGGAGTTCCACCCTCCTCTTCGAAGAGTTGGGCTACTTTCACTTCACCTGCCGAATTACCGTTGGGGTGAGAGCATCAACCACCTCGATGTCAGACAGCAGAGCAGCTGACTGGATGATCTCATCATGACCGCTCTCAACAGTGAAGAGCGAGCCGAAGGAGTTGGTCGAGTAGATTGGAACCGGCACAACAGCGGCGACATCAGCTGGCAACCGTTGGTGGATCAGCGTGATCAGTTCGGTGGCGTAGAACGTATCGCCGAAATCCCAGGTATCGATGTCGAAGAACGTGTTGATGACATTCAGGACCTCTTCCTTGATGCGCTCATTCGTCAGAGATGCACCAGCCTGCTTGACGACCTTGAACTTGGCACGCAGTTGTGGCTCAGCAAGGTTACCGAACAGAAGCTTGATCTTGCCAGAGTGCAGCACGATTGTGTCAGACAACATCTTGTTGTTCAGCAGGTAGCCGTACGAGTTGCGCAGATCCAGCGGGGTTGGTGGGGTTGGCACCGAGGTGGAGGTTCCACGTACGTAGTTGATCACGTCATCGTAGTAACCACGCGTCATCAGGTAGACGTCATGGATGTTCGTGACCGAAGGATCGATGATGTGGGTGAATGGCGAGAAGTGCTGCCACATGAAGTCCAGCCCAGCTTCACGGCCAGTTCCAGGCATCCGCAGCCGGCGACCGTAGGTGTTGGTGTTGTCCGAGAATGCACCTGCTTCAAATGTCACGCCAGGAATAGAGGTGAGCACGACAGTCGGGTTGGCGATGGTGTAGTACTCATAGGATGGGGAGACTGTGCCAGAGCCTGCAAACATCTCAAACTGCAGGAGGCGGTCGGCTACCAGATCCCCAGAGCTGTTCTCATTCAGCAGGTCGGTTGGCACCACCTCCAGACGGTGCAGGTCGACCACGCCATCAGCATCCTTGACAGCGCCAACAACGTCGTACTTTTGGCTGGTACCGAGCACCGCGCCGATGTAGTTGAGGTTGGAACGGAGGATCTTGATGTTGTCGAACACGCGCTTCTTGGTTTCACCGTCAATCAGCTGATCAACCGAGTTGTACCAGAACTTTGTAGTCGGGCTTTCGATGGTCAACTTCACGTCACGGGTGTGGACCTCGTAGCCAATGATGTTGCCTGATGGTTGCTGGCGAATCTTGCGAACGAAGATCACCCAGCTGTACTGCTTCAAGGCAGGATCGCTGGATGTAGTGAAGAGGTATGGAGGAGGTGCACCGTTGCCGAAAGCCGCATCGGTCATCTCGCCGACACCCATCGTTTCCCACCAACCATTGAGGTTGTAGAGAGCATTGTTGCGTACCGTCAGATGACCGGTCGAAGAGGTGTCGAGAATGATGGCATCGCCTGGTTCGAACGCGCCTTCCATTGTGAACATCTCAGCGCGAGTGAAGAACCCGGTTGGCTGGATGTAGTACGGAACCGCTACCTCGCCTGAGCCGAAGGTGCCACGGAGATTGGAACGAACGTCGATACCGCCGGTAGCATTCACCTCGAGGGTCCACACTTCACCAGCAACCCAGAAGTTTCCAGTCAGCCACGTAGAACCAGCAGTGTTGGCGATGGTAACAGCCGATGTCATGTTCGTGCAGTTGCCGATGCCCTTCAGGTACCGATTGTAGCGCAGACCGAAGAACTCCTGCTGCGAGAAGAGCTGAGTGCCGGAACCGGTGTCGCCTGGTGGGAAGCGATTGATACCGTCAATTGTGCGCGGCACATTGGCTGCGTAGATCTTGCTGTCATCCGTTGGGACGAGGTCAGGATCAGGGATCCGAGCCATCACGTTGTTCGAGCTGTCGAGCACGTACTCCAGTGGTTCACCGTAGTAGTGTTGGTCGATCAGGCCCTGCATTGCGGTCTTTTCCTTCAGCGAGCCGTCACCAGCTGAGGAGGTGTGGATCAGCTGAACGTAGGCGCCTGCCTTGTCACGATAGAGACCGCCACGGTTGTCTTCGATGAAGGCACGGCGCGGAGGGCTGACGACGCCGTACATGGCAGGATCGGTAGCAGAGACGTGGATCATCGTGTTGATGACGCCGCTTGTAGAGAGAAGCGGCTCGATGATGCTGTCGATGAGTGCTTGACCAGAGACGTCTGTCGTCTGGGTGTTGACACTTGTCTCGTAGCGCATAATGAGATCGTCACCATACAGCTTGATGTTCTCGTACTTGCCTGAGGCGTCATTCCAGTCGATGTACTTTGGCTGACCAGCGAAGGTGCGGTTGATTGCCTTGAGACGAAGGATCGTTGGATCCTTGAGCATGAACGTGTTGCAGTCCTGGCCATTGACCATGCGGTCTTGAGCGTAGTACGTTGCTGGAGCAGAGCGACGAATGTGCTCGATGCTTTCAGCAGCCGAACCGTTCTGCAGCGTGGTAGTCAGGCTGAAGGTGACGTTGGTAGTCTCGGCATTCCCGTTGGCACCGGGATACGTGAACTGCATCGCTTGATTGGTGATGCGGTTCTTGTGGATGACAATGCTGCGACCGATGGACTGGCGAACCCAGAAGCGGTACGTACCCTGTGGGATCTCGCTGAAGTCGCCATCACCGAAGATGATGCGAACGCGGTCGCTCTCCAGCGTGTCAACTTCGTACTTCTTGCGGGTCGTGCGGTTGCTGTTGAAGACCAGGTTCTGCTCAGCAATCACGTCGACTTGTGTCCAGCGTTCAGTGATAGAGCCAGTGCCATTGATCTTTTGGACCCAAACGTCAGTATCGTTGACGTTTGTGGTATCGAAGTCGATGCGGCGATCTGGGAGCTTGTCCACTAGGTCGTAGTCGATGCGGGTAAGAACACCTTGCTTGACATAGGCCAAGAAGCCTGTGTAGTCAGAGCCATCGCCCACGCCGTCATTGGCGTAGATGATGCTCATCGCAGCAGACGGATCTGGTTCACGTTCGAACGGACCGTTCTCATCGATGTCTGCAGGCACCATTTCCATGGTGAAGCTGTCAAGACCGGTGCTTACCGAGAACGGAAAGACGCCAAGTGGGAAGGAGCTGGAGGTGTTCTTCAGCGAGTACAGATCCATGACAACGTCACCGATCTGGTACGTCTTCTGGGCATTGCCGAAGCGGGAGTTCAGAACCCGGTTCATCACGAGGAAGAACTGTTCCTTCCAGTTCGTGTTGTTTGGATCGTTCCAGACGATTGACAGACCTGCCAGGTCAACACCACGGGAGTCGATGATACGCTCAGAGGTGGTGATCGAAGTCAACTTGACGAGACCACGAACTGCAATGTTGCGAGTTGCCTTGTACGAGATGAGCTTGGCAAGCTTGAGAATGGATTGCTTGCGCTGGGCGGTGGTGATGAAGTTCTCATGACCAACCATGTCCACACGGTATGCCAATTGTTCGGCAATGTACGCGAAGATTTCAAGGTAGGCGATGAACTCCGACGACTGGATGTAGTCGTTGAAGTATTCTGGATAGTAGGTCCGGGTGTAATCTACCAGTGACTGCTTGATGGTGTCGAAGTCGTACGACACAAAGCTGACCGCCCCAAACGCTTGGTAGATCTTGTCCCAGGTTTCTGCGGAGTAGGTTGTGCGAAGCGCCATGGTTGTTCCGATGTATCAGTCGACTATTTAGGCTCCGACAGGGAACTCAAGTTTCATCGTTTCCTTGAGGCCAAGGTTGACATACTGCAGATCAACAAAGGCCGAAATTGCGTTGTTGTCAGGCACGGCCATCACCGCAATAGCCAGTAGCTTCACCCGTGGATCGTAGTTGAAGACCATGCGCAGGTCTTCCTCAACCACGGCAAGAGTATCCTTGTCCAGTGGTTCAAACGCCAGGAGTGGAATGCGAGTGCCGAAGTTCGGCAGCATGACCCGCTCGCCCTTGATGGTGTAGATGTGGTTGAGCAGATCCTGGTTGATCAGCTCGACGTTCGTGACCGAAAATCCCTTGGCTGGGTTCTTGAGGTGATTAACAGTGGAGAATCCACGGTAGACGGCAGTGACCATGGTCAGCCTCCGAATTTGAGATAGTTGGGCAGCTGGAGATACCAACCTGAGCCATGACGACTTAGCACGGCATCCTCAAGCTCTGCCATGGAAACACGCGTGAAGTCGGCATGATCGTCAACGGCGCCGCGCTTGTTCATTTCCCAGTAATACATTTGGAAACTGAATGGATCCTTCTTGATGCTTCTGGGTCTAGCCTTTGTCTTACGTTTCTCGGCAACATGGTGCTCTATCTCAATGCTCTTGACGAGCCCCATCGTTCCTCGATAGGTGCTCCTGTTAGGTGAAGGCTTCACCGAGGTGTCAGGATTTTTGGGACGATCTACTTCTTCCGGGTCGCTTGCAAACAGAATCTGCTCACCCTTCGCAAGCCTGCTCCGAATGATGGAGTATGCGATAGGGACGTCGTCATCAAGTTCTTCAAGTAGCATCAAGGTTTCCAGTTCTTGTTCCGCTTTGCCTTCGATCCTGCTCGGACCCAAGGCTCATGTTCTGGCAGGACGTCAGGTGCTGTGGCACATGGTGCTGTCGCAGCTTTACTGGCTCCTGGCCCATTGAGGTGGATAGCAGAACCCGTTTGAAGAATGGTTCCACCTGCCAGGATATTTAGGCCACTGCCTGCAGAGATGTTGGTTCCGCCTGCCGCCAGAAGCTCCATGCCAGCACCAGACGTTGCATACAATCCGGCATCTCCACTGAGAGATAGATCACTGCAGGCTGAGATACGCGCATGGCCTGAAGCGCCAATGTCGACGTCACCACCAGCTGCAATGCGGACATTGCCCTTGGCTGAGAGATTGAAGTTGCCGCCTGTCGTCATCGAGATGTCCGATCCGGCGTAGACGTGAATGCGACCGTCCTGATCGAGTTCGATCCAGGTTTGGCCCTTGGCGGTGCTGACGTAGATGCGTTCGTTCGCATCATCGAGAATGACTTGGTGACCTTCAGCAGTCTTGATGCGGACCCGACCATTCTCGATGTTGTCCTGCATGATGATCGAGTGGCGGCCTGGAGTAGTGATGCAGTAGGTCTGCGGATCAAGTCCAACGCCCTTCACATCCTTCTGGTATCCCTCAGCCACCGTCTTCTCAGTGGCGGCTTGAGCCACCTGGCGTTCGTACGCGCCACGGGTCTGGGCTTCTGACGCTGCAAGGTTTCCCTGGAACTGTGCACCAAGACTTGTGGTCGCCGGGTTCATAGTTTCGTAGCTGTCTGACTGTGGACCAGTTGCAGTGTTGCGCCCAGCGGGGAGCGACCGGTTGCCATGGTCTGGGAAGTACGAGCCTAGATAGAACCGTTGGTTGCGGTCACCATAGAGGAAGCCGACGATGACAGACGCGCCGACCTTCGGAATGGCCCAGAAACCGTATGACGTTGGGCCTGGAGTTTCCATGCCAGCAGGACCGGCAGGGTAGTCGTAAACCTGACCGGCGAGTGGTGAAACGTAGTAGGCCCATGGCAGGTTCTCTACCTTGAATCCTTCTCCGTCAACTGCAGGGCACCACACCTTGACACGACCCATTTCTTGGGGATCAGAGGTGTCCTTTACTACGCCTTCAACGAATCCGATATCCATATCATCTCTTCTCTGGTGTGGGCTTGATCTGTTCTGCAGTCAGCTTGCCAGTGCCGTAGACGTTGTGCGACCACAGCTCCAGCTCCTGCGTGAACACACCACGCTCGATGGTGTTGACGATCTTGAACACCACGTAGTAGTTGTTGTAGAGGACTTCAGTTGCGAAGCTCTCACCATCACGCATCTGATTGGATCGGAAGTCGACATTCGGCCCCTTGATGTTCAGCTTCACAAACACTGGGGTGGAGACGTAGGACTGGTTGCCGAGTGGTGCCTTAATGGAGAAGTTGCCCTTCTCGCTGACAGAGACACCCTCTTCGGTGTTCAAGATCTCCTTGACCAGCTTTTCACGATACGCAGTCTTGACAGTCTGGTTCGTGGTGCTGGTGCCAGTAGATCCTACAGAAGTAGGACTTGTGTGGTCAAGTGGCTTCCCGAGATTGAACTTCTCCATGATGTCGGGATTGCCCTTGATGACGATGTTCACCATGATGGGCGACTGAGCGTAGAATGCAGAGAGGTTGCGCGAATACGACTGCGCATCCACGATCAACTTCTGGTTCTGGGCGCCCTGACGAGCGGTCACGTAGTCCGAGAAATTCTTGTCCTGGTCCTTCGACACGAGCGGCATCATGATCGGATCGTATTGACGAGCTGACATGATCTCAGGCTTCGGGTATGGCTTGCCGTTGTCATCCTTCGGTTCGCCCTGACCTTCACCGACCGCATTGAAGATGGCGCCTTCACCAACATTCACGTTCGAGGCAAGCAGGAACTGAAGGTCCTGCATCTTCATGTCGAAGCTGAGAATGTCCAGATTCTGGCCTGTGAAGATGTAGTCCAGTTCGAAGTAGTTCTTCGGGCGGCGGTATGTACCGTGTTGCTTGTCAGTGATGGTAACGTAAAACCGGCTTTGTGCCTCTTCAGCAGCGGCAGCTGCACCCTGCTTTGGCGGCGGCAGAACATTTGGTACTTCAAACGGAATTACGTCGACGTGAACCGTGAATGACTTCTCATCGCTCGTGATACCGACCAGGAACTTGTAGAACGTAATGACCTTGTCCTTGGACGTCAGCTTGTCTGCATTTGCGAAGGCACGAGTTTCATTGGTCTGCTTAAGCATGATCTCAAGCACCTCAACGATAGTGCGACCTGGCTGCACAGCCAACTTGACATCCTTGGCTGGCAAGCTGCCCTCTGTCATGGACTTCCCAGCATTGGGGTCGGGCTTGGTCGACTTTGCAGTCTTTGACTTCGGAAATTCCTTCTCGACAGCAGCGCCAATGGATCCGCCAGTGTACGTGAATTCCTTCCACTGTTCTGGGATGGTGATCTGGTACTGGACCATCCGGCCGAACTCACCAGGACGGCCGTCAATTGGGAGCTTTCCCGCCTTGAGCAGCTTCGCTGACATGTTCTTGTAGAAGGAGGCTGATGCATCGTTCAACTCCTTCTCGAAGCTGTCAATCATCATGCCGAGCTTGGACTGATTGGCTGTGAAGTTGGTGGCAGTGCCGATGTTGAGCCAACGTTGGTGATGGTTCGGTGCAAAGTTCATGTTCGGCATGAACGTGCACTCATACTTTCCCTGGGCCAGGTCAAGGTTCAAGTCCATCTTGAAGAGGTGCATCGGAATGTTCACGCGACTAACCGTCTCCGTAGAGCCATCAGGATGGTGGCCAATGAACAACACCTGCAGCATGAACATCAAGCCGTCAAAGTTTGTCTGCATCTTGGTGTCCATCAGCCACTGCATGTAGTTGATGAAGGAGATGCCCACGCTGTCCAGCACCGTCATGGTGATTTCATTGGACAGATTGCCATGTTCGCCGCCCTGCTGCAGCCCGTTGATCAGCACCTCATAGCGTAGCCGCTCGATGGTGAATTGAGAGAACCGGCGGGTATCGATGGCCAGGTAGATATCGGTTGCAGATCCACCCCATACAACAGGATCGCCCAGAAACTGGACACGGTTAATGGCATCTAGAGTTTCCATCGATGGTGCATCAGCAAACTTGCGAGCACGATCAGTGGACCGGCAAGCAAGCATGATGAATTGCGTCGAATAAGAGGTGAACTTATCGAGCGGGTTATTGACGCGACCGAAGCCTGTATCGCTCATACGATTGGAAGAATGGATGGAGTAAGTTCACGGGTAGATGCAACGCCACCAAGCTGGCCAGTCAACATACTTTTTGCACGATCTGCAGTTGGAATTGACAGCACTGCCCCTTCACGCACCTCATTGTGCGGATCCAGAATGTTGTTCATCTGAGCGATGATCCACCACCACCGAGGTTCACCGAGGAACAGATCAGAGATCATGTCAAGACGCCCCTCGAACTTCTTGTCCACTGTGTAGCGGATATCATCAGGTGCCGGACGGAAGATGGCCCTATCCCACCATTCGATACCCCAGTCATTCACCTCTGTGGTGCCGCCGGCCACGTATCTAGATGTGCGAACTAGCGTGCTATTGGTTTCCATATCAACCCAATCCCAAATCTGTTGAGTTACCTTCGGTGGAAGGGGAACCTATCGGCAATCGCCCACCTTCACCATCCATCGCCGTAGGAGGTTCCGATATGACTCCAGGATCTGCTGGGACTGGTGTACCTGAACCTGCTATGCTCTGCGCCTGAGGAGTGGCCGAACTTGTTTGAGCTTGTGCGAGTTGCGCACCGCTTGCCAAAGCAGCCCATGTACCTTCGATGTCGCCGATCATCATTTTGAAACGATCGAAGCCATTCATTTGATCAGTCGAATAGGTCTCAACGCAGTTGATAGCAACCTTCAGAACCGTTGGGAATGGAACGAGAGTTCCATCGAAGGCCAGTGCTGGCAAATAGTCGACATCAACTGGAAATGTCCAGTTGAGACCAGTGATTACGACAGGGGTGGGGCCAACAACGCCCTTTCTCCAGCCCGACAGGGTGAGCACGGATGGTGGTGCGCCAATCTTCTGACCCCAGTTGAAATGCGTTGCCGTGTTCTGCCCAAAGAACGGCATTGTCCAACCCCGCAAAATGTTCAAGACCTGCAGATTGGTTGTCGCCTCATCGTTGGTACGACAAACGAGGGTGGCATTGATGGTCCATTGAGTGCTGCCAGTTCCCTTGTACTTCTGGAAAGCAGCAGGCGATTGTGGTGGCGCAATTGCCTCGTATTCGACAGACCGAGTTTCATAGATCTCGGGCATGATGTCAAACATCACAAAGCCGCCACCCTTTTCGGTCAGCCGAATTTTGTGGTCATCTGCTTCTGTGGTAGTTGTCTTCGTAGCAGCAGCAAGTTCAGCTGCAGATACGTCAGCATCGACTTGGTCCTGCACCATCTTGGTTGCTGCATCGTCAGTGACGTCATTGTGCGTCATCACATCTTCTGCAGAAAGACGACTCTCTTCTTCCATAGCCTTGACACGATCATCACCAGCAGCGCGTTCCACTTCTGCCTTAGCAAATGCATGCTTTGCGGCTGCCTCTTCAACGGTCTCTGTCTTGGCGCCGAGCTTGTCGAATGGACCCTTGCCACTGAACTTCGCCTTGAGATCTGTCCAACCCTCTTGAACCTTATCGACAAGCCCGCCCAGGGCGTTTCCTGCTGCCTGTGGAAGCGACGCCTTTCCATTGAAGAAGTCGCCGATGCCGCCAGCTGGGCTTGTCAGTGGTGATTGATTCTTGCGTTCCTGTTCTGCTTGCAGGTATGCTTCCTGCAGGGCAGGGGACATATTGACCTGCATCTCGGCCGGCGGAATGATCGAGATTCCCAGCGGCAACTTCTTGGCTGAATCTACAAGAGCCTGCTCGTCAGGTGTCAGCGGGGACGGGGTCATCAGACTACCTTACCGGCTGAGTTGATGTTGGCCTGAATCTTCAGAGCCAGTTTCGGCTTATCTTCCAAGCCAGCAATGTAGGCGAAGGCCTTGTCTTCACCCTTGCGGGCTGCGTAGCGAGCAAGGGATGCGCTAATCTGCGCATCGTCAACCTTGTCACCGTCATTGATCATGTCGATGACCTTATCAAAGTAGGCATCACCATCGTCACTGTCATCCTGGTCGCGAGCCAGATCAGGCACCACATGGTGTACAATGGGACTACCATCCTTGGCAGTGTAGTACTTGTCCAGCATCTTCAGGTAACCAGGGGAACGATCAGAGCCGGCAGCAACAGCGATCGGTTCATAGCCAGCCTTGCGAACCTCCTCGAAGGCGGCGAAGACGTTGCTTGCAGTCAGGACCAACACCCCATTGGCTTTGCCTGAAGCTTCGATGTAGCTCTTCCGTTGTTCAGCAGTGAGAGGGTTCTTGACCTTGTCTTCACCGGTCTTTTCGCCGGCGATTACAACAACGATGGCCTTGTCTAGACGCATTTCTGGGTTATCACGGATGAAAGCCTTCATGGCCCCGATCATCTTGAAGTGACCCCGGGTGGGCGGCTGGAAGCGACCAGGTGAAACCACCGCGCGCTTGTTTTGCACGCCAACGGTCTTCTTGGCTTTGGCTTCGTAAAGGTCTTCGTCATGCATGGGGAGTCTCCGACTGTCAAGTATTTATGGGTTGGTCAAACGCGACCAATCGCGCTTCTACGGGAATAAATACGATCTTATGTTACAATAGTTTTCTGGTCACCTAACCACCCGTAAGTAGGGAGTCATATGGCGACCAAGCCCACAGTTTACAAAAAGCCACGATCGACAACAACTCGCGGTCACTACGTGACCAACGCGCAGCTTCTCGAAGCTATCGCGGAGGACAAAGCGAACGGTCGGGTACTCTCGTCGAAGTTGGCGAAGTACCTGCACATGATCGCCGAGCGCTACTCGTACAGCCCTTCCTTTGCCGGATACTCTTTCCGCGAGGACATGGTGAGCTTTGCCGTGGTGAACCTGTGCGCCAACTGGTACAAGTTCGATCCTGCCAAGTCGGACAATCCATTTGCCTTCTACACGACGGCCGCGTACCGTTCCTTCCTTCAGTACCTTGCTGATGAGAAGAAGCAGCGCGACATTCGCGACAACCTGCTGGTAGAAGCTGGTGCCAATCCATCCTTCTCCTACCAAGATCGTTCGCGCGGCAAGACCTCTGACGAAACCGCATTCACATCCCAGACCAACACTTCTGGGGAGTGAGCATGGAGATCATCACAGGAGGCTACAACAGCCGGCTGGGTGGTGGCAAGCTCGGGGACTATCGCAAGATCAAGAAGATGGCGATGTTCACCGACATCCACTTCGGCGCGCGGAACAACTCGGATCTGCACAACCTCGACAACCTCGACTACATCGACTGGTTCATCGGGATCTGCAAGACTGAGAAGGTGGACTGCATCGCGTTCCTCGGAGACTTCTTCGAGAACCGCAATGCCATCAATGTGCGCACGATGAAGCATGCCACTGAAGCATGCCGTCGACTGAATGCAGTTGGTGTTCCGATCATCTGGATCGTGGGCAACCACGACCTCTACCACCGCGCCAACCGAACCATCTTCTCGACTGACATGTTCAGTGACCTCGCGAACTTCCTGATCGTGAGCGAGCCCATGGAGATCTCGAAGGACATCTTCGCAACGCCATATCTCTTCAAGGACGAGTACCCAGGTCTGGTCAAGGACATCAACTCCCACAAGTACGTGCTCGGTCACTTCGAGTTCCGCGACTTCGTGGTGACCGGTGCTGACCGTCGGATGGAACATGGACCGGATGCTGAGGACTTCGCCGGTCCGAAGTACATCTTCTCTGGCCACTTCCACAAGCGCCAAGCCAACAAGAACATCATCTACATCGGCAACACGTTCCCCACGAACTTCGGCGATGCAGGTGACAAAGAACGCGGTTGCGCCATCTTCAACCTCGAGGAAGAGGACGTCTACTTCCATGACTGGGAAGAAGCTCCGCTGTTCTTCAAGACGAGACTGAGTCGAGTGCTGGACGGGGACTGCGAATTTCCACCACGGAGCCGAGTGCGGTGCTTGCTGGACATGGACATCGGCTACTCAGACGTGCAGGCTCTGCGCGAGGAGATGCTGACGGGTCTTCAGCTTCGTGAGTTCTCGGTTGAGGAAGACATCCTCGCCCGCAAGGAACTACTGAGCGAAGGACTGGAGTTGGAAGGCGAGATCGATCTGACCTCACTCGACAACACGGTACGGAAGCTTATCACTGAGGGCGTAGCGCCCTCACCGACCATCGATCCTGAAACCCTCATCAAGCTCTACGAGGAACTATCATGAAGATCCTATCTAAGCGTCACCCTGCCCGTGTTAACTCCCTAGTGGTAGTTGACGAGTTGCCGTTCACTGGTCTCGCAACGCAAGTTGAAGGCGGGGGATTCTTCTACTGTCCATATATTCCCAAGATTGCTGAACCGCAGTGGACGCATATCGAGATAAAGCCAAAGTCGGCGCTAGACTGCATCAATGTTCCGGCGCTGGTGAACACCATCAACTCGTATCTCGTGTGTGCAGACGAAACCAAGATCACCGATTTCGGTGATGGCAACGTCACAATCGAAATGTGGATGCACCGATGAGCCGCGCATACCAACCCGATTCCTGGGTCATCGTCTTGCTTGACTCGCAAGAACACGGCAAGGTCTACAAGGTGCTTGCAAGTTGGTACGGCGGTTACACCACTGGCGATTCGTGGAAGCTGAGTTCAGGCATTGAAGGCGTGGACGTTGGCGACGTGCTCTACACCATGCCGCAGTCAAGTGGATCAACGTACCTCTGCCACAAGAACAACGAGCACATGTCTGGCATCATGGCCGGCATTTACTCCAGCTTCGTGCAAGAAGCTGAAGAGGCCAAGACGTTCACCATCAGCCTTGTCAAGATGTCAGATTTTCTGGAACTACAAGCATGAGCATCCCACTGATCTTCAAGACGATCGAGATCAAGAACTTCCTCTCGTTCGGCAACAGCCCGCAAGTCATCGAACTCAATGACCAAGGCACCGTCATGGTGACTGGCGAGAACGTCGATATCGGTGGATCGAACGGTGCTGGCAAGACGACGATCATCAATGCCGTCTGCTATGCGCTCTACAACAAGCCGTTCGACAGCATCTCGCTGCAGCGTCTGATCAACAGCACGAACGCTACCAAGAACACCCTCATGGAGGTGCGGCTCTGCTTTGAGAAGGATGGCATCGAGTACGAGATCTATCGTGCTCGCGGCGAAGACTACCGCATCGAGATCCGCAAGGACGGCGAGGACATCACCCCAGGCAAGGGCGTGACAGAATGCGACCACCTGATTGAAGACATCATCGGCATCTCCTACGAGCTCTTCACGAAAACCATCATCTTCTCGGGCAACTCGCAGGCCTTCCTCCAGCTTCCGATCCACCAACAGCGGAACCAGATCGAAGAGCTGTTCAACATCACGATGCTCTCCGAGAAGGCCAAGCTCCTCAAGGAGAAGGTGAAGGCAACTGAAGGTGACATCAAGGTTGCCGAGGCTGTCTGCGTCCAGCAACAGGTCGCTGTCGATGTGCACAAGAAGCACGTGCGCGAGGCAGAGGTTCGCATCGAACGGTGGAACACCACACGCCAAGCCGACATCGCCGAGATTGAAGAGACTCTCGCTGCCCTGGAAACGGTCAACTTCGATACCGAGAAGGCGCTGCACGATGAGCGCCACACGCTCAAGGAAGAGGGCGCCTACCTGGCTGCCAAGCTTGCCCCACTCCGCAAGGACAAGGTTCAGCTCACCCTCGATGTTGAGCAGCTGATGGCTGAGCAGACCCACTTGGTGGAAGCCAAGTGCCCGTACTGCACGCAAGCATTCGCTGATGCACCTGCAAAGTTGGCCAAGGTTGACGTGGATCTGGAAACCAAGGGCAACAAGCTGCTTGAGGTTGAGGGCCGAGTCGACGAGTTGACTGCCCAAGCAGCAGCAAAGAAGACACGCCTCACCGAAGTAGATGCAGCCATCCAGCACCCCGACTTCGACGACCTGTTGAAGGCCCGTGAGAATGCGGCTGCCCTCCGTCAGAAGCTGGCGATGCTCAAGACCGCCACGAACCCACACACCGAGGCACGTGACAAGCTCCAGAAGGAACGCGTTGCTGTGGTGGATACGCTGAAGGTAGACGTTCTTCGCCGGCGTCTCGACCACCAGAACTTCCTGCTCAAGCTTCTCACGGACAAGAACTCCTTCCTCCGTCGGCGCATCATCAACCAGACCATTCCGTTCCTGAACGGCCGGCTGAACCACTACACGCAGACTCTTGGTCTGCCGCACGTGGTGAAGTTTGATGCCGACATGTCCTGCACGGTGGCCGAGTTCGGTCGTGAGCTGGACTTCGGGAACCTGTCAGCAGGTGAGAAGAAGCGGGTGAACACCGCACTCATGCTGGCTTTCCGAGATGTGCTACATCACCTTCATGCACGCGCAAATCTCATGCTCATCGACGAGCTTGATGGTGCCCTCGACCAGAACGGGATCGATGCAATTGTGCGGGTGCTGAAGGAGAAGAGCCGTGATGAAGACATGTCCATATTTGTCATTAGCCATCACCCAGCAATTCAGGGCAGACTAGATCGCGAGATCGTTATTCGCAAAGAGAACGGCTTCTCGAGCGTGATTGGTGAGTGACTTGCATTTGGCAAAGTGGAAACCTTTGAACCGGTTTCCCTTGCCAGATCTGCCACAGTTCGGGCAGTCATAGACCTTCTTACCGGGGTGCTTACCTTCTGCTAGAAGTCTAGCGTGCATTGCCTTACCACGTTCACCTTGTAGGACATGCTTTCCTGAGGACACGAGCGCTTTCTGCTGCTCAGATGTTTTAGCTGCGCCAGCTGGACCCTGAAGATTGTGTGTTCCAGCTGCAACTCGAGCCTTAGCTATTCGACTATGAAGATCGAATGAAGCTTCTCCTGCAAGGTGATGTCTGCCTTCGGCAAGTTTCTTTGCTTCTCGGACCTTCGCCATTTCTGATCCACGTTCTCCTTGCCATGGATGCTTACCCTCTTCAAGTAAACGGTGTGCTAGATTTCCAGCCTCTTCGGATGAGAAGCCTTCACCACCTCGGGTCATGTTGTAACCTTTGTCTTTGCCATCTAGTAGACAGCAGTCGTGTTCAACAATGAAGAACTTCTCCATGTCAGACAGATCTTCTTCCCGAAAACAGTTGAAGATGACTTCTGCGGTAAAGTTGCTGAAGCCATGCTTGCGGATTGATCGGTGCAGAATTGTCTGCGCACCCTCGGACACATCACGAAGATGACCCTTCAGCCGATTTTTCAGAGCGGTGGTTGTCTTACCGATGTAGACCTTACCTGTCAGGATGTTGGTCAGGCGGTAGATGCTGTAAATAGTCATGCTGGTTCCCTTCTCGAACTAGAGTGTGCAGGGCTGCAACCCGTGGCACACAGCTATTTATGGGGCCTTGGGATGAAGTTGAACGAGATTGTTGGTGAGATCGTTGCCGTCGCAGCAATCTATGCTGCGTATCGCTTATACAGTGCGGCGGCAAGCCGCCGCCGCCTGATAAAAATAGCCCAGGACAATGTCAAAGCAGCGGAGCTAAATGTCCAAGCTGCACAGAAGCGTAAAGAGCTAGCAGATCTAGAAGCATCCCTGCAGCATACATTAGAAGTTGCAGGAATTCATCTGCCGCTTCGGGAAGTAGAACGGCGCGCCGAAATAGCAGGAGTAGATCTTGATCAAGAACTTACCCATATACTTAGGCTTGAAAACTATCTTGACAGTTATCGTCAGCATGGCATTTTGCCAGACGACCCCGAGACCGTTACTTACCAAGGCGCTGACATATCTCTCCAGAAATACAACAAGCTGAAACAGAGAGAACTGCGCCAGTGTAGTGCAAAATTGCGTCGTTCGCTAAACATCAAGGAAACGAAATGAAACTGCTCCAAGAATTGCTTACCATCGTCTCAGAAGAAGCCATCGAAACTAAGAAGGCTTCCGATCTGTGGAAGGACAACAAGGACAAGGTCAAGACCTACGTCTCGTCTGCCACGTTCCAGGCTCGTGTGATTGATGGCTCTGACCCGAAGCGCTACGAGGTCTACAAGGACGCCAATGACAAGCGCAAACTTGTCGGCAAGTTCGACAGTGACAAGTTTAACAAGAAATACGAGCCGGTCCGGGCCAAGCAGAACGAAGATGCCGAAGGCTACAAGCTGTACCGCGAAGCAGGTGATGTCGAATCATTCCAGTACGATGGCGACACCACCAAGGTGGACCTCGAGGGCCAGGTCGGCAAGCTGAAGAATGGCGACTATCTGATCCGCACCACCGAAGGCGACAACTTCATCTACGCCATCTCGTCCACCGAGACATTCGAAGCTGATTACATCGAAGAGAAGTAATGGCGAGCTTCTCTGACAACGTCACAAAAGGAATCTTTCCCGTTGTCGAGAAAACGTTGGGCTACGTGGGGATTACTTGCGAGCTTGATCGGTTACTGCCAGGTACCAGGCAAGCTTTTGATCTACCGGCAACTTCTACGTTGTGTATTCGTTGTGTGCGCCCGGCGGGAATGACTGACAGTAGCTGGGTAACGGCGTTCCAACGAGCAAGTGACGTCATCAACCAAGTCATTCATGGTGGGCTGCATCCACTTTCTGCAACGTGGCTGGGCGGTACTGAAAAGCGGCACCTCGTGCTGAAGCAAGAACCGCTTGAGGAAAGTCTGCTTCAAGAGAGCCCGAAGATCCTCAACCATCTGGCCCAGCAGTTGTACACGAACTTCAAGTACGCCGAGGAAAGTCATTATGAAGAGAATGGCACAACTCCACCATACACGTTGAAGTTCATGCCCGCAGATGAGAGTCATCGTGCATCAGTGATCCGCTTGGATCTAGTGCGCAAGCAGAAAACTGGCTCACTTGATTGGAACGATGCGAAGGATCGTCTGAAGAAGATGGCTGACGAATTCATTCGTGAAGAAGGCGGAGTGTTCGACGTTACCGTCAATGCCATGCGGGGTATTGGTCTCTTCTACATCTCGTTGGCACAGAACGACGATTGAAACAGGTTGGGTAGGTTGTAAATACCTGCATCCCCACCCTACAATCTACTCTCATGGCTGATACAGAAAAACCTGTGGCGCTTAAACCCGCCAAACGCAAGATGCGACCTGGCGGCGGCAAGGCCAAGGGCAACGGCTTCGAAGGCACCGTCGCCAAGAAGCTAATCGCAGGTTTGCAACCCCTCAACTTCATGCGTACACCTGGTTCTGGCGCTCGCGTAGGCGGTAAGAACTTCGAGACCCTTGGACAGATGCTTGGCGAAGATGCCCTCAAGATCTTTGTCGGCGACGTGGTGCCCGTGAACGAACGCAAGGAGGGTCTGACCTTCCTGCATGCGATCGAGTGCAAGTCCTACGCTACACCTGACAACTTCACCTCACTCGCCTCAGGCACTGCCAATGTCTGGAAGTGGTATGAGGAGATCGTCGTCGATGCCAAGAAGATCGAGAAGAACCCGCTCCTCATCTTCAAATGGAATCACACGCCAATCTTCGTGGCATTTGACATCTACCATGACAAGAGCCGGGCTGCATTCGCACCAACTGCGCTCTTTACCCTGACCGGACGAGCACCTTTCGCCCGGACCCTCGCAATCCACTACCTTGAGGACCTCCTCAAGTTTCCCGACTTCTGGTTTCAACCAGCCTAATCATGGAATCAACTCTCCCACGCTGGGCCGTTCGGCTCGATGCGCAGCGGCCTGCGAATGAGCACGGCTTCTCTGACCTGATCCCCGTCATCGGTCACCACTACAACATGCTGTCACAGGCTGTCGAGTTTCTCGGGCCCTACAATGCCCGTCAACGATCAGCCAAACACTACACACCACCCGACAAGGAAACGCTACGACAGATCATCCGTCAGAGTGGTGTGAATGACTTCACCTACTTCGCCTTCCTCAACTCCATCGTCAGGTTCTGCGAACAGACGAAGGGGCTGAGAGCCCTGCCGACCCCGCACCCATCAGTAGTGCACTCCATCCAGCTCCCGCTACCTGCATTTTCGCTGCAATCTGGTGGCAGCGGTGATACAATCATCTCAATCGGTGGTGTCGCGACTCCTATCGTTGTACGTGGACTGCGCCAGCCCGATGAAGTGAAGTTCATCATCGTCCGCCCGAAGCTGTCGAAGCTTGGGACGGCTTCGGCTACAAACTGGGAAGTGCTCTTCTATCGCACCAACCTGGGCTACATCCCAGACTGGGTCGATACGACCATCAACCCACGCTACTCTGGGATCATGTGACATGAACGGTAGACAAGCAAAGCGGCTGCGTCGCGCAGCTATGGGGTTGGCTGTCAGTTTGTCCGAGCAGGGCAAGGACATCAAGGAAGCCGGCTACAAGGTGATCAAGCACGGTGGAACGAAGCTGAGTGCCTCGAGCATCCATTCCGACCCGAAGGGTGTCTTGCCAGGCGAGAACCCATTCCCCACCGATCCCTTCAATCCGCCCACCTACCAACTGTTGGTGCGTGAGGACAGCCTGAAGGGCATCTACAAGCAACTCAAGCGCTCGGTTGCGTGATATAATGGCTCTCTGACAAGGAACAGCCATGAGCTATGCACACTACCGCGAATGCCCCGCCCGAAGTGGTGAAGGCAAGGAGCGTACTCGACTGCTGGCCGAGCTGAAGATGGAAGAGACGATGCTCGACCACTTCATCATCGCCACCGTTGCCACGCGCAGCCGTGTCACAGGCGACCTCTACAAGGTGGCGCCCGAGCTGGTCGAGAAGCGCGAGGCCTGCGAGAAGAAGATCAAGGAGCTGTGCCAACGGCTCGAGGACATCACCCGCCTGCCCACGAAGCGCGGTGAACCGCAGGACTACGTGGCCGCTCAGGCCGAAGCGGGTCGGGCCTGGGAATGGATGAACACCGCCCAGAAGAACCGCGCTGCCAAGGAGCAGCGCTTTCACCGTGAGTACCACGATCTGGCCATGGCGATCATGAGGACCAAGTGATGGACAACTACGAACACATGCGCGACTACATCATCAAGATGCAGAGCTACGCTGCGCAACGACCGACTACCCACGCCGAACTGCTCAACCGCCTGCATCAGGTGCGTGCAGAACTCGAGCGACTTTCGGCAGCAAGCACGGCAAAGTGACCACGGTCTACAAGGTCAGAGCCAATCGGGATCTGCACCCCGCAGACCCGCTGCATGTCTGCAACTTCTACCCTGACAAGCAGCGGCGACACCGCAGCAAGATGCAAGATCGGCAGGACTTGATCCTCTATCTCGCGCAGCTCCACGCCACTGCTGTCAAACACTGCGCCATCTCCAACAAGCCACGTGCTTTCTGTGAGGTGCCGTTCCGGCTGATGACGCTGCGTGATTGGGTACACGACTACCGCGTCGTGCTTGACTACTTCTTCGAGGTGAAGCAGATCGGCTTCAACTTCGGTGAAGGTGCGCATGAGGTCTCCACCCTCATCCCCAAGAACATCGAGTACGCCCCAGCTGGTGGCCGAAACTTCGGTGAGGGCATGATCCGTCTCGGTCTCCTCTACGTTCCGCCAGAACGGCCGGATGATGGGACCATCTCCAAGGTACACATCCAACAGCAGAACGCCGAGACGATTCGACTTCGCCTCGCTGAAGAGAATCGTGCCGACCTGCGTGCAGCCACCGACTGGTTGCTTCGACAGACCGAGGTCAACTTCATCTTCCAACGATCTGGCAAGCTGCAGCAACGTGACACCTCTGTGTGGCCGGTCGCTGCAATCGAGACCTGGCCAGCATGGTTACGTGAGCAACTGTTCGGCCCGGGCATCGATATCGAGGCCGCTTACACCCAATACCTCCTGTCACAACTCCAGCGCACGGAGTCGGAGGAGCGAATTCTGCTCTTCTATCCTGACATCGTGCGCTCAGTGAAGGACAAGCAAGCATTCCGCCAAGAGCTGTGTGCTCTCATGGGTCTGCAATGGACCGACGAGAACATCTCGATCGTCAAGAAGCTGTGCATGAGTCTGGCCAACGGCTCCCGCATCTCTCCCGCCATTCTGTCAGGCAACAATGGATTCTCGGTCACTGCAGACCTCGTCATCCAAGCCACTGATGATCTGTCAGTGGAGAACCTCGACGCAATTGGAATGAGGCTTCGACGCATCTCCCGTCAGTACTCGGATGCGCGCCGCCTGGTCTGCATCACCCAATACGGGCTGCACCCATCTCGCACGAACCAGAAGCTCGTGTTCTCGGGCTACTTCGAATGGGAACGACAAGCTCGCTACGCCATCTGGAAAGAGGTTGGCCACCATGGGATCATGGTGCATGATGGCATCGACGGAGTTCCGCAAGAGTACCTCGACAACTTGCCAGCCCTCATGCAGAAGATAGGTCTGAAGGTGACAACATGAACACTATCCAGATGGGCATGATGCTCAGAAAGGTCTTCAACGCACGTTGGATTGCAGATGACAAGTCCTACCGCATTCGACAGGGCGAGCTGCATCTGCTCCTCCTCTTCGACACGAGAACCAACGGCGCAACAGGCGACAGTTACATCGTCCAGCTCTACCTGCAGCGGCTCGATGACAGCGATGCGCATCGCAACTTGGGTCAAGGCAAGCGCAAGAAGGTCGACTCGATGAGCAACGTGCACGGCATTCCACTCGAGGTGGCCAAGAAGTGGCTTGCAAAGGCCATCCTCCGTGCCGAGTTCGACGAAGATGGAGACTCAACACCACCCACCACGCGCGATTTATAGCATTAGCTTCAAGATAGCGCGCGCAAATAGCAATGGGCCCATTGGGCCCATTGCAGTTCCTGGAAGCAGGATCAGTCGAGGAAGATGACGCGGGCGGTACCGGTCTGTGCCGTGTTGAAATACACGGTGATGTTGTTCGCATCGAGGATCTGAATCTCCTTCGGAATGATCACGTACCCAGCAGCATCAACCACTTGTACGATCACGTTCGTCGAGTTCAAACCGTGTGGGATATCCCACTGTGCATCGTCAACCGTCACGTTCAAGATGGCTTTGCGTACGCCGTTACCGAGGGAAGCAACCGTAGTGCCAACAAGAACACCACCAACCATACCAAGAACCTGGCCGTTGGTAAGTGTTACCGCATTCAACTGTCGTGGACCAGCACCACGACGAACGATGACAGTTTCCTCAGCAACGTCAGTGCTGAGGTAGGGGCGCTTTGGAAGTTCAAGCTGGACGAAGTCTTCAAAGGCACTCATTATGCAGCCTCCGTCACGTCAAGTTGAAGTGTACCAGTTGTGTTCGAACCCGCGAATGCAACGTCCGAGATCATCAGGTATCCTCCTGTTGGGCTGTACGTTCCAGTTGCGTCGACGATCGTGAAACCTTGGAACACGTCGGCTGTCGAGGTCTGACGAGTCAGGACCGTGGAGCCGGTGTACGATGCGGTGACCTTCGTGATGTCGACGATGTTCGTGCCGATTGCTGCGTAGCGAGCGAAGGCTGGGAACGTGATCGTGCGGGTAGCGAAGCCACCAACAGTGTACGAAGCACCAGATGTGATCGTCGAACCGGACATGTTGGCCAGACCTGTCATTGACAGTGCGCTGAATGTCTGCGAACCCTTTGGATCAGAGTCAACGATCTTCAGCACGCGAGTCCAAGTGGCGCCAGAACCAGTCCATGCACCTTGCCACGTGCCAGAAGAAGCAGTGAGCGATGGTGCAGATGCGAGACGCTGGTCAGCGGTGATGGTGACCGTGTAGCTGACGCCCAGCGGCGATGACAGCATGCGACCAGTTGGCGAGTACGTGATTGCAGCGGTTGGGGCAACTGCAGCGATCGTCACGGCAGTTGAAGTCGTCGTCGTCGAGTTGTTGGCTGCCTTGTTGGCGCTGATCGTGTAGTTGTTGGAACCGAACGAGTAGGTTCCACCAGTCAGCGAAGCAGTCTTGGAAGCTGCATACGTCGTTGGAGAACCGATCGAAAGGTTCGTGCCTGAGTAGCTGATCGTTGTGAAGTTCGTGACCGTCGATGTGACCGTTGCCGATTCGCCAGTCTTCAAACCAGACTGAGTGGCTGGGTAGGCGATCGAGAATGCACCGATGGTTGGGTAGACCTGGTCAAGCGTGATCGTGTTGGTCGATGCGAAGGTCGAACCGTAGGTACCGAGTGCATTGCGTGCACGAGCAGAAACCGTCTGAGCACCTGAGAGACCGCTGATCGTGACCGTTGCGGTGATCGTCTTGAAGCCAGTGCTGAAGCTGTTGTCAGCACCCAGTGTCATGGAGACCAACGAAGCTGCTGCGCCACCTGCCACGATTTCGGCGTAGGTTGCGGTGTTGGCAACACGGCCAGAGACGGTAACGGTGTCGCCTGCCTTGACAGCAGTCTGTGCACCTGGGTAGCCACCGATTGTCAGCACATCAAGCACTGGACCCGCAGCGGCGCGGCGAATCGTGGTTGTTGCAGTGGCGTTGGTCGATGACGAAGCGTTGACGACGGTGTCAGCGGTGATGTTCGTGAGGTTGGCAGTTGCCGTGTAGACACGGTCGCCAGTCACGCTCTGTGACAGGGTGGCGATGATCGGACCACCAGACTGTGCAGGCACTGTGGTGATCGTGATTGTTGGGGAGAAGAATGCAGAACCGCCTTCAGCATACAACGTGACAGTCACGCTGTTGGTATCGGTGGTGCCTTCAGAGATGACGATGTTGGATGGCGTGGTGCCAGCGACGTACTGCTTGCTACCAACGATACCCGTAGAAGTGGGTGCAATGTTGGTGAAGAAGAGACCGCCGACGATGGCGCCATTGGTGACTTGGCTATCGACATAGAATTTTGTCGCAGCCTCCATTTCAGCAATGGGGTGCCGAGATAGCTCGGTACTTTGGAAGATTTTCATTGGTGTAATCCCGGTTCGTTCGACCGCTTATTTATCGTCAGAATACCGGAAAGGGGGACTTCCCGGCTATCTTCAGGCGTTCATTGATGAATTCAACCCAGAGATCCCGTTCGAGTGCGGAAATGGTAAGAACCTTCTCGTAGGCGATTGCAGCGCGTGAAAAGTAGGAGATTTCGATTGCGGATTTGAGCAGGCTTCTAACGTCAAGGGCCATCGAATTGATCATCTCGGAGATCCTGCTCGTATCTCCGGAGATGATCATTCGGTGAAAAAACTTACAGGGTTCAGCGGGAGCTCAACATCCATCTCTTCACCGCAGTCCTTGCACTTGAGCTTCGATGTCTGGGCAGGACCCCAATCGTTCATCTTCTCGATGACATCGGTCAGGCGGGATTGCAGCGTGGTAGGGATGGCACGAACCCAACCCTCGATCATGGTCTTGTCGGTCAGTCCATCAACACTCTCAATCAGGTTGACGAGGTTGAAGACGATGTTGGCCTTGATGTCTTCAGGCTTCAGCTCTTCCTTGCCCGTGTTCATCTGGAATAGCTTGACCATGTGGCTGAATGTGACGGGTCGGAGGCGAACGACCTGATCATTTGGCAGCGTGACTTGGAACTGGTCGACCAGTGTTGGATCGAGTTGCTTCATGGCCATGACCATCTGCTCGACATCAACTACGTACGAGTGCTGCTTCGCATCCTTGCAGGTGTGCTTGACATTGATCTCGAAGGCCGAGCCGTAGGTGACCAACCGCAGGAAGAACATGAGGGCGTCGATGTCGCGGCCAAACAGCTCGAGTGGCTTCTTGATTTCAGGCACACACTCAGCCATCACCTCTTCGATTGCCTTGCCGTTGAACAACAGGTCAGGGTTCTTGAGGTTGATTTCGGTGAGAGCAGACATTGGGTGAACGTGAATTTCGCCTTCAGCTGAAGCGACTTCGCCGTTCTTGTAGAAGATTCCACGTGAGGGAAGCTGGAAGGTACGACCCGGCAGCTTTAGCTTTGCGAGCAGTGGGTTCTGAATGTTGGTTTCCATATACGTCCTCTGAGGATAAATACCTTACGACTTGCTATTTACGCAGCTGACCAAAGGCTGCCCGGGACACCTCTAGGATGACAGAAGCAGAAGCACAACTGATTGCAACCAAGCTCGGTAAGGCGATCGCCTCCGCGTTTGCATCGCTGCCTGCCCCTACACCACCCCCAGCCCCAGCAGGTCCAAAGGGATTGAAGGGTCTGAACGATCGCATTCGTGCTACATCAACTGCACTCGACAACTTTGGCGGCACCATCGAGATTGTTGATGGCCGCTTGTCCACTCTTGGTGGCACCGTCAAGACAACTACTGGACATTTCAAGGCACTCAATCGCAGTCTAGGCGCTAAGGCGCAGGTTAAGACGCCGAAGAGCACGGCCCCTGAGATTGAAGTAAAGCCGAACAAGAAGGACGAAGGCACCGTCAGCGTCATCACGCGTCTCAATCGGGCTCTGTTAGTAACTGTAGGTCGTCTCGAGGCCTTCAGCAAGAAGCTCCAGAACTGCGACCCTTGCCCACAGGTTGCAGCTGCCGCTGGTGAACAGGCTGCTAAGGCTGCACAACAGACGGCCCAAGGTTTCAATCAAGCAGCAACCTCGCTCAACAAGAATGTGAAGGCTACCACCGAGAAGGTGGGAGAAGCCGGCAAGGCGGCTGAACCAGTCAAGACTCAGTTCGACCTGCTGAAAGAGAAGACGAAGAAGCTAAAGGACAGCTTCGGCTTCCTGTACCAGATCATCGATGACTTCTACAGCTTGCAGCGGCGTGGCATCTCTGGATCCAAGGACCTCGCTGGCATGTACGCCAATGCCGTCAAGGCAGGCATGTCCTTGGCAGAATACACGGAGATGCTTGAAGAGAATCAGGCTGTCGTGGCTCGTAAGGGCAGCTTCGAAGAATTCGACAAGAGCATCTCAAAGACATCGAAGGAACTCGGCTCGCTCGGTATCTTTGGCCCTGCAGCTCGTAAGTTGTCTGCCTCAATGGAAACTGCTGCGACTACGGTCGGCATTCCACAGGCGCAGATGGCCGATGCCACCACGGCTCAAGTCAAGTTGTTCAAGCAGCTGCGTAAGTCTACGCTGATGACGTCAGATGCCTTCAAGGCACTTGTCGAGGACATCTCAAACAACACGAACGTCCAGGAAGAATTGCTAGGCCTTGCACCTGCTGAACGTCAGGCTCGCATGGATGACATCATGCACACGGCCACTCTCGGCCAGCAGATGGGCTTGACAGCGAACACCTCGAAGCAGTTGACTGATGCGCTGCTTGCGCAACGTCGCGCCACTGCTAAGGATCGCTTCAAGGCAGCAGGCATCATTCGCCAAGCAGGCTCGATGACTGGCATGAATGCACAGGACACTGAGGAACTTGCACGCCTTGCGCAGAAGAAGAACAAGACCGAGGAAGAGAATGCACGCCTGACTGAGCTACATGGCCAAATGCAAGAGCGCTTGCAAGGCATGCAGAACAGCGGTGACGTTGGTGCTCAGAACATTGCTGACCAGATCAACGAAGCAATCCAGGGTTCCTCGCAGCGCGACGTTGCTGAAGTAGCAGGCAAGGCCCAGTTGCAGAAGCAATCGGGTGATGTTGTTAACAGTCGTATGGGTCAAGAGACCGGGCCGCTGGCCCAAATGATGGGCAACATCATGACCACGCTGACGGGCATTACCAAGAACCCACTGTATGACGCAGCAAAGCAATTTGCCGAGTTGATTGCTGGCTCAGTTGCCCAGGTTCTTTTCCTCCGCAAGATTGCGAAGAACACGGATGGTCTAGTGCCTGCCACAGGCAAGGAAGAGAAAGGCGGCTTACTTGATATCTTCAAGAAGAAGGAGACTACGCCCACCACACCAAAGACGCCTCCACCAACAGGGCCAACTCCCACCACAACGGTAGGTGGCAAGCCAATTGTAACTGGTGGCATTCCAAAACCGCTGCCTACGGTTCCGGGCGCGGGCGTTCCAAAGGGCATGACACTCCCAATGCCGAACATGCCAAAGGGCGTGCCGATGGCTGGAGCTCTTGGGAAACTCCCAGGTCTTGGTAAGGTTGCTACTCTTGCTGAAGCTGCCATTACCGGCGACATAAGCACAGTTGCCACCACTTTAATGGAGACGGTGATTGGCAGCGTCGCAACGACAGCGCCTGCTGCCATTGCTGGTGAAGGCGCTGTCGTTGCGGCTGGTGGTGGAATGGCTACTGCTGCACAGGGAATCGCAAGCACATTGTTCGGAAGCCTTTCAAGCGTACTCGGCTTGGGCATGATTGTCTCTGCAGTATGGGGCGCTCTTGATGAACTGTTCACTGGAAACTTGGCTGCAGCAGGCGCTGGCACGGTGGCCAAGGAAGTAGACATGTCGAAGAAGGGCTGGATCTGGGACATGGGTCAGATGGTTAGCGACAAGATCAATGGCATGATCATCGGTGCTTTCCACGGAATTGGCGCTGCAGTAACAGGTGGACTTGATTTTCTGTTGAAGGGCATCGGTCTTGACACTGAAGAACTGCTGGGCGGCACGCTGACCAACATGTTCGACCGAACATTTACCGAAATTCAAGTTGCATGGCGTTCTACGAAGGCAGCTTTCTGGGACTTCCTCACCAGCTTGGTGCCATCATGGGCCCCCGACTTCATCAAGAACACGTTCAAGGGTAATGCAGATGCAGCCAAAGAAGAAGTCAAGACTGGCGAAGCAACACTGAAGACCCTGCAAGAAGATGGCAAAGCTACTCTCTCTAGCATTGGTGAAGCCAATCAACAAGCGGCTGCAGATGCTAAGAAGCAGGGCAAGAAGCTAAGTGGAACAGTTGCCAACAGTACCAAGGAGCTGTTGGCACAAGCGCATGGCGCAGTCGCCGCGGCACAAGCACCGCTAATCGCCCAAGCCAAGAAGGATCAGGATGCGAAGACCGAAGCAACGCCTGCAGTTCAAGCAACGCCCGTCAAGCCAGAAGATAGCTTGACCCCAGGCGAAACTGTCATGGCAAAGGCTACTCCTGTTCAAGCTACTCCAGTTTCGCCAAATGCAGCGCTTGCTACACCAGGTCAACAAGGCCGCCAAAAAGTCACTCTGCCAGAAGTAAATAAGCCGCAGGTTGAAGAAGACACGGACGAGACCAAGAAGAAGGGCATGACGGTTGTGGGCATGAAGGAAGCGCTTGAACTCCTGAAGAAGCAGTTGGAGGTTGCGCAGAAGATGCTTGATGCCACCACTGCAAAGGAAGATACCCAGCCAGGTTTCCTGCGGTCTGTCTTGCCCACCTTCCCTGACACAGCAGAGCTAACGCGCCGAGCCGTCTAATCGCGGCGCTACAAGGATACACATGAGCCAGTTGGAAAGTTTCTGGAAGATCATCACACCGGCTTCGCGTAAGCAGCTGTATACGACGATCTCCACCGATGCCTTTGATCCACGATCAACGGACATGTCGTCGATGACGGCTGTGACGTGGTACTCGCAGGTGATGCGTGGGCCTGGCAGCCGTATGAATCAGTACAAGCAGTACGACGCAATGGATGCTGACATCGACATTGCACGTTCGATGGACATCATCGCCGAAGAGATGACATCTCGCGACGAGAAGACCAATCTGCACTTCCTGATTGACTACGAGAAGGAAGACAACCAAGACGTCAGTGACACCACTGCTATCACGCTTCGTCAGGCGGTTCGTCAGTGGTCTGAAATGCAAGAGATGCACAAGCGTTTGTTCGGCATCGCTCGCTGTCTCATCAAGAACGGTGACTGCTTCTTCCGCAAGATCTCTGACACCCGCAAGTGGGTGTGGGTCGATCCTACCCTTGTGTACGGTATCGAAATCAATGAGCACGGCGACAAGCTCAACTACTACCTCAAGCGCCCAGGCAAACAAGGTCAGGGTAGCAACAGCTACGGCGTTCGCAACGAAGAGATGGATGTGGTGCCAGCGGCAGCCATGATTCACTTCACGCTGTGTGACGAGATGGGCGACTCAGCTCCATTCGGCCAGTCAGTGCTTCGCCCAATCTTCCGTGTCTATCGTCAGCTGTCGATGATCGAAGATGCTGTGATCATCTACCGGATCGTGCGCGCTCCAGAACGTCGTGTGTTCTACGTCGACGTTGGCAACATGCCAGCTCAACGTGTCAAGACGTACCTCGAACAGGTCAAGAACGAGATCCGCCAGAAGCGGGTTCCTGGCCAGTCAGCCAACGGTCAGAAGGACGTCGTTGACGGTCAGTACGATCCACAGTCCATTCAAGAGGACATGTTCTTCCCAGTCACGGCAACTGGTCGTGGCTCACGGGTTGAAACCCTGCCAGGCGGCACCGAAGATTTCGGCACCAACCTGCTCAAGTTCTTCCAAGACAAGGTCTTCCGCGGTCTGCGGATCCCAACCTCGTACATGGGCGGTGCTGACGGCCAAGGCGCCCAGTACAACGACGGCAAGGTCGGTATCGCGTACATCGAAGAACTCCGGTTCGCCAAGTTCATCATGCGTCTGCAACAGCGTATGAATGACCTGCTTGACGAAGAATTCAAGATCTATCTGAAGGTCTGCGGCCTGAAGATCGATGACGAGATCTTCTCCATCCGTTTGCCAGATCCAGCCAACTTCGCTCTGTACCGTCAGGCTGCACTCGATGCCGACCTGATCAGCTCGTTCAACAACATCGAGCAGACGAAGTACCTGTCGAAGCGATTCATCCTGAAGCGTTACCTCGGCCTGACTGATGACGAGATCCAGATGAACGAAGTCATGATCAAGGAAGAGCGTGGCATCCTTGAGAGCGGCAACATCCCATCGATGCAGCAGATCTATGACCCGTCAGTCTACGAAAACCGTGAAGCACAGACGGTTGAAGGTGGACCAGCAGCAACTGGTGGTGATGCCCTCGGCGGTGGCTTGGGTCAAGAAGCTGACATTGGCGGTGGATTCTTTGGCGGTGGTGGTGAAGCTCCACCAGCTGGGCCTGAAGCTCCTCCAGGCGGGGAAGCTCCTCCAGCAGAAACTCCGCCACCAGAAGCTGGCGGAAACACGCCACCAGCAGCCCCTTGACGTAAATAGGCAACAATCCTATTAGGAGATCCCACATGGAATTCAATCTGAGCCGTCTCAAGAAGCTCGCCGGTATGGCCGAAGTCATGGAAGAAGATGACGAGAGCAAGGTTGAGGGCGACGAGACCAAGACGCCTGATGACAAGGCACCAGTTGCAAAGCCTGGCGAGAAGGCTGCTGATAAGGCACCTCCAACTACCAAGCCAGCAGGCGCTCCAGGTGAAGAGAAGAAGCCAGGTGCCCCAGCATTTGCACCAGGCAACACCGTCGATCCAAAGGTCAAGGCTGAACGTGAAGCCATGATGAAGGATGCCGCTGAACAACGTCTCGATCCAAACTGGATTCGTGCCAGCATCAAGCACCTTGTTGATCGCGCGCATGCACAGGTTCAGACTGGTGACAAGAACACCGGTTCTATCAAGTCTGAGCTCCAGCACCACCACGACATGATGCATGCCAACCTGAAGGGCCTGCATCGTTTCCCATTCGCCAACCCAGCTGCATCGAATGAAGACAAGCAGAACGCCACCGAGCTGTTCGACCTGTCCTCCAATCTCGACAAGCTGCTGCGCGACGGGCTCGGCGCCAAGAAGGCTGCTGAACTCGACTGGCTCCGTTGAAAGGAATGAGCATGCTGCTTCTTCAAGAACACCTCACGCCAGTTGCTGCTCGCCTTACGGAGCAGCGCAAGGGCAATGACCTCTTCCTCAAGGGGATCATGATGCAAGCCGCCATCAAGAATGGCAACGGCCGCAACTACCCGCTCGACGAGATCACCAAGGCGATCCAATCGGTCAATGAGCGCATCAAGTCTGGCCAGTCCGTCTGTGGCGAACTGAACCACCCTGATACCCTGTCGATCAACCTGGCAAACGTCTCTCACTGCATCACCGAATGCGCGATGAACGGCAACAACGCCATCGGCAAGATGAAGATCCTCAACACCCCATCGGGCAACATCGCCAAGGCGCTGATTGACGGCGGTGTTCGTCTAGGTGTTTCCTCACGTGGCACTGGCAACGTGAATGAATCCGGCGACGTCTCTGACTTCGTCTTCACGACTGTGGATATCGTATCTCAGCCATCGGCTCCTGATGCCTATCCTGACGTTGTGGCTGAAGCAATGGGTTCACGCCGTGTTCTGTCCCTGGCTGAAGCCGTGGTACATGACAAGAAGGCGCAGAAGTACTTCACCAAAGAG